AATATACTTCCCTCCCGGAATAATAATATCAGTGCCAATTCACATTGTCAACCAGCTCAATATCACTCTGCTCTACATAGCCCGATACATTTACTGAAATTGGATACTTGCCGATGCGGCTCTCAAGATTCGTCACTCGATAGCACCCGTTCACAAGTTTCCCATCAAAACGAACCCCATGTAGCAGGCCCACAGATGCCATCTGCAGCCAGCCCGTGTCCTTTCTGATACTCAATTAGCTTCGCCTTGGTATTCACGCCAAAAATGCCGTCAGCCTTAACACCAAGATGTCGTTGTAGCACAGTTACAGCATAGGAAGCGCCGTTCATAGCGTCTTTCGCACCCTGTCTGATAGTCGGCATAAGATTGGCTACACTGATATATTTTGTGCCGGATTTACTGATCCAGCGGCTGCGTGTGGTGCGCACATCAACATGAACAAAGCCACTCGTAAGCACAGCACGGCTATAATATCCAATACCACCACTCTTGGCAAAGTAGGGCAGGGAAGATACATACAGTGCAATCCGAATCGGGTCAACGCCCTTGATCCAGATATCAGCGGCAGTGCCAAGGCAATGCTGGCTACGAGGGCTTCCACCGATGGAGATATTATAGGCAGGAGTACGATACCCAGAGTTGATGTGGACAGGAGCGCCAAAGTGAGCGCGGATCTGTTCCAGCACCTCAATCAGCTGACTATCGACCAGAACTGTATCACTCTTATCGGAGCAGGCAAACTCATAGACGGAAAAATGAGCCGACACCTTTTTGTTCTAGTCCCTCTTCATAGAGTATGTAATAACACTCATTTTATCACACCTTCAATTCTTTTTGAACTCGTCCTTGATTTTATCGTTCTGAATGTCCATCTCTTTGACAGCGGCCTCAATCATTGTCTCGATGGTCGGAGTGATCTTCACACCCAGACGCTCCAGAGCCTCCATAACGTATTTCTTCTTGTCTGCCTTTTCGATAGCGCCGGTTGCGCCCAGCTTCTCTGCGGCACGAACAGCGATCTGCACCAGCTTGTACACACCGATCTTCTTCAGATATGGGATACCATAGGCCATAAAAGCAGTACCAGCGCAAGCAATAACCAGGCGGACGATAACAGAAACCAGCTCATTGATAATATCCATCATAATAAACCTCCAAAATAAAAAAGCCCGGGGGCACGAAGCTCCGGGTTAGTTCGTAATATTCTTTGTGTTGTTCTGACCATCGATCAAATAGTTCTCAAGTGCAGCCTTGGCCTCCTTCATTGGCTCGATCGCATTGCCGTCGATACCGTGACTGAGGAGTGCAAGCAGAGCCTTCATGGTGACATTGTTGCCTTGCTCACTGTGGCCGATACGCTGTTCTGCTTCGAGGATCTTGCGGTCATGTACTTCCAGCGTAATACTGTTTTCTTTCTGGTGCTCTTCTAATGAGACCAGCTTTGATTGAAACAGGTCGAGCCTGTCTTTATCTGCACTCAGCTTTCTATTGACTTTCTCAAGCTCTGCATCATGGGCATTTAGTCGCTCGTTCTGCTTGTCGTCCGGGGCTTTCGCATGATTGATTGCCTTGATGATAACAGCGATAGCGGCTGAAATAGCAGTGATGCCACCACAGATGCTCAGCAACATGGTCTACAGCTGCTGTATTGTAAAAGAATAGACGTGAGGTGCGGCATTCAAACTTCCTATCATGTCTTCTCACCACCATTCGTACCACTGTCTGTGTTTTTGGCTTTCAATGTTTCATTGATCTCGGTCAGCTGTGTAACAATAGCGTTCAGTGCTGTCACGATTTCTTTGCCTGTCTCGTCTAATAACATGGGCTTTAAGATTTCCTGCGCCATAATTCCTCCTTTCAATTGACAAATTCCTATCAACGTGATATAGTGAGAGCAGTACAAACCCTCCATCGGGCTAGTACAACCTCATTTTTATGAGTTGTTGCATGAGTTAGAGTCTCTGTGATGTAGCCATCGTCACAGGGGCTCTTTCTCTTTATGTGCGTTTTCCACCATCACATACAGTACGCCAGTGATAATGCGGTCGCTCTTCATGGAATAGAATGTGACGAAGCTAATCATCAACAAAAATGCACAGCAACGCAAGGAAGAACCATAACACTGTAAACGGCAGGCAAATTTGGCCCAATAGATTGAATGGCAGGGAAGAGTAGTCCCAGATATGCAAGTCAAGCATCAAATTTAGCGGGATACCAACCACAAGCTCCATAGCAGTCACAAAGAGCGCTCCAACACCAGCTTGTTTCCAGAGCGGCATTTCCCAGGGGATATAGTTGTTCAGTCCGCCGATCACAAGAAAACAGATGCCACCAACAATTGCCATCGTCCAGTGTGAATGCCCGCGCCACAGAATTTCAATGCAATAATAAAGCGCCCCTCCAATTAAAAAGAGAAGCGCACATTTGATTTGTTCACGAAGTTTGTTGCTCATTCTGCCACATCCTTGTCTGCGTGAAGATCCAGATATTCTGCCAGTACAGCATCATAACTGATTTCAATAGCATCTACCTCTGCGCTGGTCGTACAAGCCTTAATGTCGATTTCTAATTCCTGCTGATGAGACACGAACGGTTTAACATACGTGCCAATCGCCAGTGCCAAAGCGGCCAGATCATCATAAGTCCACTCCACACATTCATCGCCGGTAGAATTCCATGTCAGTTTAAAAGACTGCCCGGCGGCTGTAGAGATTTGGTACAGGGCAAGGTTGCTTGTAAGAAGAGCTTGCTTCTCGCTGGTGACACTGTAATACTTGCCATCAGACCATTGAATTGGATGCAGAGACAGGAAAGTGGAGAGAGCAATTTTTGACTGAGATATTTTACTTGTTTTGAGAGATTCAAGCTTCACATCATCTGAAGGAACTGGTTCATGCTGTTGTACTTCATAACAGTCGTCTAAATCAGCAATCATCCAGTAGTAATCACCGGACACCGCAGTCTCGTTATGTTTTGTCACGGCGGCAACAACAACACTATACACGTCACATTCTGTTTGTGTTTCAACGGGTTTCTTTACTTGATAGCCAATTACAACATCTTCAATAGAGGGAAGAATAGGTGGTTCTTCAACTGGCTCATTAGGAGTTTCGCTTGGTGCTCCTGTCTCCTCATTCTTTTCGATTTCTTTCATTTCATCCATATATATCACCTCTTACTTCCATCGTCCAATTGCAATATATTCCATCGTATTATTTTCACTTCGCAGGGTGACACCAGTTGTTGATTTACTACCAATTGCATAGTTTTCCCAGCTGCTACTTTTCCATTCACTCATACCAATGCGATAATCTGTGTTGGCAAAAGCTGCGCCAAAACTAGAAAATGAGTTATTGCCACATGAACCCCAGCATATCTGGGTGCCGTCATCAAAACGAACGTAATTCCAGCCAGAGGCGGAGACGCCATTTCCAAGCCAACTTTTCAAAACATCCTTATTGACATCCTTAATCTTCGTACCGTCGTCTGTATAGCCTGCAATGTGCGTCAGATTCGACGTGTTAAGGCCGTCGCCTGCATAGCCGATTCGAATTGTTCTATTTCCATTGTTGTAATCCGTAACTCCCCCGTCTATATTCGCTGTAATGATAGAACGATTCACACTTACACCTGGATAAGACGTTGTAGGGGAAACACTTTGATTGTTGTTTGTATATGTACTTGTTTGCAGTTGCCAGTTTGCATCCCAATCTGCATAAAGTCTATATTGACCACCACCACGTAGCCAGAAAACTGCAACAGAACCATTTCCCATCTGGCTATATCCTGCTGGATTTGCGCCAGATGTTACCCAACCGCTATCGTTATTCAAACAGATACTATGCATATGTGTTGTTCCCTAACCAAATGCAGTGACTAACAAGTCAAGATTTACAGTAAATCCAGCGCTGTGGGTACTCCAAGATGGTTTTGAGCCGCTATTTAGTTGGACGTTGCATTTGATATGGCGTAGTCCACTATATGGAATGGTATTCATACTAACAACCGGATACCATGTGTTTTGGTCAAGGCTCGTTAAATTTACCAACTGTGCTTTATCAAACAGTGTTTCAGTTGCAAAATTTGCAGTGCCATTTAGATTTGCTGTAATTGTAGCAGGTTGTCCTTCCGCTTTAATGACATCTAATGTACCATCGTCATAAGCAACCATACGAATATTATATTCTTTATAATTGGCACCAATATCTTCTGCATGAAAATCAACATATTTACCGACTTCTATAACACCATCATCACCAACTGCAGGAATTACATTCTAATAGCCTGTACTTCTCGAACTGACATCGTAACCTTTCAACTTCATTGCATTCAGCGCATCGCCACCCGGTTCAGGAGAACCAGCGTAATTGTGTGTATGTCCAGTAGCAGCATATAACGTATCTGTCATACTCTTGATCCAGTTCCATAAAGCAGCCAGCGGTCTGCGGGTATACTTCGTAGTTGCACTACCATCATCACTCGTAACTGTAGCGCCAACCATAACAGTGTCAGCATCCTCAACAGCGTCAGCACTCGTCTCCAGTGTATCTACCAATTCGCCCAAGTCATGCGTATGATCGGCAGGGGAGACACCCTCTGCGGCCAGCTCGTCACTTGTCATTTTATCTGCTGTCGCCACATGACCTGTGTTATCCACACTAATGCGATATAGTCCAGCCTGTTTTGCTTCGTATACCGGGTGAGTATAATTGTTAGCACCCGCTTCAATACCATCCAGCTTTGCCTTATCAGCCGAGCTCATCAAACCATTGTTTTCAGTAGTAGCTACATTAGGGTCGCTTAAACTAGCAAGCTTCTTTTTTTCTTCTGTTGTATAGTCGTTGCTGGACAGGCCGAATCCTTCGATTTTATCTACCTTTGTACCGAGCATAGCCTCGATCGTTTTCCAGAGGTGAACCGCACCCGCTCTGTCTAGCCAACTTTTCTTTTCGTCACTCATCGATATGTGATCGCCTCCTTATAAAACGTTTTATTTGCAATGCGTTGTTTATATCAGTTTGCGGAATTTGAATGTAAATGTGGAAGATGTATCTGCGGCCATAGAACCTTTGATTTGAAGTCTTAAACCAACCCCTTCGGAACGGCCAGAACGAATTGTCCTAAGATAAAAATGTTGTCCGTTTGTAGAATGACCAGAACAATGTAAACCTATATCATCTGCATTACCGCTGTTTGTCTCTTCAGCATACCACTGGGCAACTCCACAAAATACGTCTCCCCAAATATTGCAATACGGGGTCGTATCGGCACAAAACTGTATAACATAAGTTCCAGATGGCAAATCAGTTGAATGGATACCAGTATCTTGCCAATCCGTTGTGATCGTAAGTGCTGAAGTCTTAATTGTCACCACATCTGGAATCACTTCACTTGCTATCTTGCTCTTAATCCAGCTCCACAATGCACTTAGTGGCTTGCGGTGATACCCGGCTGCACTCGTATTCATCACAACTTCGTCAGAATCTGTGGGGGGGGGTAAGAACCGTATTGAGGTTGGACGGGATGAACTCACTATCAACACCAATATTCATATTTCCTAAAGCCATAATTCGTACCTCCTTTAAGCTGTAGCAATTTTCTTCCAGTCGCCCCATGAAGTTGTGCCTTGACGATAGTAAATGTTACCATTGCTAAAAGCGAATTCAAAGGAACCACCGCCTGTGTCATCGTACCAAGAAGATAAACCAATCAAAAACGCACATGAATGACCACTTGACAGCCCAATTTTTTCACTAAGCTTCAAACCACGAAAAATCAGCCGACCGTTATAGTCGTTTCTATCAACGCCATAATAATCAGACGGAGAAGTATTATCATTTCGATTATCTCCTTCAGGGTAAAGGTCATTATGTATGTGAGTGGCAGGGTTAAATTCAGATGGTTTATTCTGCACTTCACTCCATTCAGGGAGCGTTTTGTTTCCGCTATTCATTTCTCCTAGTGCCATATAATCCTCCTTATCGCACGATATACCACTGTGCTGTGATTGCCGCAGACGGGATATTCTTCGCCCGCAGACGCAAATACCCATCAAAGCTCTCTGTATTCGTAAACTGAGCTTTCGCAGCAACACTTGTACTGATAGGAGCCACATTTACATTCACGATGTCATTCGCAGTCATACCAGAGCAGGCGATATCCACATAATTGGAGAACCCGGGAATCGTACTATCCGTCTTCCAGTTCGTGATGGGGATCGTAAACATATGAGGAACGACCACATCGGCCTTACCAGTCAGCTTCTCGTCCATCTCGGTCTCTGTGTAATAGCGCTCATCATGGGTATGGTCAATATCGCTTTTTCCGCTCAGTTTTGTATTGATTTCGTCCTTTGTAAAATACGTGTCATCGTGGTTATGTTCTGTATTTGCTTTCTTCGCCAGAGCATTACCAACAGCTTTGGCATCGGCGGCGAAATTCTCTTTTGTCAGGGTCTTGTCCACTGCAACAGAATCCAGCTTCAACTTGTCCAGCTCTGTGCGCACATTGGTCAGCCCGGTATCAGCCGATTTTGCAATACTCAGCGCCTCAGAGATCCTGGTACCGGTCACCTTTGCATCAGCAGCACGTCCGGATACAGTCAGTGTCGCATCCACAACAACCTGCGGCGTAGGCAGGGGATTGCAGCTATCATCGACCATGCCGCCAGTAATCGCATCGATCTCGTCATTCGTCAATGCAGCCAGCAGTTCATCCGGGTGCGGGGTATCAATCGTGATATCGCCCGTCTTACCAGTTGTCACTGTGGTCACACCACCGCCAGCGATTTTAATTTTATCCTGTGCCGTACCATTCAGGATTAGATTGATATTAACTTCGCCATTGACTGCATTTTTGTCGGCTTCCAGTGTGAATTTTGACGGGTTCAAAAGAATCCAGTCATCGCCACTATAAACGTACAAGCTGTCTGGACGCAAGTAGTAAATCTTATTAGACAAAGGAGCCAGCGGAAGCGAGCTTACGATCTCCAAGTCTTTGCTGATTTGAATTCGTCTTGTGCCGATATCTCGATAAGTGCTTCCAGTATCAGTACATACGATCAGTTGGCCGTCAATCACAGGAGCTTGATCCAGCTGAGACTGTGCGACCTCGCGTAATGATAAATTTGCCATACTCAACTCCTTTGCTTAATAAGATTCACCACACAGCGTCATTGCCATGTGGTGAAACAAATCAATTAGCCATCAAGAGATTTCCAAGTGATAGCGCCTTCCAGCACCTGTACACGGCCATCCATGGTGGTATTCAGACCGTCTGCATAAGTCTTTGCACTAGCCAGAGCAGCATCAGCCTTAGTGGTTGCATCAGCAGCGGCAGTAGAAATCGCCTCATTCTTAGCAGCGGCCAGTTCGTCCTGAGTGGGCTTTGCATTCCAAGCGGCGCGCTCGTCGGCAGTGATATGCTTTACAGCATCCTTAATATGCTCGTCCAGCTTGTCATTAACGACCTTGACTTTTGCGTCTGCTTCAGCCTTGGTGTAAGCGTCCGGCACCGCAACATACAGACCATCTTCCTCAACGGTGATACTGTTATTGCCCTTTGTAGACACACGCACATTGACAGAGATCTTATTGTCATCAGAAACAGTGACCTCAGCAGTAGGAGTGACTACACCAACATAAATATCGATCAGAGCGCCAACAGGGATCTTCACGACCTCACCAGTGGTGATAGTCAATTCAATCTCGTTGGTCTTTGTGTTGTAAGTACCTGTCTTCACAACCAGATCCTTGCCCAGATTGATCACCAGCTCATCGCCGCCAAACACAGGCAGCTTGATGGTACGGGTCTCAGCATCATAGGTGGGATCATGGGTCAGGCCGCTCATCACGGTGGGAACAGGAGCACCGTTCTTTGCCACACTCAGAGTGCCGGTAGCAGGGGAGTAGGTGACATCCGTAACAAACAGACCTTCCTTGCCCTCGGTTGCGGCGATCTTTGCATTCACATAGTCTGCCACAGCCTTGGTGGTGGGAAGATTGTCGTCGCTTGCATCCGCATTGGGAATCTCAGTCACAATGGGGCGATTCAGCTGTACGAACTCAGTGCCATTCCAAATGTGGAAGGTGTAGTCAGTCATACGGATATACAGCAGGCCCTGAATCTGGCCGCTTGCAGGCAGAGCGCTCACCAGTTTACAGCTCTTGGTGTACTCATCTGTACCCTTGAAAATCTGGCGTGTGTCTGTAATAAAATACAATGTATTGGCATCTTTGGTAGTCAGCTTATCATAATTCGCTTTTGTACCGTAGCCAAAATTTACATTAGCCATCTTTGCCTCTCTTTCTTAAAATTCTTGCCAAACAAAATTTGTCGGCTCAACGTAAAAAGGTTCAATAGAAAAAAGCCCCGTGGCTTCGCTTTGTTGAACGATCCACGGAGCATATTTACCATTTTCGTCTTTCACCATAACGGTTTGACCTGCATAAGTGTCTTCCGTCTCATTTAATTGCTCGTTTGCTTCAGTAACGCTTGCAAAACAACGATTGCGGGGACGAATCTTTTGAACGGATAGGTCATCACGCACATATATGAACTCTGAAGAATCCTTTGTGATGATCATATCCCTGCCGTCCAACATTCCCAGTGCAATCGCAGCTTCTACATCTTCGGCGTTACCATATCCGAGCTTGGAATATTTAGCCTGTGCCATCTTTGCCTCCTTATAAAAGAAGCGGATGGCTTAGAACGGAACCACCCGCAAACTACCGTCTTCAGTTTCGACGCTTTCCTGAGTAATCTTGACCGCGCTTCCGATCGGCTTACCGTTGGCCAGCAGCTGCAGAGTATGGTCGTCGTTGTAGCTCAGGTCATCAGCCTTACCATCCAGAATAGCGTTATTACGATCACTCAGTGCCTTGATCTGTGCATTCAGTGCGATAATACGCTGGTCAAGTGCACCCAGAGCCTCATCAGGAACAATGTCGCTCCAATTCTGGATGGGAACAACAGTGATCACGCCGGGGCCAACCTTCCGCACATGCTGAACAGTCGTGCCATCTGGGTCCATTGTCACATCAACGAATGTCAGCTGGATCTGGATATCGCCCGGCTCATTGGTCAGGTTGGTGTCGATAGGCAGCTTATACTCCAGCTTGTTCTTATAAAGCTCTTCTGATTTCTCCAGAATCTCTGTCTTATATCGCTTGCTGATGGGCAGAACGTACTCAAGCATCACGGTGAATTCACTCATGTCAACGCCCTTGTATGTAGTGTCAGCCAGAAAGTGGAGAGTGTCCACCTGCTTGCTGCGCTCCATAATGCGTTCTCTCTTACTTACGGTCAGTGTATTATCCTCATTGATCAAAAAGGTATACATATCACACCTCCTTCCTGATGATATACAGATACTCGTCCTTTGAGATTTTGTGCCCGGCAAACAGATTGTCCAGGAGCTTGTCCTGAATCATTCCGTCATTGTACAGCCGATGCATACTCTCAACGAACTCGCTATACTTCCTCTCGTCGCTCATAGCAGCCCTCCTTGAATCAAACTCAAAGTGTAAGCATCAATAATAGCCTCAGGCGTTTTACCACCCAAGGCTTTCAGCTGCTCATATTCATACAGGTCAATTTCCTGCAGTTCCACTGTGTCATACTCGGGGCAGGGGATGAGATAATACCCGTCCACATGCCAGATATGACTGCCGTCACTGCTGATAATTCCCTGTGCATCATCCTCCGTACAGTTCACCATAATGTCGTGCTTGGGCTGATACTTTACAAAGCGCAGGTGGTCAAGAGCATCGATCACCCGGCCATTTTTCAATACCTTGTAGTACACTCTCAACACCTCCTTAAACGCTGAACATCAGGCGGATACCCTGTGCATTGTTTGCAGGGGTAAATCCGTAATATTCGCCAGTCACAGTCACAGACCAGAAATAACTTCCATACTGAGCATTCGGGCTTCGTGTCCAATATGCAGCGGGATTACCATTCTCGTCATTGCAGATGCGGCTGGTATTATCGGTCATAAAGCTGATTGCCGTACCTTCGTAAATATAAGGCTCGATATTCTGAGAGGGGAACAGCTCGGCCACAGAGGGCAGATAGAAATAACTATCCGCAGTCACAACTTCGCTGCTCTTGTCGCCAATGGTACTGCCAACCTTGACCTGTTTGATGATCTGTTGCCAACCAATCGGAAGAGCATTCAGAATACGACCGTCAAGGAATGTACGGATATTCGCATCTGCCCAGCCGCCAGTGTTGGTGGAACCAGTATTCAGAGTCATCTTCTGTCCAAGCAGCCCAGCCTGAATAAAGCTGATAGAACAACGCTTGTTGGAATTGTCGCTCAGGTAATACTGTTTGAAGCCACAAGCCTCGAAGGTGAAGTCCTGATGTGTCCATGCGGCCAACTTCCGGCAGGCAGCATCACCCAGGTCGGTATACCAGAGCTTGCCCCAGTAGATCGTACCCTTTGCGTAACGCTCATAAGCACCGTCGTCTGCTTTAGCACAACCAAATACCAGAGTGGCGTTCGTCTGTGTGATACGAGTGCGGTTCAGCTGAATATAACCAATCTCAGCAGCAGTGGTGTTTGCCGCATAAACATGGATGCCATTTTCGCCCTTAGTATGGCGCAGAACGATCATATCACGAGAACCAAGATGAGCGCCATTTGTAGACTCAGTGCCCCATGCAACTTTAGAGCCATTGTTGACCCAGAAGCGGAAACCGTTCATGCCATTGGTCTGGAAGCATTGAGCAATCACAGAGTTTGCAGCAGAATCTTCGTCGATTCGATAGTCCAGTGCCATAACCCAGCTGCGATCTTCGGCCAGCAGAGACACGCCGGTATCGACATAATTCTTGCCAGTAAAGATCTTTGGCTCGTTGAATAGAACTTTCTCTTCTACGTCGCTGAAGGTGAAGTCGTTACCCATCTTGATGGTGATAGCATCCTTGTCAGAAACAACACTCTGCTCCAGATTCACCTTAGTCATGGCATAGATCTCAACAGGGCGCAGGTCACTCAGCTGCTTGTCTCTGAAGTAGCCGCTGACGTATTCGCATATATCATAGACAGCATTGATATCCTTGTCGCCATTGACATAGCCGCCTTTGTCCCAACCACTGAACAGATAATACTTATAAGCAGTCTCTTCGCTGGTATAGGTCGGAGTGTCGCCATCATACAGAACCATAGAGCCATACGGAGCAGTTGTCTGCTGTAGAACAGCGCCGCGATTCATATAGCGCACACGATACTGACGCACAGATTCATCATACACAGCAGTAACAGTCTGATTCTCAAAAACAGGAGTGAACTCGGTGTCCCAGCCGCTGAATGTAAACACAGTGCTGATGGTACTCGGGAAGGTAGGTGTCGGGATCGGATTGTCAGAACGTGTCACAGGGTCAACTGCACGCTCGCCCTTGTCAATATACTGGATATCCAGAACAGCGCCATCCTTATTCACGAATTTCCAAGCATACTGGTTGATCATGGTGTTGTAAGTGACCTCCAAATCAGGCCAGCGCTCTGTGTACAGCAGCTTCTCACGCTCACGGATAATAGGCACATGCACTTTGCCTTCCACGACAGAATGGTCAGTGTTGTAGCCATTTTCATCCAGACCGCTCATTGCATACAGACGATTCAGCAGGGAAGTATCAGCCAGTTCCCAATCAATGCCGGTGATGCGCACACGGTTCAGGTTGGTGCACTTGCCCAGCATATCTTTCAGATCGATGGTTGCACACTTCTCAACAGTCAGCGTAGTGATATTGGTGTAATCCTCAATCGTCAGGTCAGTCAGATAGTTCAGGTTCTTTGCGGTCAAACTGGCGATTGCAGGCAGGTGGGCGATTTTGATCTTGCCGCCGCTTGCAAAGGAGACACCGGTAATGCCAGAGCCGTCAGCATAGAACTCTGTCAGGCTGGTGCATCCGGTCAGACCAATAGACTTCTTCAGGTTCGGCACGTTCTGCAGGTTCAAATGTTCCAGCAGAGTGTTGTTACCAACAGCGAAATCGGTCATGTTCGTATTCTTATAGCCGCTCACACCGGAACCAACTTTTAGCTCTGTCAGCTTAACACCGTGGCTGAAGTCAACATAGCCGGGATAGAAGCCAGAGATATCACCAATGCTCTGAATAATAGAAGCATTATAGATATAAACTTCAGTATCGTTCATTGCGGTGATGGGGCATTCAATCGTGTATGTCTGTCCGCGCTTGCCACGCACCTTTACAGGGTTAGAGCCGTACAGAACAGAGACGTAGGTATCAGCGTAGGGTGTGATATGGAATGTGCCGTCCGGTTTCACGCCAGTCCAGTTGGTGGGAGTATAGCCACGAATGGTCATATCATCACTGGTTGCGGCAGAGCCGGAATACTTAGATGCCATGTACTTTTCCTGATAACGCTGGAACTGCCGACGCTGATGACGCTTGTTGCCATGCATCATAGGCAGATAGCTGGTGGTATTGATGGTGGGATCTTCGTAGGTGCGGAAATATTTGCGACGCATATCCATGATCCAAAGCTTTTCGGGCTTCACATCCTGATATTCCTCGAACTTTTTCAAGATACGGGTCGCACTCCATGCCAGCGCATTCTCACGGTTGCGGAACATCGCTGCCATCTCATCGGGGAACAGGTCACGCAGTTTGCACCACAGCTTGGAGTCAGCAGCGTTAAACACATTCTTTGTACCGATGGTATCAGTGTCCTCGTAGCCGTAAGTCAGAGTCAGACCACCCTCGTTATCATTGCCCATGGCGGTATCGTTATCGTAGTCAAAGCAGAAGTCCCAGTGAACCAGATCGCTGGTGTGCGGGAACACGTTCTTTGCACGGTTATCAACCATAGTGTGGCGTTCAGTAAACAGATAATGGAAAATAGCAGAATCCAAATCAAAGTGATCCTTGAAATGTGCCTTGAATTCCTCATCATCTGCATTCACCACCCAGTTCTGAGCTGTGATCCACGCCTGTTTGCCAGCCTCGATCTCTTCCTCGGTGCAGGCAGGGTTACTATAACGGAACTCAAAGGAATGGTCGCCGTCCCAAGTTTCCTGTGAAAAATCGCCGCTCAGGAAGCGGGTCTGCTCATCGGCGTTGTTGTCGATCTCAACGATAAATTCCTTGTGGTTCTCAGGGTCCATACCCATCGTATCTTTGTTCTTTTTGGAGTTGCCAATGTCGCCGCAGGCATAGAAGTGCCACTGACCATCGTTAAATACGGTCGCATTGGTGGTATCGGTCTCCTGAATAAACACGACACAAGGATAGAACGCCATGGTATCACGTACTTTAGGATTATCCTTCTTGGCCTGACGCACATAGGGGTTGAATTCATTAAACTCGTCTGCCAGCAGGGCATTATTTGCATTCTCAGAGGAAGCAACATTGACTTTGATGTTAAAATACTTCTCAGGAACGCTGTTTTCGGTCAGTGCATAGGTGTCACCGGTGGTGTCGTCACCAAACGTAAAGCCGCCATTGCAGTTGATGTCGATATTTCGAGCGGATGCGCCATAGTGGTCGGAGCTGGTGCCTTGACCCTTGTGGGAGCCGGTAGCAGTCCAGTTATCTTCCTTGGCACGACCATTCTTATAGATCTGCTGGATCGTAGTGTTGGCGACTTCGTTCTTCTTGCCGGTGGTGAAAGTAGGTGCAGAGATCTTGATGATACGTAGATCGGGGCACTTCTCTGCCAGCAAGTCAGGAGTCAGTTCGCCGCTTGCGTCTGTAATGTCGTTGCGCATATAGCGAGAGACCATCTCTTCGGCGTTCTTCGCATCGGCAATAAAGTTGTCCAAAATCTCATCATCCGTCAGGTTCATGCCGTAGCTCTTCATGCGATACACGATAACGTCGCAATCGTCAGAGCCAATGGTAATGCCAACGGGAACAGCTTGAGTAAAGCTGTCGCTGGTATCATACAGTTCAACACGGCAGGGAATACCGTCACACCACAGAACCATCTCGCGGAACTGCTTGTCAGGCAGAATATTGAACTCGAACTCAAGGAAATCGTCCTCACAGATGGGCAAATCAATACTGTTCTGGTGACTGGTCAGCGTAACTTTCTGAGCCTGAATGTTCAGACCAACACCGCCATTCAAACAGGTTACAGCAGTAGCATCATAGTTGCGGACATTCGTTGTCTTAAACACCAGCTTAAAATTCTTGCCGCTCTTCTTTGCATCGTCTGCGAAAAGCTTATAGCTGATGGTAGCAGTCGTACCGGCCTTGACACAGAAATAGGTGTCGCCATCTTCATCGATTTGGTAGCCGCCGTTCACCCAGTCAAAGTTGTCGCTGACAGTCATCTTGTTGCTGCCGGAACTCCACAGACGGTTCACATCTGCGTTACTGCGGCCAGCGGGGTTAAAATCCAGCATCAGACCGGTCTTAACAGGCTCAATGGTAATGCCCAGGTCTTCGATCTTTGCGGTAATGCTCTTGATGGTAGCGCCGCAAGTAATGGTCAGAGTGTGAGTGCCAATACCAGAAGATTTAAAGCTCCAAGTCTGAGCAGTACGGCCAACAGTCAGTGTAGAAGTCTTAATACCGTCAACTTCAAGCGTAATGCTTGCAGTAGAAGAGGCCGGGTTATAGACAGTGTAAACAATGCCGGTTGTACTGTACTGTTTTGCGGTAAACTCCTTTGTGGCACAGCTGATGATTGGCGTGTTATTGCCTTCCTCTGCCCACATGATATCTTTGTAAATGGTGTTGCTGGTCACAGCTTTGCCATTGATATTTGCAGTCATGGTCACTTCCAGCAGATGAGCGCCGTGTCTCTGTGCCGGGATCGCATAGGTCATCTGTCTGCCGGTAACCGCAGTTGTAACACTACCAAGCTTTTTGCCATCCAGAGTAAAGGAAACGTCCTTATTGATATTTCCGTATGGAGTAAAGCGGAAAGTAACTTCACCACTATAAACCAGAGAATCATCGAAAATACTCTCCAGATAAAACTCAACGATATTGATATTCCAAGTCTTTGAGCCCATGCTGCCAACGGAGTCAGTGACCTGCAATTTGATCTTATTATCGCCATTGTGCAGATACTGAGTGATGTCGAAGCTGTTCTTACCTTGATAAACGGTCGTAGTGGCGACCTTTGTGTTACCAACGTACCATACGCCGGTAGCATCGCCCGTGTCTTCGCCAGAGTTGTCCACAGAAGTAAAGTTAAACTCGACAGTTGCGGTATCGCCCTTGACAACAGCGATAGAAGACTCACCAATACGCTCAATGGTGATAGTAGAGGTGCTGCCACCACCACCGCCGCCACCTTCAATAATGACAGTGGTCTTGACCGTACCGTTCTCTAACAGGTTCAGCTTGGAATCTTCGTAAGTGATATCGTACTCGCGGCCAGAATTCTCATCGGGCTTAAAGTCTTTCAAGGTTTCCTGAATCTTGGCGATATCCGCATTGGCCAGGTCAACAGAGGTCTGAATGCCGCCAACCGTATTCTTCAGGCCGCTCACATCACTGGATAGCACATCAACGGTCGTCTTATCTGCTTTCTTATCGAGCAGTGCGTCGGTGGCTTCCTTATTATAATAGGAGGACTTCAAAGTCTCCGGCAGGTCGCCAACACTATTTTTCAATTCCTGCACAGCGGCATCATTTGCTGTCTTGTATTCAGTCAGCTCAGTCTGAACAGGTGTCACAGCAGTGCTGATCTTATTGTCCACAATGCCGTTGTACATGCTTACCCACTCAGCAGAAGGGTCAGTGTTCAACTTGATCTTTGTGATTTCTTCAGCACCATTCAGGAACGTCAGGGTGCGGGTATCGTTGTCATACTGCACATTGAAATTTGCCAGACCGTCCACGGCAGCAATCTCACCACGCAGCATCGTAACAAAGCCATCAACCTCGTCCTTCTTATAGAACTGCGCCAGCTTTTCATCCACGCTTGCAACTGCATTCTTTGCGTCCTGTGCGCTCTTCTCAGCAGCGGATGCAGCAACCTGTGCCTCGCCAACCTTCTGGCTCATTGTTGCCAGAAACTGGGTATACCAGTCATTGCCAGACGGATCAACCATCTGCTTGCCGGTCAGCGATTTCAGCACATTCAGTCGGCCATTCGGGCGGGTGCGCCACAGATAGCTCTTGGTAGTGCTTGTATTCGGAACATTCACAGCGCCCGATGCCATGATCTCGAACTGCAGCTCGCCCTCTTTTGCAGTAGCGTCATTTGCTACCAGCCAGTAGAAGCGAATCTTGGTGTTGCTATAGCTCACGTTGATAGGGGAGGCGTAGTTTTCCTCTCTGTCTGCGTTCAGGTAGTGGATCTGAATCGTCATCTGAAGCAGGTCAATACCATCGTAGTAACGCGGCATTTCAAACGGAATAACCTGAGAGTTGGACTCCTGTGTGATATTGATCTGATTGGCATCCAGCTGAATGTCTTTGTTCTTGTCGATGTAAGACCACTGGTCATCAGAGTAATCAGCAAACTAGGTGTAATTGCCACTACGCTCAAATGTCTCTTCTCCGTTGTCGTCATACACGGCAATTTGATCTTGGTCGTTTAATTCCAGAGTTGCGACATCTATATCATCAACAGAAGCATTCGCAGTACTTGCGGCCTTTTTCGCAGCCAACCGCTTAGATTCTCCAAAAGATAGTGCCATTTGCTCACTCCTTTCTTATTGTTCATCTGCCGTAGTGGCAGTTAATTCGGGGAAATATTTATCAAACAAATTGTCCTGATAGAACGTATATTTGTTGTTTACGATATAAGTGTAATAAGGGTAATAGCGGCTCAAAGAAAGCGACATCGTGCCTTCACCCAGATTCATAGATATACTCTTGATGATCCAATCCACAGGGGTCTTACCGCCCAGATATTTGGCGGCATACTGGATCTTTTCATTCACGTCGAGCCACGGAACCAGTCGTGTAGTCACACTCAAGCCATCGGTCAGGCGGGCACGCTTCCACAGTTCGTATTGACAAACTTCCATGGCTGCGTCATCCGTGGTGTAATTCTCGTAGTCTCCACCTGATAAAATCTCAGTTCTACGACCGATCTTTTCAATGGATAACCTTGCATTGTATAGGTCATCAATATTGTTCGGGTCATTCACACAGATAAAAGCCATGTTGTCGCAGTTATCTTCTGCCTTTTGAGCTTCGATCTCTTTGGCGGCTGGGATTTCATCCACCAGTTTTGCCATAGCATGACTTTGCTGTTGACCGAGGAAGTAAATGCGGCCAGTATTCGGATTCCACTGAAGCACATAATACTTCGTTGCCTTAATACAACCGGGGTCCTGAATAATATCCGAACCGTTAGCGTCAGTCAAAGAACGATATAGTGTACTTGTTTTTGTCTCAGAGTGAATCTGTTCATTGCCGTCTTTGTCTTTAGGTTCCTTCCATGTAAATGTCAACACTACCGTCATTGCACCGCTTACAACATTACCGTTTTTGTCTGTTTTAGCGGCCTCAACATTTGCAGGAGCCACAAAAGATACTTTCGTTTCGCTCGTCAATGCTGTTTTTGTCGCATCCAGCACAAGATTGATTGTTTTATTTGTTCCAGACCATCCTTTTACAGTGGCTGCTCCGTCTGCTTCAATCGTTGCGCCAAACACTTCAACACAGTTTCGGACAGCAGCATAATCCACCGTAGCCGATTCGCCATCGTTTGTCACAAGCTTCTCGAATACTTCTGGGTCAAGCACAGGCGGGTCGTCAAATCCACTGGGAATTTCCTTGCATACAAACACATCGTCGTCAAAATACATCTCAAACGGATAATACAGGTCACGCAATTCTGAGAGAATATCCCAAACAGTTGAGCCGGTATCATAATCCAGGTCATGTGGAACAGTGCGGCTCCAATAGTCAATGGAATATTTCTTGAACTCCGTCTCATCTCTCAGCACTGCCCAGATTGCGTCACCGATACGAGTGTTTTTCTCAATACGATGTGTGCCGCCAACCAGCTGTCCGCCCAGGTCTCCGTTGATGCGAGAAACCAAGTCAACACAACTGGCCTGCACGGTATTTTCTGTTGCACTGTATGTAAAGCCATTGGATGTAAATGTATAGCATCCCTCGTTGTACCAATAGATTTTCACACCATTAACATAAGAACTGTCAGCTGAATTGGAATAGCTAAGGAACAGGTCGTTATACAGCTCATTCAGCGCGGTCTTTGTGTCGATCACTTCCGCTTGAATGTCGTGCATGGAATGTCCTGCAAACACACTGGTTTTTCCGTAGGTCTCCCTTAGTTCGTCCTCACTCTAACCGGCAATAGCAGAAACATCTACCTTGCCAAGCGTAACTCCGTTCAGAACCATACCTTCAACAGCAGCAATCATCCCATGGACGTGCATTTTATTGCCATACACGAAACTATCGATGCCTGATTTATCTACCTCAAGGATATTGGCAGAGGAGAGACCGCCGCTCATTGACTTCGCTTTTGTTGCCACAGCATCCAGATAAGCCCAGATATCATCCTTCACAAGCGGCACAAGTCCGTCTTTGGTCTGCAGCATCGGTGTAAATGCGATATAAGGTCCATCTTGACAAATTGGGTCATCACTTCCCAAAACTGTAGAGTAATCACCAAGTTTGGTGTACCATTCCTCTGCTTCAGCTGGGTCATCCGGTGGCGTGCCGTCATTGATCTGGTCAAAGAACGTATGATACTTTGAGATATTGGCTCGTGTCCACACCAGCACATCTCGATTCAGGTTGTCGATATTGCCGTATTTTGCATAGCCTCTGTTTGTGATGTCCTGAATCAAATCATCATAATTCTTCGCAGCGAGCTGATAATCCGCATTTTCCCTGATCATCTCGTCAATACTCTTTGAAGCACTGATTTTCGACATTCCTCTTCCTGACAGACCGATGAATACACGCACATTTTTACTGATCCAATCTTCTTCCGTCAGGCTGGAAATGCCGCTCTTCTTACCCAAATACAGGGTCACATTAAAGGTTCGCCGCACGTCAGATTCTGAGTCGATAGAAATAGAACCATCGATTACAAGACCTTCCAAACTATCAATTGTAATAAAATCTTTGTTCAGCATATCAATGCGGCAGTAAATATTAGACGAATGATTGTTCAATAGCGCCAGGTCTGCGTCAGTCGGAAGATATGTCATACGCTGCCTCCTGGCTGATAATCACTCAGCCCATTGTTATACATGTCGCTCTCACTCTCTGCGTCACCAAGCTCCACAAAGTCGAACTCCAATACGCCCTTGTCGTAGTGGTCAGAGCAGGAGATCGACACATTACCATTGACACCCATTAGCCATCTACGACCATCAAACATCTTCAACAGCTTTGCACTGCCGTTGGTCAGCCACTCGCTCAGTTCATCACGGAATGCATTGCCGCCATTGATATCAAAGTCTTTCATTGTGTTATCAAAACGGATGCCAACACCAGAGAAGTGGCCGCTGTAATAATTGGCTTCACTGCCAGCAAAAAGATACGGGTATTTGCTTCCCATCGTCTCAACAACTGTAGCAGAACGTACCTTCTCAACACTGTCAACTTTCGGCTCAAGGAAAATATGGTAGGTCTTATTGCCGTCAGTGATCACAGCACCATCAAAGTCGCTAACAACGCTGGCCTTCGCATAGCCAAGCTCAATGCCATTTGCAATGGGAGCTACGGCGTACTCATAGTCGGTCTTGCGGCCAATGGCGTACAGGTCGGTGTAATCAATCATCACATAACCATCGTCAGCGCTGTACATATAAAAATCATTAAAGTCTTTTGGCTCCAAATCCTGATTCTTTGTTGCCGATACCTCAACACGATAGTATTTCATGTTGTTCAGAAAGGTCTCAGAGAACCACTCTTTGTACTCGCTGGAACTCCTGAATTCGTCAGTTGATGTAAAATCACTTGATGCCTTGATGAACTTGCGGTCAGCGGTATATGCAATCAAACAAAACGCTTTGTCCTCGGATTTGAACTGGAAAGAAAGAACTCGATTCTTGTCGATATAATCCGAAGTCACTGCCTTATAGTTACCCATTGGCTGACCAGTCGTTTTATTGATGTGGAGGTTTGACCAGCCCATCTTCATAATAACATGGTTCAGATCGATCTCTTTCTGATAAAGCGAAGTCCAGATTGCCGCACCTTTCTTACGCCGCTTGATTCGCAGGGCATTTGCACCGCTGCTCCGTGTCAGGAAATACTGTGCGTGCATACTGATATTAGCCATACGATAATTATTCTGCACGGTGAATTCTACGTCATCCACATACTCTGGATAGTCAGTTCGGAACGCCTGCAATCCAGTGTCCAGCTGATAGCCGCCAACAGATTCTGCCGTCGCTCTCAGATAGTACAGGGTATGGTTGTCCAGTCCATCGATCTGGAAACCCTTCAATGAGTCGCGATAATAGTAACTCACCGACTTTTTCAGCAGCTCGCAATTCGCATCATAAAGCCAAAATTCATAACGATTTACAGATTCACCCTCCGATACCTTATACTTATAAGAGAACTCAAAGGAATAAGAAGGGTAGGGGATAGTAGTCACGCCGGAAGAACTCAGGTCATTCAGTTTGATTGTCGGTTCCTCATGGCAATAAAACAGCAGCTTGTCCGAGTATTCTGAAAACAGATTCGTGCCCTTCAGCCGACAGCGAATAATCATATAATACGGATCTTTGCGATTCTCAAACGTGCCTGCCGGAATCGTAAAATATCGTGCCAGACCAGTGCCACTGGCAGGGAATGTGCCGAACTTATACACGCCTTTTGAAAGCGTATCACCCTGTAAAATACTGCCCGTCGGAGTATCGAAGACGATAAGAGCAATGATATCAATGTCTGCGTATGCGGCAAACTGAAATGTATGATCCTTTGTGGCATCAAATGCGCCGATTTTAGATAGAATTGGTTTCAAGTTATCACCTCCGAATTATTCCTTCGATATATAGCAAAGCTCACCATTGGTATTTACGGCCAGATTCAGTGCGGCCAGAAAATTGTCAACGGTGATTCCAGAAATCGTTTTATTGATATCTGATACGTTCGTTTTTAAGGTCGAGATGTTTGTATTTGCAGCCGAAATCTTGCGTGTCACATCTTGATAGTGATTTGATTCAGCCGTTTTTGCGTCATCAAGGTCTGTCCTCAACAAAGTAATATCAGAAGTATTTTTTTCAATGTTACTTTTATTGTCGTATACTTGTTTCTTTGTAGCGGTATAGTCTTTATTTGTGAACCCGCCAATATTATCGTTAAAGCCATTCATTGAGCGCCACAGACTAGCTATATCGTTGGCTTCTTTTGTCTCAAGAGCGCCAACACGTTCAACCGCTGCGTTTGCAGTCGTATCATCCGTGTACTTTGTCGCAACAGCCCAGTCGCTGAATGTCCATTTTTCAGTTTCACCTCTTGCAGTAATACAAATATACAATGCACCACCGACACCGCCATAAATCCATAGATCATTTACATCGTATGGAGCAGTCGGTGTGTCAGTAAAAACACGGACTTTTTCTGTTGCAAGATCTCGTGCGGATGTTGCCATCGACAGTGCATTGATAACACCGGCGTCCACAATCTCCATCCAGAAATATTGCTGTTTATCCTGGTCATATACCCAGCGATAGCAAATACCAGTCCTTTTATCATAGTAGATGTCGTTGATATGTGCTTTTTTCTCTTCATCTGTTTTCCAATCTGAAGCAGGGTAGTTGTATGTATGCGGATGACCATTTCTGTACCAAGTATTGATGGTATTTCGCAGCTGACCCTGAACAGTATCTTCTGTCTGCTGGGATTTGTCTTTCATTGACTCAAACTCGGCGTTCAAGCTATCGACACCGGTCACCAGAGATTTCACTGTCAGAATTTCAACGCTGGTATTACTCTCCGATACAATCAAGTTACGAAAATTGCCCTGCAATGCAGTTACAACAACCTTTTGGCCTATAATATAGTCATGGTTTGTTACAATGCCGTACTCACCACCGAATACAGCGATTTTATAGTGCTGGTCTTCTTTTTCTGTAATCACTCCATAGGCGGACACGTCAAATTTTGCATTCTTTACAGCGCGTTCAGCGGCAGAAGTCACCACCTCGGCCAGCACATCAATAGCTGATTTATCTGCCATTTCTTTTCCTCCTAATCAAAAATAAAAGCCGACCCGCTAGGCTATCCTAGTGGTATCGGCTGTAAAAGCTATTACTTACCGCTTGCTTTGCATTTGAGCAACCTTAGTCGGTAACTTCTGTTTGATTTCATTCGCCAGAGCGTCAGAGCTGCCAACAGGATTCGTGATAATAATATCGCCAATCGAAGTTGTAACATCTCCACCGCCGCCCTGAACAATCGGCTGAGAACCGTACTTTGCCATTTGCTTCTGGAACCATGCATCCGGGTTGCCGCCCATCTCAAATAGGCGAGAAGTGATATCAGCAGGGACAACACCATCGCCAGTCTCAAGGTAAGTGTACCGACCGGAATCCGGCTTACGAACCAGCATCTCAGGACCCTGCTCGTCAACGTTAGCAAAATTAGACCTCTTTATTTCCTTTGTGCCACTTGCAAAACCAAGCAATGATCCAAGGAACTTAAACGGCGCTGTAACAACATCGGCTATGCCTTGGCCAACGCCTCTAATGAACTGCCCAGCTCCTTCCGCAATATTCTCAAGAGCTCCTTTCTGTTTAGCAGGCTGTTGAGTTGTTTGCTGAGTAGTTTGTTGTTGCTGTTGTTTCTGTTGCTCTTGCTGTTTTGCAATTGCATTAAACGCATCGCCAGTAGTATTTAGGTCGTCTTTAATTTTTGAGACCATAACACTTGAGCCGTCCTTAATGGACTTGTAAGATTGCGCTATAACCCAATCCATATTAGTGGCAAGATTAGTAACACCTGGTTCAACGTTACTCCAGGAATTATCTGCATCTTTCTGAAGTGCACCATCTTTGCCCAAGGTAGCATTGCTATTAGACTTCATCTCTGCATAGCCGTCTTTGACTATTTCAGGAGCCATATTAGCCAGTTTATTAACACCGGCTTCAGCCATGCCCCAGCTATTATCAAAGCAAGCGCGAACATCATACATCAGCTTCTGGGTGTCTTGGCTCGTATCAGCCCATGCTTCTTCCAAAGTTTTCTGAACTTTAACACCAAGCACCCTAACGCCACCGCCAACTTTATTCCAACTTCCACCGAACGTTTTTGCAATCTGAGAGACAGCATCCTTGGTGTTTTTAATGGAACTCTGATAGGCATTATTCAGTGTTTTTGCTACGCCTTCAGACATATCATCAGAAATACCAGACAGGCTATTCCATCCGCTGGTATAGATCTTTTGCATGTCATCAAACATGTTGTTAGTCAGCTCTTCAACCTGTTCGGAGGTCAAACCAGCATTATCATTGATAGCATCGAAGGTATTGTTCATAACCTCATTGATCTTATCAAAAACCTTTTTACTGGTGGCCGCAATGTCATCATCACTGAGATTGAGTTCGCCAGCTACAGAACTCCAAGTGGACTCAAAAGTATCCTTCATACTGCTGACTTGATTGTTGACAGAACTCTTTGTATTATGAGTGGCCTCGGTAATAGAGCTGGAATTACTGATTTTAGAGGTGTTTACGCTCTTGAAGATATCAAAACCATCAAAATCGAATCCCAGACCGCTAAGAATCTTCATAATAGGAGTGACGAATTTGCTAACGGTATTCTTTACAGAGTTGCCACTAAATATGTCTCCAATACCTGCTACGAAATTACTAGTAGCGCCAAGAACATTGCCGTATTCGCTTGTAAAGGCAGAACCAATACTGTCAGCCAGCTTTTCTGCAGATTGTACGGTCTTGCCGTCTGCATTTGCCTCGGTTATCTTAGCTCCAACGGCAGCAGAGCCAGTAGCTTTAGCGATACCTCTTGCAAGCCAGCCTTCAGGATCTTCACCAATCGCCATCAGGTTGTCGGTTTCCTTTGCAGGGATAACGCCGTCACCTTTTTCAAGATAGGTCATGCGACCTTCATTTGGTTTACGAACAATCAGCTCTTCGCCCTTTTCATCAACGTTTGCAATCTGGTCCTTCTTAACGCCACGAGTACCCTTTGCATATTTCTTTGCTTGGAATGCAGGAGTAGGTTCATCAACCTGTGTACTGGAAACATTACTTGCAATTGAAGCAATCGTAGCAATCAGAGCAACTGCACCTGCAACAGCTGCGGCGGCAGCAATCCAACCAGCAATAGGAATGGAAGAAAGAGCGGCAGCAATCGCTTGCATCATAGCAGCCATAGCACTGCCAACGCTCGTCACCAGAGTACCAAGTCCGGCGAAGATAGAAGGGAAGAAGCTTACAACGCCAGACGAGATGGCACTACCGATAGACTGTGCGCCAGCCGCAATTGGGCCAAACATACTTCCGACGGTCTCAACAATATTTAACAAACCACCATTAGCGACATTATTTGCTGTTGAGAATCCGTTCGTAAAGAACCCAATAATATCAGTAAACAAGTTGCTTGTTTTACCAGAAATGGCATCACTTACACTATTGAAAATCCCGCTTATATCCCATAGATTTCCATTGGTTGCACTTAAAAGACGATCAAAGAAGTTACTAGATGTTCCTTCAATACTACGTGTACTAACAGATACATCACGACCGATGATTTTTAATTTCGCATTATTCCAAGAAATAAGATCATTGAAACTTTTTCTGTTCTTACCAGTAATCCAGTTCCAGCCGTCAGAAACAGCCTTAGCTGCTCCATCGAACATCTTCTTGAAACCGCCACCAAGATCAAAGTTACCGCTTTCGCCAGTGAATATGTTCTTGATCTGGTTGAAAAGTCCAAAGATTCCACCGCCATCAGTGCTTACACCGCCAGAAGTAAAGAATGTTATAACGTCGTTAAGCGTTTTTAGTGTGTTGATTAGCTTTTCGAGATTTGTAATAGCATCACTGACATTAGTAGCAGACTGAATATCACGCATATTGTCTAGGATACTATTTTTAAAGCCATCATAGTGACCTTCCATCTGCTCAAAGGTCATGGCCTCGAACTCGGCGGTGTATTTCAGCTTCTTCTGATAATCATCCCAACTGGTGCCAATAAGATTATTAGCTTCCTGAACTTTATCCTTGAGCTTGTTTAACCTGTCAATTTCATCTTTCTTCTTATACTCGCGTTGCTTGTCAGACAGGTTTTGCCCAGCTTCACGAACGGCATTTTCATCTGCTTTCCATACGAAGCCCTGACCTCTGCCGCCATATACATGGACAGTCTTATTGGCCTTTGCACGCTCGTATTCATCCTGAAGTTTTGCCAGTTCGATTGCTCGTTCCTGTGCATCATTCTCTTCGTTAAGGGCATCAATTCGTTTATCGATGACATCAATCCAAGCATCACCCTGAATCTTTAGGTCATTCGATTTATTCTCGTTGAACTTTTCAAATACACCAATTAGGTCACTCAAGAGGCTCTTAATATTTCCGAGTGTTGTCTCGAAGTTTTTAGCCTTATCTTCTGCGCTTGTAAAGCCATCACCGGATGCAATTACAGCATCCCTCAATTCACGAAGACGTTGAGCAAGTGCTTTTGTTTCGTCTGCGGCATCATACTCATCAATCATTGCGTTCAGTTTTGCAATGAAAAGTTCCTTATATGCTTCTGTATTGAACTTCAGCTGATTACCTTCAAGACTCAAACACTTAATGTAATCATCATCGAGACTCATCAGCTTCTGATAATTGTCGATACTTAGGCCACCATAAGTGTTGTATTGAGTGACAATATCAGAGATATCAGAGAAACCACTTTGGAAATGATCAATCCTGTCGGTTGCATAATTCAAAGAAGAACCAATTCCATCAATGCACTCACGAATGCTCATCACGTTGTTTGCAATCTTGGCGGCAGCATCTTCAAAACCTTGTGCAAGATATGCTCCAGCAGCACCACCGGTCTCACGGGCAGACGCCGCAAGTTCTTTCAGATGATCTGCAAACATCTGTTTAAATGCATCGCTGTTGTAGTCAACCTCTCCGGTTTCTGAATTTAGAGCACTAGCATATTTTGGATTTGTAAATAGGTCTGTGTTTTCATACAGATTACGAACAGCCTGATACTGCTTCTCAATGGCATCCATATCCAAAAAGCCAAAGTCGTTATCCTTTTTCTGTGTGCCAACATCGTAAAGGTCAGAAAATGCGGATTTTATAGCGTCTGTCTTTTCCTTGGCCTCGTCCATCGCAGTGCCGTAGCCCTTGATTGCGTCAGTCAACTGCTCAAAAGAGATGGTTGTTGTATCTACATTCTGATCAAGATAGTTCAGAATTTTATTCATCTCATCAGCTGATTTTTCGCCATCTTTTGCGGCATTCGCTTCCTTTAATTGCTCTTTTACAAACTTACGGAACTGCTCTACATTGATTTGGAGCTTATCACCTTGCTTTGTTAAGCAAGCCGTGAACTTATCATCCAGACCAACCAAAGCCTTTGCTGTGTCAGCACACAGATATCCATACTGGTTATACTCCTTCATGGCCTTATTTAAGGTATCGAAGGCAGAAGCTACATCAGTAACAGACTTGGAAGTATTCTTATTCCGTTTTTTGGTCTCCTTATCAAAACCATTCATGTGCTGACGGAACTTATCCGAATTGCCCATGATTTGATTTATTGTCGTATCCAAAATTTCCAAACCGGATGCAAGACCAGCATAGACTTCCTTAGTCCTTTCTGGGTCAACAGACCATGCTGCATCTCCATTTGCCAAGAAGTCTTGTGCTGCCTTGGCTGTCATAGATGCTTTTGCAAACTCGCCAAGGGCAGGACAGACCCGTTCAGTCAAAGCTGTTGCTTGGTCTTCTGTTGCCTTGGTAGCATCCTCGACAGCATCCTTCTCTTCGTCCTTAGCAATCTTTACAAGCTCCGCATTTGCCTTCTCAACAAGAGCCATGGCCGCAGACTGATACTGGGCGGCAATCATACCCTGATACTTCTCAGTATTCACCTGAAGCTGACCATCAACGAGTTCGAGACAACTCAGATACTCGAAGTCTTCATTAAGAAGGGTTTGGAGTGTGTCCGCACTCAAATAGCCGTATTTATTGTACTCCTCGATAGCAGTGGTCGCATTCTTATAAGCAGTCTGAATCTCATCAATCTTAGAGGAGATATCCTCCATCTTCTGGGAAGCTTGTGCTACTGCATCAACACCATCTGCAGAAGACTGAGCTACAATACCAACTTGAACAAGTGCCTGAATAAACGCATTCGCACCGTTTGTGTCAGCAGAGAAGTCCATGTCGGTTAGAGCCTTACGAAGATTTGCGAGAGCTTGAGCTTGCTCATCAGACAATCCTTCGTTTGTACCCCATAAGAGTTCATTTAGCTTACTAGCATCAAACCCATCAATTGTATCTTCCAGTGTTTGAACGGCAGAATTTACTTTATCAAAAGTAAAACTGACATCCATACTGTTATTATTGTCATTCTGCCAAAAATCAATTGCTTGAAGTTTTCTACGAGCGTTCGTATTATTATTGATTGCGTCCGTAGAATCATTATAAGAATCTACATCATCACGTAAGGCAGATTGTTCATCAAGCAAGAACTGATACAGACTATGATACGTTCCACCGGCAGCTCGCTCAGCTTCGGTAGTATTATCGATAACATACTTTAAGGCTTTACCAATCTCGTTGTAATAGTCAACAATTGAATCCGCATCATTTAACTTATCAGGTCCATAACCACCGAACTTGTTAAAAATATCAATGCCAGCATTTTTAATCTGGTCACCCATATCCATTTCAGGAGCCGACCAAACGGTAAGGTAATGCGTCCGATTATTCTTCTTAGCTGTATCAACAAGCTTGTCGCCTTGGGCATCTTTGTTCTGTGTCAACTCATAACGAGATGCCTCCAACTGCTCCGCTGTAATATCCTGAAGTAAACCAAGCTGCTCTTCATACTTGCCGTTTTGAAGGTCAAGTTTACCAAGTTTGTCCTCATCCAGAGTTCCTTGCTCCTTGGCAAGATCAAGAATCTCTGCCTGAATGTCTTTTGCTTGGTCAAAGTCTTCGGTATCCCAACCAGACTTGTCGCCAAGTTCTTCATAAGCACTGACCAAATCCTTTAAAGAGGAAGTGGTGCTCTGCGCAGCATCGGCGGCTTCCTTAGATTTCGTGGCATTTGTCTCAATAGACTGGGATGCTTCTGCAATCTTTTTCACAATCAAAGAAGCAGCTAGAGCCAATCCAGTACTTAATGCCATATTCAATAACAGAACACGAGCACGAGTGTACAAAGTTGCGAGTCCAAAAGCTTCGGTTGCATCTTCACTTTCAGAAATATATTTGATATAATCAGAGAAAGAAGATTTGCTCTTGCCAGCAGCCGCGTTCATTGCGTCAAACTTCTTTTTTCCTGTCTCTAACTGTTGCCATAGTCCCTTTACAGAACCAACCATTTTGCCAAGTGACGTGGCCCATTGTTCTAACCCACCGGTTTGTTTTCCGTCTTTATCAACAGAAAAACCGGTCATGAAAGATAATATCTGATTTTAAGGAGAGAGAAATCATGGGTAAAACAATTATGATATGTCCGCATTGTGGCCGTTTAGCATGGTTGCCAGAAGTGACCTGCGTTCATTGCTCATGTTTAATGACAAATTATAGGCGATGGATTGCCGCTGACGACGAAGGTAAAAAAGAAATATTATCGAAAATAAATCAACCCAAAGAGTACAAACCGATGGAAAATCAGGAATGGCTTGATGAGGCTGACAAAACTGATGCCAAGATTCGTAGATATCTGGAAAAAGAGAAAGAACAAGCTGAAATCGAAGCAGCAAAACCTAAGTATGTTCCCAAATGCCCAACTTGTGGCTCTCCAGACCTTGTAAAAATTGGTGCTGCTTCTAAGGTCTTGGACGTGGCGTTCTGGGGCTTTGCCAGCGGGAAGGCAAAGAAGACATTCCATTGTAACAATTGCGGATACGAATGGTGATAAAAGAAAAGCCCTGCCACACAAAGTAGCAGGGTAGTGGTTGTGTTCGTTTTACCGCAAAACATATTTTGCAGTTTCGGAATCCAGATGATTATAAATAATCTCAAACCTTTTTACATGAGAAGTCGGAACACAAAGAACGGCATCTGTGTGAGGATTCTCAGAAGCATCATCCATACTTTTTCCATCAGGAGTATCTGCAAAACAGTAATCGGTTAGAGTAATATACTCATCATCTGAGTTCTCAAATCTACCAAGAATATAAGTGCCATCATCCATATGCAGAGTTATCAAATTTCCGCAATGGTCAAGATGACGAGTCCATACATTGTCACCAGATTCGATTCCTAAAAACTTTGATAACTTATCCCGTACACAAAGAGAATTCTTGATTTTATAAAACGCGATAGCACTCGTGATTCCAACAGCAACATAAACAATAACAATTGGGAACCCTACAATTACAAAACTTCCAAGAAGTTTATCAATGTAGTCCACAATATACTTAATTACAAAACCGAGTGCAATACTAAGAACAAGATATCCTTGATATTCAATCTTCTTCAAAGAAAGTCTCATGTAACACCAAACACAAAGCGCACCCGGTACAAAGACATTGAACAAAGTTTCGATGTTATTTATTAGTTTTGTGATTTCCGTCATTTGTACCTCCGTTTGAAATTATATTTTTGCGATTATTGCTATGGTTTTGGCGATAAGCATCGAGCGGATTGCTTGATGTGTTACTTTCGCTCTTAGAATAAGTGTAATCTGTTGCTGGCACGGTTCTTTTCGAATAAGTCGAAATTTCATAATCCGGCATATGCTTCTTATTATTTTCCATGATTCAACACTCCTTTTACAAGAGTGTATCATAGACTGTCGTAAAAAGCAATGCAAAAGCCCGGCCTCCCAGCGTTAAGGAAGTCGGGCTTGTTCATTATAATGGCCGCGCCGTTGTTACTTCAGAAGTTCGGCAATCTCTTCAGCAGTCATACCGCTGGCCAGTGCGTTGGCAACAATATCTTCCGCCTTTTTACGATTCAGCTCTGCTGCAATCTTTTCGTCAGCATCAGCCTTTTTCTTTTCGAGCTTGGTGATCTCTTTATTGAGTTTTTTCAACTCCGCCTCTTTTGCTTTACGCTGGGCGTTCAGTGTAGCGATATCATCACCAATAGTTGCAATCTCCTGAGCAATAGATTCTGCGGCAGTATTCTTTTCAGCAATCTGTGCCGCATAATCGATACCGTCAAGAACTTTTACTTTGTTCTTGCTTCCTTTAGGTCTAGCCATAATATAATACCTCCGTATATTTTGAATACGCGATTGTACTTTTATTATAGCCAGAATATCGTATGTAGTCAACGAATATTTTATTTTCTCCTATTTGTATCGCGCCAGAGAATAGCGCGTCTCCTCGTTTCCACCTACTTCTTTAAGTCGTCTGGTTACGTCTGAGGTGGACTTCTGAACTTTTGTCCAGAACTGACTATCCTTCCAGTGGTTGCTCACTGACCCTTTTTAGTCGATGAACCTCTTCTATTATAATAGGATATATAATACATTTTTCTGAGCAAAACTCACTTGACAGATTATTCCAACAAGAGTAAACTCTTAATTGCGAATCTGCTCCTCCAACAATATTGAGCCTAACGGTACGCGGACTTGCCAATGGTAGCTGGCTGACGTGACCTCGCGCCGTCCAAAAGATCTGCAAAGCTTATTGTTAGGAAGGAGGTCATGGACATGGCAACGATTCGGGCTACCATCCTTAGCGTGGCAGAGTTCGTTACGACGTTGGGCTATGCTCTGTACGTCATTGCGTACTTAATGCGTTAAGTGAGGGCCGTAGGGTGTGTTCATGGCACATTCTACGGCTTAGTTTTTGTGTGGTTTTGCACAGAAAAATGTATTATATCAAACTTTCATATTAGAAGTCGGCTGCTGACCGCCCATTATAAACGCTACTTAGCACTCGATTGTTGCCATATTTTGACAATACGATAAATCCGAGTTTTTATCTCAGCATATAGCATCCATATCCTTGTTTCTATCTTTCGATTCCTACATTATATAAATGTAGGCGATATGGCTCTTAGGGTTTCCCAGCACTCTAGGGGCTATTTTATTTTTACATGGTGCCGCATCCTATATTTTATACGCAACAAATATAAGAGGGCATATTAACTTTACCCGCACCATTTTTGAGCTTTCCGCTTATCTGCATTACAGACAACACGCCAGAGATGGCAGCTGTCAAAGTGGGTAATGCACCTGCAAATTTTACAGCACTATCTGCACCGTCAACAAAAACTGTGGCAAGGCTTACAAAGAACTTCGGAATATCTGACTTCATCAAATCCGTACTAAACTTCTGGAATGCAGAATCAAGCTGATTAAGCTTCGCCTGCAAGGAATCCATGTACGTCTGGTTCTCACGCATTGCGCTGCCGCTAGAATTAAGCGCCTGCTTCATGGCATCTTCAGCAACGCTAAAATTATTCAGCAGGGTAGATGTACTCTGACCTCCTCTCTTTCCAGAAATCAACTCAGTAATATTTGCCTGCGTTGTGTCAGACAGATCTTTCCAAACCTCAGAAAGTTCCTTCATAATCTGATAAGTTGATTTGAAGGTATTATCATCCTTCATAATATCAACACCAGCAAGTTGCTTCAACTCAGATCGAAGTTCGGATACAGAATCTGCCATCCCATCTGTTGCGATACCGGCATTTTCCGCATCTGTTTTTGAAGCACGAAGGTACATACTTAAAGTTTTTAGGTAGGTGCCACTCGTATCGGCGTCCTGAAGTACACCATTTACAGCAGCCGCCAAACTAAGCGTCTCCTGATATGTATTTCCGGCGGCAGACATCGCAGCGGAACTTTTCTGCATTATAATTCCAAGGTCGTTCATACTGACCGGTTCAGTATTAGCGATTTGATTCATGCAGTCCAGAAGACGCTCTGCATCATCAGCAACCAATCCAAAACCTTGCATTGCAGAAATCAGGTAAGAGGAAGCAGTCGTTGCGTTATCTATCTGGTCTCCAACGTTAGCCATAAGAGCAGATACACGAGCAAGCTCTTCTGAATCTTTATCAGTGTATCCAAGGCGTTTCCAATCGGCTGTGCTACTCACAAGATCAGAGATATTCGCACCAAGCTCACGAGCGTTTATTGCAGTTCTATCGAGATATTCATTCATCTCGTCGCCAGTCATTTTACTGACCTTTTTAAGCTCTGTTACAGCCGTGTCCAGTTCCAGAACATTATCATAAACCTCTCGCAGACCTTGCTTGACCATTGCAACGCCAGCCATAGCAATAGCAGTCTGGAAGTGCTCTTTGAACAGACGAGACAGTTTTTGACCAAGCGTTTCAGTTTCTAATCCAGCTTTATAACAAGCGTTTTTAAAGTTCTCAACCGCCTGCTCTCCAGCTTTAAAATACGTACTAGAGTCCTTTAACATTGCAAGAATTCTCTCGTATTCCTGCTCGTATTCACTGCCATTAAATGCACTTGTTAAAGAATCTTTGTATTTTTGAAGCTCACGAATCAAATTATCGAGATGAAGTCTGTTATCGAGCTCTTTCCCTGTCAATTTTGACTCACTGGAAAGATTAGCAAACGATATGTTTGTTGCATCTATTGCAGTTCTTAAAGTATTAAACTGAAGATAGAGACCACTCAAATCACCAGTCTCGATAGCTTGTCTTAAACCTAACGACAGACTTTGAACTCTTCGCTCAATTTCTGGAAGACTGTTTCGTAAATTAACAAGCTCTTGGTTATCAGGATTGATTGAATCAACACTATGTAACTTTATACTTAATGTGGCGTACTCTTTTATAAAGTTTTGAATAGCAATTCTTGAATTATCAAGTTGCTTTGCAAAAGAATTATCTGATTGAAACTGAAGCTTTTGCTGTAATTTATCTAACTCGCTACCTTCACCTATAGAAATATACTCTCTAAGAGTATTCATAAGGTTAGTTAATTCTGTTTCTGCTTCAGCCAAACGTCTTTGCCAAACTTCAATTTGACTACCTTGTTTTGAAGGGTCAGCGGTAGATAACTTGTTATTTAATTCTCCAATCTCTTTAACAAGTGAATAAAATTCTTTTTGACCTGATTTTGCTTGAATATCTGCTAGTCGAGCAGCAAACAACGCACTACGATTATTTAACTCATTCATGATGGTATCGAGCTTACTGAATTCTCCAATCTCGATATTACCACTAAGCTCATTCATGAGCTCTGTCATACGAGTGCCCATCTCGTCAAGCTGACGATTACATTCCTCAAGCTCTCTTACACTACCTTCCGGTAGCATCATTGCTTTATTATTTAGGTCATTAACTTTTTTTACCAGATCGTAAAATTCTTGCATTCTTGCATTGAGTGCCGCAACCTGTTCAGTATCAGCCTTTTTTGCAACAGCAAGATTTTCCTTTCCTGTAACTTTTTGAGTTAATTTATCAAGGTCGCTTCCTTCTTCAATATTGATATACTCACCGTAAGTATTCATCAACTCGGTAAGACGACCTTCTGCAATTTGTAATTGACGAGTCCACTCCTGAATTTGATTTGTCTGTTTTGAATAATCTGCTGTTTCAATTTTTGTATTTAGTTCACCGATTTCTTTAACAAGGTTTCCAAATTCGGTTTTACCAGCAGCAACCTCTGCATCCTTGAGTCTCGCAACAACCATTGCGGTGCGCTGTTCAAGAACCTTCATTTCCGATTCAAGTTGACTCATTGAGCCAATTTCAATCTTATCGGAAAGCTCGTTCATAAGGATCTTCATCCTTGTTCCGGCTTCATCAATGAGTTTATTATATTCTTTTAACTCATTTACGTTTCCGTCTGGAAGTGACAGAGCCTTATTATTTAACGTATTTACCTTTTCAACAAGAGAGTAGAATTCTTTTAACTTCTTTTCTGACTCGTCAACATCAACATTAACTTTAATTGCTCCATTACTCTTGCTTGTTGATCCTTGAACCTTTTTAGCTGCCTTCTGCACAGCAGCATCAATATTAGATTCATCTATTTTCAAAGTGAGTTTTGGAGACTCTACCTTTTTAATGATTCGCTTCAATGCGGCATTAACATTGCCGATGGTTGCGCCTTCGTTTACACCAAAAGCAATCTCCACAGGAGCCTTTTTAAAACTGTTTTGAACTCCTTTAAATTGATTTTTTAACTCCTCGGTAGTAGTATCAAGAACGACCTTGACCTTTATGGCCGTTACAGAGGAAGTATCAGCACTACTTGCGGTGTTTGTATTATCCGCCATACCGTTGGTCACCTCTCTTTTCCATTTTCAACATTCCTTTCAAAACAAAAAAGAGAAGCGGCCAGCTCCTTAAAGCCAGCCCTCCTCTCATTGAATCTTATTCCAAATAAATTCTCATAAAAGATGGCTTTTACAATCCGTGTAAAGCCGTCTTAACAATCATTGCCGCCTCGACTTGCGCAGGAGCAATAAACGGACGTGCAGGGCGATATTCTTTCTGCCCGCCAGATCGAAGATAATAACTCAGATCCATCCAAAGACCATTCTCAATCCAGTTCGCAAACATAGTTCCACCAACAGCCGCGTTCTCACGCTCATCAAATAGAATATTTGCTCCACCATATTCGTTCCAAACAATCGGTGAGCCACCAAAATGATATTCTCTGTACAGTAAAGTATCTGCTACACGTTGAGAATCGAACTTTTTCCCACCAAGAAAATAAGACGGTTGCGGTTTTGCAATGTCTTTCACAATCATCGTAACAGTGTTTCCATCACGAGTTACACTACTCACAATATTACTTGCATCTTCGATTCCAGCAGAACGTGCGGATTGTGACTGAATATTTTTCTTTGCACTTGCTTGAAGAACTGTTTCGATTTGCGGAGCTACGTCCTGCATAATTTGCTCCACACCATCTGCCACATCACTCAATAAGTCATCGAAGTTTGTGTATGACTGTTTCATTCACTCCACCTCAAATCTCGAACCGATCCTTTGCGGACTGAATCTTTGTCGTATCCTTCTTAATGTAATACTTGTTGGTCACATCCGTGCCAGCATGGTTGAGCAGGGAAGAGACATCTTCCAGACTCATACCCGCATTCTTCAGCAGGGTAGCACCACTGTGCCGGAAATCGTGCGGATGCAGCGTAGGCTCATCAATCATCTCACCAATCTTCTTGCACCAGTCACCGGCAGTGCTTGAAGTAATCGGCATCCATGCACCATTGATTTTTGTACCAACAAACACATAGCCACCATCCTCAATATCATGCTCAGTGCGGTATTCCTTCAGCTCTTTCAAAAGCTCAGAAACTTCCTTGCTGAACATCAGGTCAACAATTTTACCTTCCTTCTCCAGAACATCATGTACCATGCGGTTCTCATAATCGATAGATTTCCAGAGTGTATTCCGCACAGCATTGACACGAGCCATCGTGGATAGCGAGAACAGTGCGTACAGACGCAGTGTCATCGCATTATCCTTCATGTGAACAGTGGTCGCAGATTCGACCAGAGCGTTCAACTTCTCTCGCATCAACTTAACCTCATCAGGCGTAAGGTATGTCTGCTTCACAACAGCCACATCCTTGGTCGGTCGATCAATGAACTCCATCGGATTTTCTTTGATGATTTTCTTCTTGCGAAGATACCGATACAGCGCAGAAATCGTACTCATGCGACGCTTCATACGAGCAGAGTTATTTCCGTGCTTCTTACAGTAGAACAGAAATTCCTCAATATCCTCTTCTTCAAGTTCCGTCACAGGAGCATTGCCCTGATTATCCAAAACATAAATCATCCACTGCTTGAAATCAGATTCATAATTGTAAACAGTAGACGGGCTGAGATCACGGATGCCCATATCAGTCTCATATCTATCCCAGTATTTCAAAGACACTGGATTTACGTTCTTGAACTTCTCAGCATCCCATAACTTCAGCGGTTTACTTCTTGTAGCCATATTAAAATTCCCTCCAACCCACCTCTAAAAGTGTTTATTCCTTTTTATCTTTTGCCAGCACAGCAGAGATTTCCTGCTTATTGTCCAGCAGGGCAGAAGTCACTTCAGAAAACTTTTCAACATCAAAATCTTTCAAGTTACCCTTTACATCATTCAAATAGTTCTCCATAAAGTCAACGAAATCAGAAATAGGGTCTGGCTTCTTAATAATCTCATTGAGTTTGCCACAGAGACCAAGAACCAACCATTCCTTATGAGAACGGTCAATCTGCTCGTGAATGGCCTTCTCCAGAGAATCATACTGATCCCAGAACGCAGAAGTATCACAACCAGCCTTGTTAATCTTGAAATTGAAAGACTCGTAAGCAATACGCGGCCACTCACTCTGCGGCTCGCTACGATAGTCATAATCTGCAAAATACTTCAGGATAGTCAACCGGAACACTACATCAAGCAGTGCGGGCTGATAATCACCATCGATAGTACATGCCTTAACTACTTCATCAAGAAACTCATTTCGCTCCTGAAAATTTAAAACCTTCATTTTATCTCCCTTTCGTCTGTGCTTGCTTTAATTTCTTTCGCTCTTTTCGAGCTTTTTTTAGGTCATCATAATCGACCCAACCTCCATCAATTTTGGAGTATGTAATCCAGCGGTAATCTACATCAGGATACTTGAACCAGAACATCTTACGCTTCATCAGCGCGACACTATCAGCGAATCCCTTCGTATCAATCACTTGTTTGCTGCCATCTCGATATGTAATTTCATAGTCCGCCACATAATCAATCTTCCGCACCGCTACGTCTTTTCCGTCCTTATCGACCCGGCGGAACGCTTCCTGCAGAAGGAAGGGGACTTGCTTACGACACTCTACAATTTCGCCGCTTGCCAGCCCTGGCAATACAATATCTCGATAAAACAACATTTCTGCCTTACTATCATAAACTACGCCATCGTATGTTCTATCTGCTGGATTCTTACTGACATTAAACTTTGTCCTGTTCTTTTTCTCCATAAAACCACCACGAAAAACAAAGGGGCGGTTATGCCCGCCCCTTACGATTTGATGTTCTCTTAACTACCGGCTTCACGGGCGTCTCATCCTTTACATCACTAGATGACTCATTCTCAGCCTTTGCAGGCTCATCCATGATCTCATGGAAAACATCACGAACAGCTGGGATAAAAGTCTCTACCTCGGCTTCCGTAACATTCTTGTACTTGCGCATCAAAAGAGTAGTCAGATCTGCTTTTGCCGTCTCTTTTGAAATAATTCCCTGACGATACTGGTTTACGGCAGTCCACACAAGAAAGTGCGGCTCAGTGTCGCAAATCATTCGCCAAGGATTAAGACGCGCATCCTGCTCGCAATGCGGGCAAACCGGATATTCTTTTCCGCAAGTACGGCACCAATTCAGATTTGCCATTAGGCAGCAGCGGTCTCAATACGGAACAGGCGCTTGTCTTCAGAGCAGTATTCCTGAGTAGCGCTAATCTTGACCGGATGAGCCAGCTCATTAGTGAAAGTCATATCGATAGCATTATCCATCTTGGCATTCGGGAAGATGATACGCATCAGCTTCTTGTTTGCCTTATCGCAGGGATTGTAGCAGAATGCCTCAATCACGAACTCGCCCTCGGTAGAGAACTTATCGGCGCTATCATTGATAGCAATACCCTCCTCGCTCTCGTACTGATACTTCACAACAAAGCGGTCGCCAGCCTTCAGATTTGCACCAGTGGGCAGAGTGACCTCAGTACCAGTAACAGAGAACTGAGACTCTGCGGTCTCACCCAGCTCAAAGGTCTTCAGTGCATTACCCTGACCATCGACCAGATCGATGTACTTAAAGGGGGCATTTGCAACAGCAGCCTTGGGGGTATGGGTCAGAGTCAGCTTCTTGCCGTCAGCAGAAGTCAGGTACTCAACAGTGGTAAAGACCTGCTTTGCCTCAGAGGAAGCAACCTCCTTCTTTGAGCCCATCTGCTCTGCCAGAGCACCCAGATGCATCAGAGCATTAGACCAATCTGCCTCTGCAGTCTTGCTCTTATCGAATGCCATAATGTTAACGCCCTGTGCATCCTGAGCGTAAACAGTCTCGCCGCCCAGAGTCAGCTTGAAATCCTTAACCTGATTCATGGTCCACAGACGCTTGCCGTTCAGATCATACTCGTGAATGCGATGAACGCGGTCAATAACGACCTCATTGAAATTAAAATCACTCATAATATTCTTCCTTTCAATTTATTTGGATAAAATAAAAGAGCAAGGTCAATCAGCCTTGCTCGTCCAATCCAGTTGTGCTTTTGGAATCTTTCCAAATTCCACGGTGCCAGCGTAAACGCCATGCATCGTATTGTCGTAATTTTTTATTTGCTGAATCTTTCTTACATGATTCATGAATACACTCATAGGGTAATCCATAGCCTTGAAGTAATCCGCTTTAAAGCCAGACGAACACGCCATCGAGAGCACAAGCTCCGCAAGGTGTGGTTCATAACGCTTTATTTTTTGATACTCCAAGTTATCTCTGGCTTCCTCTATCATTGCAATTCTTGTCGGTTCGTCAGCAGCAAACTCAGAATGCTTTTCAATTCCATTCGCAGCACATAGGTACTGAGAAATCGTTTCATACACCACATGGTCAATACGAGTGTCCGTAAACCTGTTGTGTAATACAATCTCACCACTTATGTTATCTTTCGCCATCATAAACCCAGAAGTGTCCATATCGCCAAGCAAAATAGACATATCTTGGTCTTTATTGCCTATAAAAAGTTGCCGAAACATTTCAAAGTCCGAAATCTTCTGCCAATCAATTCCAACAGAGTCAAGCTGTGCTTTGTAGTCGCTCGATGTAGAACAGAATAAATAAACCAACTGAAAATACTTTTGCTCACCATAATCGATGATGTCACCGACCGAAGGCATGTGAATCGTAATTTTGTCGTTGATTTTAAAGTCTCTTCCGCGCATCAAGCTTGGCTCGTACATTTCTCGAAGCTCCATCAGCCACACCCCACCAGATCATCCAAATCCTGCGTCTTGAACGTCATAATTCGCACACGATGGTGTAAATCCATATTGTCCTCGATATTGGATGTGATTTTAAGCTGTTTTATTCCAAAAATTGTACTGCCGTGTAGTTCTTTTTCCACAAGACCACTCAGATAGTCAACTCGTGTTGCACCACCATGACCCTTCATTTTCATCAGTGCCTGGTTCACAATAACCCACACAGTAAGTGTGAAGTTTTCATACCAGTCGTTGACGTTGCTTCGGTCAGTCATATTTACCTTAAAACAAATATAGCTGTGCGCTGCCTCAATCGTGTCAGGAATATGGAAGTATGGGAAGATGTATGTATAAATCGCCTCGTCAGGCTCTTCAATGTCATCATTGCCCATAGCTTCAACAAGTCCATCTGTGTTGACTAGTTTTAAAGCCAATTTGTTTTTATAATCAGTAATCAATTCACTCGTTGTCACAGCAAACTCACCACCTTACATTCAATGGATGTATTTGCTGTACCATCTGCATTCGTCAAAGAAATTCTTACAGTTGCGCCGTCCATGATACTATTATTTAAAATACGAATTTTAAAAACACCATCTATGGTACTCTGCGTTTCTACAAATTCCTTGAATTCCTCAAGGCAAACAAACTTCCACTTAGCAATTTCAGCAATTTCCTCGCCAGCAACACTTGTGAATATGGGAGTGAATTTTTTCCAAGAACCACCAACACGAACCTCTGGTTTTCCTACATACTTTATAGTAGCAGTCACACGAGAATCTATCTCTGATTCGTCGATTTTGTTTGGCTCAAAATAATCACAAATCATCTTCTCGGCATTATCCGTCTTACTGTTATACTGATCCTGCCGGATATTCAACACAAGGAACCCCTGTGTCTTACCATGCAGTTCGTAACGCTCTGTACTCTGGTCAACAGAAGTCGTAACATACGTTTTCGGCTCGCCATTGATAATTTCCAACATAAAGCGCTTATCAAGGTCAATCAGTGCAGTCTCATCATCAAAAGGCATCTGAACCTTATACTCACGTTGACTTAGCGAAGTCACAATAAGTTCCTTATTATTTGCGTAATAAGGTTTACTAAGCGTTGCCCAACGAGAGACTATCTCACCAGTAATCGGATTTTGCCATTGGATTTGGCGGTTACACAACTCCATCTTACCACGAAGAAAAATTTCATCGTTTGGTTCAATCTCAGTTACCAGCCATTTGCAGTTGTAACAGTCAACAATATCACCAAGATTTAAAGAATCGCCAGGATAAGCCTAGATTTTCTTTTCCTTAGCAATACTATTACTGCGACTAACAACCAGCTTCTGAGGTAAACCATTCACAAGAGTATTATCCTCATAATCAACACTATCCTTGAAGTGTGCAGCGAAGTCACGTTTTGCAAAAGCAATTTTTACATCCTTTTTGTTAGATATTTTTGCGGCACCGCCAACAGCTCGTGCCCTTGTATAAAAGTCCATCGGTACACCTCCTTACTCAGAGTAGGAAGCGTATGTATCATAGTCGATGGTCTTACGCTTACGGGTCGAGCGGTCTTTTGCCATATAGTTGTCTAACATCGTCATATTCTCTTCGTGAATGTCTTTCACAAGAGCACGAATACTCGTGCGCTCATTAGCAGGGGAGAATACTTGTAAACTCGTAGGAAGGTCCTGTGCGCTAAATGCTTTCAACTTTCCAAACTCACGCTTAAAATGTTGCTCCAACATCAAATGCGCTAACATATCAATCTCATCGAATGTGAGATCTGAATTAAACTCTTCTAGTTCTGAATCGTAATCATCGAAACTAAAATCCTCTTCCGGTTCAATGTTTCTGGTAATCACAGAAAGTGACTCCATCAAATAACTTTTTGCACGGTCATGTACAAGATCTCGCACTTCATTCTCGCTCAGGTCAAAATACTGAAAGAAATTACTATCGGTTTCGACCAGCTCGTAGAACTTGTCGTATATTTTTGAAAATGCGGTCACACTATCCCTCCAATCTTACTCGGCGGGAACGACCTCCGCCTTTTCTGCCTCTGCCTTCTTACGGCCACGCTTAACAGTAGTCTTTTCTACAGAATTATCCGGTGCAACAGTCTGTGCTCCTGCCATCATAGCCTGCATCTGTGCCATCATAGCCTGCATCTGCTTCTGCATTTCAGCCATCTGGTTCTTTGCAGTTTCAAGTTCGGCCTGAACATTATCAGCAGACTTGGTTGCAGGTACGACAGACAGCTCACTGTTACGCTTGCCAGCACGGAGCTCCTTATAACGCTCGTCAATCAGGCGCTTGACCTTGGTAGACAGGTCTTCACCGGCATTGGTCATACGATAAAAGCGACCACGAATACGCTCAAACTGAGCACCATCCTTAATGTCAATCATACGCTGAAGATTCTCGACAGTGGGATTCAGAATCGCATTATCGATATCTTCAATGAATAGAACATCGTCGCCCTTAATACCAATAGCCTTAAAGATTTCATTCTGCTCTTCAGGGCGAAAACGCAGAACACCATTCTTGAACGCAGAACAAGTGCTGTTCATATACATAATCTCCTCCGGCGGAATAGGAATCACACAAGGATCTTCCACACTACCGGGCTCGAAAGTATAGCCCTTACCGTTCAGTGACGAAATGGTAACCACGTTATCGTCGCAGTTCAGAACGTCAATAAACTTCTTTTCCATCACGGAACTCATAATTTGTCTCCTTTTCTATAAAAGCGGAAGCCGCAAAGCCTCCGCTCAAATTTGCCTTTGGTAAAAATTACTGCAGAACAATCTTAGCAACGCGCTCGATATGATCAATGCTATAGCCAAAGGTAAAGTCCTTGACCATCAGATGAATCTTTTCGTTGTTGTTATCGTGATCCTCGTAAGTATGAGTCTCACCCTTCATGTCAAGTCTTCCGATCTTGCCCGCAATACCATAAATACGTTTCCAAAATTTTTAAGAAAAATGTTTATCTAAAATATTTTCTACATTATCAAAATCTGTGTAGGGAATTCTGATAAGTTTGATTCCATTACGATTACAATATTCTGTTTTTAAAGAATCTTTCTTTTGCTGACTTTTATATGTACTAATAGAGTCGGATTCGGTTACACTCTTGCTAAACCTAACAGGCATAAAATGTTGTTGCCCGTCGTATTCAATGCAAGTATTTTTTGATGGTATATAGAAATCAAAAGGAAGCTGCCGTTCATTTTTACAATCTTTAAAACGGTATTCTCGTATGTAATAAATGCCATGACCATCGAGATAATTGCATACTTTTTCTTCACCATGAGAAGAACAACACTTTGGACATCCATGCCCGCCAAGAACTGAATTGACAGCTGTTGACCATTTGTAACCACATTTCTTACATTTAAAATTTGCATGAGATAATATATTTTTATATCCGCTCAAATACTCAACACTTGGAGAAACCGTTCTTAGTCGTTCTATCATTTCAGACTCTAAAATATGTGCTCTCCCAGCACATTTTGGACAACCAGAATTTTTATTATTAAGTATCGTATCAGAAATTGCGGTCCAATGGTAACCGCAAACATCACATGCAAAATCCACTTTCACAGCAACACGGACATATTTTGAAAGAACATGAATAGTAGGAAATCGTTCACGCATTTCTTTTAAGAATTCATCTTCCGTTCGTCTGTTTGCAATCCGTCGATAACATTCTGGACACCCATGTCCATCAAGCAATGTATGAGGTACGCCATTCCACTCATGCCCATCAAGTTTACAACGACAATGCACTCTCGCATTGTTTGTTGTGTATTCAGATAACAACTCAATATTAGGATTTACTTCAAACAGCTCCGTGGAAAATTGTATTGGCGACTTTCTTTTTTCTACTCCACGCTTAGAGGCAACACATGCTTGACACCCACGATTATCAAGCAACATTCTTGCCTGTACTTCACGTACATCACCGCATACTTTACATTTCCTGGTAATCTTTTTTCGAAGACCATTATATTCGGATAAAATTTCAAAATTTGGGTTTACATCAAACACTTCTTTTTTGAAGTCTTCTGTCGTTCTCATTGGTGTCATCCATGCTACCTCCTTTCTTGCAAAATAAAAGCCAGACATTCTACACAACATCTGGTCAAATTAAATATTAGATAAACATTATACCGGACGCTACTCCGTTCTTGTTGCATCTAGCAACCTCGTACTCTCATACGAGTGAAGACTATATCTTCACCCAGTAAAAACACTGGGGCACACCACTTCGGATGCCAGACACTTGCATCCTAACCGCTCCCACGCGGATAGTCGTTGAACCTTCTCCTTTTCGGAGCTTGGCTGCTGATTGCCCATTATTTTTAATGTTTAGGTTTTAACCATGCATCATCTACAATTTTCTTTCTACTTTCGCAACCACCCATCTAGGCATATTTCATCCTTCTGTTTTGGTAATTGTAGTTTTAGGGTTTTCCAGCAATTCAATGTGTATTTGTTATCGTGATTCACATCACGACTGGACTATATTACGTAAATTTACATAAATTTAATCCGGGATCAGCAGGGAACCATCACCCAGCTTCTTAGCAGAGCTAATACCAGTGATAGCAACACCATCGTAAGTCTTAACCAGACCATAACGGTTAAACTCATCCTTAGCTGCGTCAGACAGATACTCAGCGTAACCGGTCATACGACGCATCTTGGCACAATACTTCATCAGGCTGACAGTGAAGGGATTACCACCATCGGCGTACTCATTCAGATACAGAGCCAGAGCGTCCATGTCCTGCATAGTGGGCTCCTTGCCCTGTGCATCAATCTTCTGCTCGCCACCAGTGATAGCGTCATCAACCATGCTGAAGATGTCATAGAACATCTGGTTCTTCAGAGCCTCAGTCATAAAGGTAGTCAGAGTTGCCACACTCTTCCAAGCATTGCGTCTTACATCCACAAAGCTAAGATCAGCCTCGATCTGCTTATTACGCCAGACGGGCTTAATGGTCTCGTAGTGCAGGTAAGACTTCGGCACGTTGCCGCCCTTAGCTGCATCATAAGCCTTCAGAGTATTCTTAACGGTACGACCTGCCTCGTAGTCATCAAACTCACCAACATTACCACGCTCAAACATGGAGTCCAGCAGCTCGTCAGGTGCACCATACAGCTCATCAGTCACAGTACGATTCACAAACTGAGCAATCTCCTTGTTGGGATCGCCCTTGTCAATCAGCTCCTCAACATGAGCGCCAACAACCTCTGCAATTTCCTTGTCCTCGGCATCCATAGCGCGATTGTACTGAGTCTTCTCAGCAACTTCATAAACACGACCAGGCTGCTTCATCAGCTCGGCCACTTCAATATTCAGTGCCATAATTCATTTCCTTTCTCTTCGCGCAAAATAAAAGAGCTACCGTCCAAAGACGATAGCCTTAAATTTCACGTATCATATTCAAGATTTTTCTCTCAATCAAGCAACAGTCTTTGCCTCGGGCAGCACACTGATCATAATCAGCTTGTGGCCGTTGTCGTCCATCACACCAGCAAACTCAAAACGAGAAGTACCAGTAGTAGCAACCTGCCACTTACCGTCAATATTGACCTCCAGCAGCTTGCCGATATTGGCATCCTGTGCATCGCCATCCTTGTACTGGTCGGTGCCGTACAGCTCGCCAGCATACAGAGGAACACGCTTCACCAGCACACCTGCCTCAATCTCGGTTGCCATCTTATCATAGTCATCAAAATTAGTCTGGCTTGCATAGATGCCCTCCGGGATAAACTCATGGGCAACCATCTCGATGCCCTCAGCGGTAGCTGCGTCAGGGAACTTAACCTGACCAGCCTTGTGATCAACCTGGACACCCATACCGGTGACCATAGCGACCTTTGCGGCATAGTTAGCGGGAATATTCTTCGCGCCGTTCACCATCAGTTCACGAATCATAATATTTTTCCTTTCTCTCAAATGTTATTACTTACCCAAATATTCCCGCCATGCGTCACGCTTGTTAGCGTTAGTGGTGTTATACTTGGTTTCATTCAAATTCAACTTGATACCATCAGGCTTATGTACCTCAGAAGTCTCAATCTTCTTTTCAGCAGGAGCCTTCTTGGCTGCTTCAACGCAACGCTCGGCAATCACACTCTTGATGCCGGTCTCATCCAGATTCTCAATCAAACTTGCGTAGTTGCCACCCTCAGAAACTTCAGCTTCAGTAATCATCTTGCTGGAGATTGCGTACTGACGCAGATCTTCCTTCTTCTGTGCAAGCTCTGCAGCTGCCTTTTCTGCCTCTGCCTTCTCTGCCTGATCCTTATATGGAGCCAGAGAAGCAACCTCTTCCTTTGCACTCTGCAACTCAGTATTCAAACTTGCAATAGTGCTATTCAGCTCCGCAATCTTGGTATTAACATCAGAAATAGAAACAGTCAGAGTAATATGCTGCGGCTCGCCAAGAGAAACCTCGTTACCCTCAACGGTGTAAGAGAACATGATGTAATCCAAATCGTTCATACAACGACCGAATTTCTTACACCAGATAGTGTGATCTTCGGGGAACACTTCTGCTAGATACATATCTGAATTAAACTTCACAACAGCCTCATTCAGCTTTTCGTACAGGTCATGACCAGTCAGACTGGAAGTCTCTGGAGCGGGTTCAGGCTCACCAGCAGGCTCAGTGCCTGTTTCAGAATCAGTCGGGGGAGGGGCTTCACCGCCTTCCTCGGTAGTCTGAACGTCAAGCTCTGCCGGAGTTGTGGGCTCAGTGGTAGACTCAGTAGCTGTCTGCTCAGTCTCGGTTGGATTCTCAACCTGTGCGGTCTGAGTCTCCTTATCCTTATTCAGTTCCAAATTTTTTGCCTCCTTTTCATTAGATTCTATATTTGAAATCTCTTTTGTATCCTCGATATAGGCATTTGCCAATTCAAGACCAAAATCGGTTTCAGCGACTTCAAGCAGTTTAGAGCACTTATATGCTGGTTCAACATTTGCACCAAGCAAGCAATGTGCAGTAAACACACCATCGTCAATGATTTTTGCCATGCGGCCACCCACGATTCCCTTATGAGCTTTCAGCACATCAATTTCCCAACTGGTATTTAATGTGCCGCTCTCAATACGGCGCAGAATCGTCGCACAAGCCTTTGGATATCGCTTCCAGATCTTACAAGAGGCAACAATAAAGTCGGTATCGTCAATTTTCTCGATACCGACCGACTGAAAGCTACCGAATGCATCAGTGTCAAATTCGGCAGTCTTGTATTCATTGCCATCGTCGTCTTTTCTGGTGACGACTTTCATATTGTGACCGGAAAAATCCAGTTCACCCTTTGGAGCTACGACCAACTTACCAACAAGCGGGTTGCCAACCAGTGTACTCATCCAACTTTCAATGGTGTCACGATTCAAAGCAACCTGATTTCCATTTACTGAGAAGTCACAGATGACAAACTTGGCAAGATAGTGGTCTGGATGCTCCGTAATCTCAGAGCAACAGATGTTTCTACTATAGAAATACTCCTTACTCATCGTTCATCACCTCACTTACTATCTTCATTTCTCTGCTGGTCATAAATTTGTTTTTCAGTTTCCTCGCCCTTTGGACGGCCTGTCTTTTTATCACTGTCGCCACCTCCGGCGGAATTGCCGGACGATGTATAAGAGGTCTGGCGAGCCACAAACACATCGTCATAACCTTCCTCGGTTTCAGCCTGACGCTTGCGTAGTTCGTCCTCAGCATGAAGTCCCATATACTCGTAAGCAGTCTTGTAAGAACAGTTCAAAGTGGTGAACAGGAACTGAGCAATCGCCTTCTTCATCTCCATACCCATCATTTCAGTAGTAGAGACCTTCACATCAGGGCAGTACATCGGGTCTACACCTGCATCTTCAAGGCGAATACGATACCATCGCTTTAATACATCTTCAATTTGTTCAGCAATCTTACCAATATTTTTCATCAGCTGGTCAAGAGACACCTTTGCAGTTGAAACAGTCTGCTGACCGTCGGTATTTAAGAAACTGATACCCAAAGCAGCCATCTCTCGGTTGCGATACTGTTTAACAGTCTCGATATTTGTCATCTCAACTTTTGGCTCAACATACTTGATATCCTTTACATAAGGCGCGGTAGTCACAAGTACGGTATTTTGTTTCCATGCACGCAGCAGGTTATCGTGCGCCGTCACTTGTTCAGAGAAGCCCTTTTTATCTTTGTTTGGTCCCATCAACTCAGGGTCAAGCTGTTGCCAGATGATTTTCTTTGCCTTTGCCTTAGCGTTTACACGGTCTGAAGTATCAAAAGTCTCAAGCATCAATGCCGGACGTAAAGCGCGGAATAGGGGAGAAACACCATATTTTTGCCCCATATTGCCAATACGAATCACACCACAATGATCAACATCCAATTTTGCATATGTATCACCATTCTTAAACGCCTGATACACCTCATCTGGATAGTTGTTTTGAATCTCGGTCTCCTGATTTTCAAAGAACAGTGCTTTATTCTTTTTATCTTTCAGCATGGATTTGCTTAAAGCGGATTTTAGCTTAGACATGTTGATAAGCACAACAGGCTGTCCATTTGATAGGTAATCACTTATCTCAGCAATACCAAGAGGGTAGTAGTCTACAATGTAGTTCTCATCCTTCTGACGCAGATATGTAATATAAGTGCCCTCTGCGTAAGTCATCGGAATGGCGGCACGTAGCAGACTTCGCACATTGATTTGTGCGTTGAAGTCATCAATCACTTCACGGGCGTAATTTACCTGTTTTGTCTTATTACGCTGTTCAGGGAACTGTGCGAAACTGCATTTGAACTCCGTATTAACATTCGCCTCAATCGCATCATAAGTAATGCCAATCAGGTCATCCTTGTTGATATAATTACGGATGATTCCATTGACCGTCTGCACATTCGTCAGACTTGACTGTAGTCCTTGTGCAAGCTCATCAATTCTGTCAACGGTCAGTGTCTCAGAGGAGGCTGAAATTTTTAGATATGTACTATACTGCTTATTTTCAGGGTCATAAGACGCAACTGCATTTCGGATGACGTTATTCATTCTCTCTTCTGAAAGTTCATTCAAAGAGGTAATAACTACAGTACCGTCATCTGTCTGTGAAGCAGTCACGACATCAAAATCTTCCTTTTTCTTTCTTGCCACATTTTCACCTCCTCTGCTTAGAAGTCAATGTTAGAAATACAAATCGGCGGAGCAGTCATTGTCTCCACCGCAGACTGGCGAACTTTATCCTTACGACGTAATTCGTATAGACGATGAGCAAGCAAAATTGCAACATAGAAACGATCATCCAATTAGTTGTTACTTTTATTTATGCTCTTTCCCAATAATAACCAGCACACATTCTCTTAAACTTACTCTTACATGACCGAGCTATATTTCCTGATGATGTATATCCAATAGACTTGGCAGCATCTAAAAGTGACTCAAACTGTCTTACAAATTGTTTATCGAGAGTATATTGATTTACTGGGACTCGTTTTACATTTCGTTTAATCGGTTTTTCTTTACGAAGAGTTCGTTTGAAAATAACGCTGTCAAAATACCCGTCCGAGAAATCATAATCTTCGTATGCCCAAATACATCCTGCATGAGTTTTCTTTCCACGAACTTCATGGCATATAGAAGATATTTGGTGTGAGTTAAAGCCTGCCTTACGTATTTCCGCAAGAGAATTCCAAGTTTTCACAATATTCTTATCCTTGTCGTACTGAATAATTTTCTTGTTTATATGTACTTGGCATTGGCTTTTATCAATCTCAATTTTACGATTACTAAAATATGCTTCCCAAGAAAAATCATCTCGTTGATATTCTTGTTCGTACATCCAGTAGCAATCTTTATACGGATGCATATTTTTTCCTTCGTGGCAACAAAGTCTTCTAATGCACTCTGTTGTATAATGCAATTCTTTATTTACTCGACCAATACCTCCATCCCATCTTTTAATGAGGTTTTTAGACAAGTCGAATTGTAATACAACAAGTGGATTATGAGCTTTCCTCATTTTTAAAATCTGCTCTGGAGTATGTTTGTATCCACGAATACCTTCGCCTCCAAGATCGAGATTATAGCCTGAATTATATGTATCGTATTTTGAAATATAATAAGTTTCTCTTTCGTTCAATTCGTTTTCCTTACACTCTTCAATGACTTTAAATTCAAAGTTCTCTTCTCCAAATTTATTCCATGCGGCTTGAAGATGTTTGTTATGATGACTTTTATCATTCAGAAAACGAATGTGTTTCTTCCAACGGTTTTCAATATCGGATGACTGACCGACATACATCTTTCCATTAACTTTATTTGTAATCGAATATATTCCGATCATATTGACATCCTTTCTATTTTTGCATAAATAAAGGCCACGGTTCTTCCAAGAGTGTCTTTACACTCGACCGTGGCTCTCACATTTCATTATTCAGTTATAGTGTGAGTTCAGACTGGCGCATACTCATCATAAATGAGCCTTAATCATTCAGTCGTTCAGCGTCCTTTCGGTTCGCCCCTGTTTCCCACTTCTGGGGTTCCAAGTCAATTAGATTAAGTTTTACTAATACGGATTATGTATTATTCCGTATGATGCACAATGAATTGTCTATGCATCTTGTTAGCAACGTCGGGTGCCAAAGCATATGTTACGGTTGTATTTTCAGAGTTTGTCGTTTTCTGAATACTTGTAATCTCGTTCTTCATCAAGTCGATGTTAACCCACGCAGTCTGTTCCTCTAAGGAAAGTTCATGCGTCTTCAAAATTTCTTGACCAGTTGATTTATCCACACCGTCTACTACCTGAACGTAATCTCCGCCGTTATATTCAAGAGGGAAATGAATAACACCAAGATTCATCAGCTCAATAAATTCCTCAACCATGGCAGTACGAAATTTACGAGGACTAATTAGACGTAGCTTATCAACAGCATCTGGGTAACGGGCATCATATCCTTCATATAATTCATGATTTGCGTCGATAAAACCACGATGTTCCGCACCTGTTTTATCGGTCCAATTATTAAGCAAACCGTCCGCATATGTGGAAGTACCACCGCCGCCAGCGCCTTGGTCAATCATCAATCTATCAATGTACTCGTAATCAGGATTTTGACCATTGTAATGTAGAATCAACTCATATAACTGCTCAAGCTGACGATTAGAATCGAGCTTGAATTTTTTCTCATTCGCAAGATCAACCATGTTCACGCAGTTGATAATATCTCCACACATGCCGTTTTCTGGATCGTTATAAATACGCATAACACCAACAATAGAATTATCCATTGTGCGGGCAGGATCAAACGCAAGAATATACTGGTAGTTCTTATCCCAATAAAGCTGTGGTATATACTTTCGCTCATTGCGACGAACTGTACCCCATTTGATAATCTGGTTTACGCCACCATCACGGCTTGGGCGATTATAATATTCACGCAACGCCTTCATTTTATTTGACTTTAGAGCTGCTTCAACTTTATCTCTCGTCAGCAGAGCCTTGTACGGTCTTCCATTCATATAGACCTGAATTGCAACATCGCAAATCATGTCGCAAACAAAATAATCACGGTCACCGGCAATCATACGTTTTGCAAAATTCTTGTAATAACGATAGAATAGTTTGTTCATCGTATCCTGACTCGAAGCATACACAAGCTGAGTAGGAACCTTGCGAGGCTGAGTTTCAGGATTATAAGAATCATCCGTATCAGTCACGAAGTCAGTATTCTGAGTGGCAAAAGCTTCACAGACAACAATCAGTTCGTCAGAGCAAAACGCAGCCTCGTCAAAAAACACAAGAGTTGCACGACGAGATCGGTTGGAATCCGGGTTGGAGTTTAGCGTGTTAATGGAGCTACCGTTGTAAAACTCAACAACATACCCGGCGGGATTATGACTAAAGCCACTCTTATTGGTTGCAGACTTTTTCGTTTCTTTCTCTGCAATATCTTGCAGACTACGGATAGACGCAGCTGTTTTACCAACACGAGTGACAATTTCTTCGATTTTATTAAAAGTCTCCTTACTCTGATCACCAACGCTACTTACAATATAAATAGCTTGGTTTTCATACAACATAGCCTTCAGTAGAATAAAAACTGAACCTACAAAAGACTTACCAAAATTTCGACTACACGCCCAAAGAACATGACTTGCATTCTAGCTTTGTTCCAGCATATATGCCTGAGCGTCAAATAGTTGGATACCCAATAAATCTCTGGCCGCAATAACAGGATTACGTCGATAGAACGCAATCGTTGCCGCATCACACTCGTAAATCTTACGTTTTACGGCTGTAATAATAGGCGCTCTTTGTTTCATTCTCATACGGCATCACCATCCGTATCTTTTGCGCTTGCGTCAATACCGGCATCTTCCAACAGCTCCTTGAGCCGCTGATTCTCAATTAAAGACAGCCTGTATTTTTCCTTAGCGTCATCACTTTCTTTCTGGAACTTATCAATCAATTCTCTCTGTGTATCGAAAATTTCCTGCTGGTCATTCTCGTCAAAGAACGCATTTTCCTTGATTGCTTTGAAACTCATATCAGCCGCCCATTGAGTACCGGGGGAACGCAACTGGTCATAAAAATTTGCTTCTGCACCCGCAATATTTTTCTCTCGCATATCCTTCATTAAGAATGTAAGCGTATTACGTCCTGCATCCTTGTTGGAACGGTTCTTTACAGAAATCTCATTTTCCTTGGCAATCTTGTCGTTATTAGAAACTAGCTTGACCTTAATGTCATTCAGACTTTTGATTGCCTCAGCCGAGTTCATCGGGTTTAAGCGAGCAATCTGCAAGTCGATTTGTCGAATCTGATTATTATTGTTCACGACCTGAACAATCTGAGATAGCTTGAACGGGTCGTCCTCAATACCATCCTCAAAATACTTGATGAGTTCACTAAACAAATAGCGACGGTCACCCTCGTTGTAACCATCAAATGGGTCGTATCCAATAACAGAAATACAGTCATCTTTTGCTTGAATCTCTGCTTTCGACCACTTTTGCTCCTTTTCTTCCTGTAGATCAAGAGCGTTTTTGTTGAGTTCTCCATTTACAAGAGTATTAGAGAAGGTTTGAAATTGATACTGTCTGCCGTTTAAAACAAGGCGGTTATACGCGCCGGGACGACAAGTTCCAGAATTTGCAACAACCGAATCATAAAGACTGTTATAAAACGGAACATCCAAAATGTGGCAAAGCAACATACAAGCCGTTCTATCACTACCAAATCGTCTTGAGAAATCATCAAACATTTCATTTACACATTCCTTGCAAACAGGAACGTAATTGTCGTTTGCTTTCCAAAAGCCATATGTATTTTTATAGAAGTGACCAACTGCCACATCATATTCTTTACCACAACGCAGGCATTTGAATGTCTTCTTGTTCTCGGTTCCTTCAAGAATAACGCCATCCTCAACAACCTTTTTCTTTCTAGGCAAACAAACACCTCCATTCAAAATCAAAATAAAAGCCGTAGAACGTGCGCACATCCTACGGCAAACAAAAGATCCACCCTCATGAGCACCAATAATCTGGGAGGCCGGGTGGATTTAATTCTATAAAAGACCTATCATGATACGCATCGTCGAGAGGCTTAATAGGCTCTGTTCAAAATTCGACCTCAGCATTTTACACCGTAGTGAGCCGAGGTCTTTATCATCTATTTGGGCTTACGCCCTGCCGACGAATCGGCTAAATTTTGTATTTACGGCCAGCTTTACGCCGACCGTGCCACCTGAAATACACAGGCAGGACTGTTCATAAAAGAACCTACCGCCAGAGGGAGTAAAAAACTGGCGATATGCTTGCGAAAGGGGAGATGTTGGGTGCGGGAGTTGGATTTGAACCAACGACTTTCGACTTATGAGGACGATTAGCTACCAGACTGCTGTATCCCGCGTTATATAATGCCTAAATGTCATCTATTTCTTAATCGTGTGCGCATCACAGGTTAATCATAGACTGACTTCGGACTTGCCTCCAACCGCGAATTGGAGACCATTTTACTGGCACGCCCAGAGAGACTTCAACTCCCAAGAGGCAGATTTAGAGTCTGCTGTTTTAAGCAATTAAACTATAGGCGCATAAAACCTACCTTTTAGCCGATGGTAGGTGACCGGTATTATATAGGCCTCCGGGAGAAGGCTGGCGCGGTCTCAGAGATTCGAACTCTGGCATCGGGTTTACCGACCTAACGGTGTTCAAGACCGTTCTCTTCAACCACTTGAGTAAGACCGCACAATAAAACAAGCATCTATCAAACCATCCGAGCTAAGTTGAATTGTTCTCGTGTTGATAAAACGCTTGTTTTAGACTTTTAAAGCTTCGCATTAACGTAGCGAAACACGATTGGCTTGGCATTTTGCTCCTCAAAGCTACTCTGCGTCTGACTTTACAGCTTATACACGGTTGCAACCAATGACCGCTTTTGCCATGCCACCTACAGGAATCGAACCCGTATGTGAAAATTACAAATTTCCCATTCTACCATTAAATTAAGGCGGCACAATAAGCTGGAGCAATCGCCCCAGCACATAGAAAAGGAGACAACAAATGATGTCCCAAGCAGACCTTGCGGTCGTACTTCTTTTTTAAGTCCCCGTTTAGTGGTAGGGGCTCACCGCTTTTTAATTTAGACGTACAATGTGCGTCTTATCTTCATTCAGCCTTCCGAATTTATCCTGATAAACCAGAATAAATCCTTCTCGCTGAGATGGTGTTAATTTTCCATCTGCGTAATCCATTTTTGATGTCTCACAACAACAGCCCTGCTCATAAATTACAGAATTACCGATATCATAATGACCTGTTTTATGAGTGTGTGCCATCACGATAGTATCAAAGAAATAATCATTATCCTTGAAATACCGATATGCTTTTTCTGCTGTTTTCAACATACCGCTAGAGTAAGCAAGTGGATGCACAAAAATTGTTTCACCAACGAAACTAAACCAAGTATCGTTATAGACGATCTCAATACCACCATCCTTAAAAACATCAATCAGAGGGTCGTAATGAACCTTTGTATGAAGTTCCTTGTTGTAATGGTTAAAGCCATCAACAAATATAAGCTCCAAAGACGTCTTTGGCATCAGTTCAAGCAAGTCGGTGTCCAGATTCTTAGCAAGATAATTCTGGAAGCGTAAGTCATGATTACCATAATTGACAACAACCTTCTTAGGCTGAAGCATCTCAATTAGGTCAATCATATACTGACGTGCAATCAGGATTTCCTCCATTGGACTCTTACGATACACCTTGTTAAAACGAGAAATGGCCTGCGCATCTACCAAATCCCCGTTTATCTGAAGGATATCAATCTTTCCAGCATACTCACTAAAAGTCTCAATGGGCTTCTGGAATGGAATATGTAGGTCGGAAATAGACAGAATGCAGGTTCCCACATCTCTATTAGATAAGGACTCCTGATACTGCATACCCGCACGGAATGCCTTAAAACGCTTGCGATATGCGCACTCACCAAAATTCTTACCCAACTCATCATTGAGCACCTTGGATGCGCCATCCCAAGTCAACTCTCTAGCCAGAACAGCATTCCCGATTCTTACAAAGAAGTCATCGCTCGTTTCTTCTGGCCGTTTATTATAGCAACCCATTGGCATCAAGCCGGGTCGCCCAGCAGCTCATCAGAAGTGGAAATATTGATGGTGACACCCTCAATACCATCCCACTTTGCCAGAGCTTCATTCAGATTGAAGACATTCTCGCCATCCTTGGTAATCTCGGTGATAGTACCCTCGGCAGTATCAATAATAGCGTTCTTAAAAACAACACTCTTCTTAGCAACCATAATTCTATTCTCCCTTATATTTTATTTCAATTTTGAAATGATTTAGCAAGACTCTGCAAGCTCTGGAAATACCAAAGCCGCTGCCCATTTGCTAATCCAACTGTTATGCAGTGACTCAAAATGTTCAATGGCTTCATCAATTGTTTTTATACGACGTAAATCAATTTCGATATACCGTCCATGTTCGTCAGCATACTTTTCCTTAATATTATCTCGCTCAAACTGCTTTACAAAATCTTCTTCAGTCCGGTGAAAATATTTAATACGGCTATAATGCTGTGACCCCATAACTTCACAAAACAGTCTTTCGGATGGAATATAAATGTCAAAAGGCATATATCTTCCAGTCTTTGGATTTTTAACAGCCTTATATTCAACAATCGTGTCAGGATATGTTTTTTTGCAATACTCTTTTAGCTGTTGTGCGATTTTGCTTTCACATCTGTGATACGCACACTCTGGGCAACCTGTTCCATGATGAAATGTACTCCATTTTGTGATTTTCTCGCCATGCCTTGGACAAATATATTTCAATTCTCCAAACGCTCCCGTATATTCCTCTTTCTTTGTTAAGAGTGTGTATCCACGAGACTCAAATTCGCTTTTTATCACATTAAAGTCTTTTAGTTGATTTTTTGAAGACAAAGCATGTGCACACAAACTACACCCAGATCCATCTCTAAAACTTCCCCAAATAATGGTTCTTTCACCATGAATCGGGCAAAGATAATGTAATCGAGTTCTTGTAAAAGAAATAATATCCTCTTCCTTTGTTATAAGCTGATATCCACGTTTACGAAATAGTTCTGCGACATCCGCATAATTGAGTCCACTGTAAGTAAGCATTCCTTTTCTCGCTGAACAGCTTTTACACCCACAGCCTTCAAGAACTGCGCAAGCAAACATATCAAACATCTTACCGCAAGTGTTGCATTTTACAGTTACCTTTTTATTTGAGCCAACATACTTTCCAACAACAGTTACCTTTTGATTCTTTATTTTGGCTTCTTCTTGAAATTTTTCGTTTGTTTTTCTTACAGCTCCTCGCATCAACTCACGTCCATTTCATCAGCCCACTGGCTAATCCATCCACGGTGGTTCGTAGTCAACTGACATACGGCTACGCGGTCATGCTTCGCAAAATGCTGGAGACAACGCATAAAGCCAGAGTCAGAAGGTTTATCAAGATCACACTGTAAATCATGACCAATAATAATCAACTTTACCTTTTCGCCATCACTACCATCGCAACGAGAAATAGTCTTCTGTAACTCTTTAGGAGTATAGTTCTGGCTCTCGTCCAACAAAATAATACCACTCAGGTTTGTGCCACGAAGGAAAGTATGAGTTAGACAAGAAATATAACCAGTGCCATTCTTCTGATTCACCATAGACTCGTCGTTGATAACCTTGTTAGGGTCAACGTTGCATTTAATCAGAGCCTGATAAAAAGGTTCAAAGAAAACTTCCGATTTTTCCGTAATAGATCCAGGAAGATAGCCTTGACGCTTTTCGCCATAACTAGACACGACGTAAGTCAGTTTATCAAAATAGCCAGCCTGAACAAGCAGATTTGCAGTCGCAGTCGCAATAAGCGTCTTGCCAGAACCAGCTGCAGCGTTGCAGATCACAACATCAATGTTTGGATTCCAAATTGCATCACGAAACACACGCTGTTCAGGGTCCAAAGAAATGCCGTAAAAACCATACTGATCAGGATCAGTAATCTTCTCCATAGGAATCTCAGTGGGAATCTTTCTCTTAGCCATATATTACAACTCTCCCTTAATTGAATTCATCCACATCATCGCAGATCTTGTCTACGATACCAAAATTGACCTGCTCATCGGCATCCAGATACCAATCCTTAGCCTTATTCTTGGTCATTGTTTTCTTATCAATAGTAGAGTGAGCCATAATATACTCACGCATCTTCACGACCTGCTTCTCGTAGTAGTCCATAGCCATCTTAGACTGCTCAAAAGTACCCTGCGTACCGCCAGAGCCACTATGAATCAATGCAGTAGAATGAGGCAGAGCAAAGCGCTTCTGACCAGACAGCAGCATCACAAGAGCAGCGCTCATTGCAATACCTGCGTTGATCGTCCAAACAGGAGTCTTACTCAGCGTAACAACATCAATAAAGCTAAACATCGCATCCAGCTCGCCACCATAGCTGTAAATAAACAGCTTAATAGGCTTGCGCTGCTCAATAGGAATATTCTTGTCGATACGGTTGTATTGAAGAATCTTTCGCTCAATTTCAATCAGAGACTGGTCAATCTCAAAATCAATAAAAAAGATGCGATCCTTCTCGTCAACGTAGAAGTTCATCATCTCAGGAGAGGGGAGACCACCACCATTCATCAGGTTTGTAATCTCCTCGGGCAGCTGAATTTCAAAATCTAAAGTCTGTACCTCGTTCTTTCATAAATTAGTCTCGAATGCCGCGCTTGGCACGCTCAACAATTTCACGAGCTTCAATATTAAACGGAATCAGCTCCAGATAACGAACAGATTCCTCAATAAATCGCTTGTGTCGAGTTTTTGCAATGAAAACCTTCGGATAAACCTTACGAATTTCCTTTGCCTCTGCTTTGGTAATCTCAATCATTTAGGTAAAACACCCTTTCAAAATAAAATAGGTAGGAAGAAAACAAGCGTCCTCGCTCTCTCCCTACCATAACTTTCCGCACTATGTTTTGCTCTATATATGTAAAATTATAACGTATCTACGTTGAAATATCACGCTTTTTCACATTTCATAAATCAAACATTTTTCTATTTTGTGCAGTTTTCTCGATATTTACGTTTTTTGCGCACTTACGACAGTATTTTTGTCTGCGTCCAGTGCGAGCAACCATCTTTCCGCAACAATCACACTTGATGTATTCTTTCCCACAATACTGGTTCCACAGAATACCAGCATTCTCAAAATCGTCCACGAAAATCTCATGAAGAGAATCCGGCTCCGCAATCAAAATATGAATATTCAAGTTGTCAATCTTTTTCAAGCTGGCAAACCCAATAAAGCCAAGATTATGTAACTCACAGATCATCTCGTTCTGTTTTTTCTCATTTACAGATACGTTTGCCATCCTAAAAATATCAGCCGTATCTTCCGTAATCCAGTAGTTGCATTTTTCATTAACAGCAATATGGTATTTTGCCAGACACAGCATCGTAAACATCAGGCGTTGCATCTGCTTGCCTTCAAGTGCTTGAATCTTCTCTACCTCAGCCTTCGTAATGCACACACCATCAAGTTCCACCATAGGACGACCCTTTGCAGAAGCAATTGCTTTATCAATCAGTTCTCTATCCAGAACCTTGTTATACCCTTCAAAATGACGCAGCATATATTCGTTAAGCTTTTCTCTTACGTCATCCTTTGAATATCCCTTATGGAAATAATACTTCGCAATATAATGCAAAACATGCCCTGCTTTCTTCCAAGGCACATCCTTCTCTAGCCACTCTTCAGCATAAAGAACTTCATTCAATACAATCATCCGCATCCTCCTTGCTATTCATGTTAATTAACACATCCTTGAAACGCTTGCCATCATACTCAATATCGCCATTCTCATCCTGCACAAGAGAATGAATCATACCGTCATGGCGTTCTAACAAGCGTTTAATCAAAGTATCGTGAAATAGTTCCCAGACTATTGCAATACTGGATGCATTCTTCTTACAAAGATCAAGCAGAATGTCGCAAAGCACATCGTCATTAGAACACTTATCATGAAGATTGCGGAACATGCTTTCCTGATACAACGCAATGCACTCCTTGCGGTCTGCACTGGTTTCTTTATTATTGTTTCCGTTTCCAGAATGGATTGCGTTACCACGAGCAAATCTCAAGTAGTCCTTAAAAATAGAACGGATACCATAATACTGAGAGTTTGTATACTCAACGCCAGACTTGAGCGAATCATAATCAAACCTGCGCTTCATCTTGAGTTCTTCATCAAAGTCTTCCAGCTCATCTTCGATAGTCCAACACAAACGGTTCATGGTACAAGAATTGATTCCCACCGGCATCCGATAGAGGTAATACTGGATAACCATCTCATCCACATCATCTTTAACGGTCTTTTGCATAATCTCATCCAGACCGGCAAATCCATCCCACTTGATACGCTTGCGTGCTGCAGCCACGTACTGCTTGTAATCACGCATTTGAGCAGGGTAGATATAGCTCATAAAGTACGGCTTACGCCATGCGCAAATACTACTCCAAAACTTCTTATCCTCGATAGTGTCAGGATTATCATCGTCTTTAGCAGCACAAGCTTTGTTGTCATACCAATACTGCGGCATAGGTACGCAAGAAATTCCCTTTATGCGATCAATTGTATCTTGTTGATATTTCTGGCCAGAAATAATACGATATGTAAGCTCTTTATATTCTCTACTTTCTGGTTCAAATTTACTCTGCACGTCAAACATTGTGGTAATACGATTGGTTACCTTGCCGATATCGTCACCAAATCCATTGATGTTAGATTCAATGAAGTCCTGCTCGGTTGGAACTTTCTTTTCACTTTTTTTCTGAGCGCAAAGAATTACAGTCTCGTTTCTCCATTTATCAAGGAGAATTCTATTGTCTGTACTGAAAATAAGATCGCCATCCCAATCCATTCCATCTAGTGCGGCACACGTATTATCAAATGCACTTACGATAGCTACCGTTTTAATGTAGCGATACCAATTCTTGCATTCATCGCTCGAATTTAAATCTAAACACCGAATATTTGCCATCTGACTCATCGGTGCTCTAAAGCAGGCTACCCGCTTAACATCGCGGTCGTTCCAGAATCGGCTGTAGACCTCTCCAGCTTTTAACAGTCCAGTAACTTCCATTCCAAAGATAGATTGACAAAGCGCATAAGGGTCTCCACTTGCCACCTGGAAATTTCCTCGTACTTTCACAACACCCGTTTTTGCTTGCGAAATTCGCTTTTTAATAAAGTACCGAATCCGATTCTGCACATAAGGGTCGTTAATCATTTCCGGCTCAATCATAAGAGCCTTAATATAGTCGTTTTCCAGACTGTTTATGTAATTCGAGTCATCACGCATTCCACTACCACGCAAATACAGCAACGCATCACGCCAGTCACCGCCCATGACACCCTTGATCTCATCCAAAGTTGGCTTCACGAGCTCATGTATCTCTTCGTTCGTAAGCTGATAGCTTTGAATAAACTGATAATTCAGGTTGCGCTCTTCATCAAGCTCCAACTCACAAGTCTTTGTTACAGAGAAATGGTAGTGATTTTCCTGGCAATTCTCAAAGTAGTCCTCGCAACTATGATAACTATCCCACAACTTGAGCATTGACCCTGTGAGAATCACCTGGACACGATTGACATCCTTGTAGTTCCCCCAAATATCGCGCACCATATTTTGTTTTGCTACTTTCTTAGCGAACTCGCGAAAAGGGAAGGGGAATAACATGCCTTTACAAAATGCGTTGCGTACACAAAAGCCAGATGCGGTGGATGGTAGTTTCAAATCCTCACTCCACTGCTGTGCGAGATCGTAACTGATGAGTCCAAAACCGTCGCTTGCGCAAAGCTCACAGTCCTGCTCAGGATTCTCCACCATTGTAGGTTCACCAGACACTCCGTCATCCAGAACGATTACATGGTCTTTGAAATGCGTAAAACAATCATCTACAACAAGCACGCCGTCAGGGTCAGTAACCGGAATGGAAGCGGAGCAGGCGAGTGCCCGATATGCTTCCAACTTTGCTGGAATAAACTCCATTCTTTTGTTACGGCCATTATCAATTCGCTTGCGGATCTCATCAATAAGACGGTCGCTCACAAACACAATCGTGCTATTCTTAACACCACCGGTAGTACCAACCAGACGGCGATACGTGATTCCATTGATTTTAAACCCCTTTGGAGAACATGCACGGCGGTAATCATTCTTCTTATCAACCACCAGACACATATAATCCGGCTTGAATTGAACTGCGTCCAGTTCAGTATACAGCCTCCGAATCTCCCGGCGGTTCTCTAAGCAAGACGGCTCATTCCGCAGCATCTTGATTCTACGCTTAATGCTCCGTGCCTTAGCCTCTGCATCCGTAACACCATTCAACTCATCAATCCATCGTAAAACAGTGCTATCAGCCAGCGAGATGATCTCGTGGTTTCGTCTAGCCTCATCTAATGGTAGAGTCAAATCCCACTTTGCTTCAACCAGACGCTTCGTATGGATCTTAAAAACAAACTTCTGGCAAGTTTGCTGCTTTGCCATTCGGCAGTCACCTCCATGTTCTTCTTAAACGTATCCTGTATTTTATAGCTAAAGAGAAAATATAAAAGCAGGCTTTTACAGATAGCAACTCTCGCCATCTTCCATAGCCTTGAGCCAAAGTCGTTCGCGCTCCTGATAGAGCTCATCCAGCATATCGTCGGCAGCCTCGTACTCGCTGCGTGTCAGACTGGAACTATTCATATCACGTACAAGTTGCTTGATTTCCGCATCAACATCCTCGTAAGTACGCATCACTTAACCTCCTCGTCCATGACAGCTCCACAGTCAGGACAAAACTTTGATTCATCAATATTTTTGCTAGAATGACAAGCCGAGCATTCAACAAAGAAACTTTCTCCAAAATCTTCAAAATGCTCAATCCAATGAGCATGAACTACTCGACGGAACTCACCGCCAGCAGATATCTCTTCTTCAAGAATGCGCTTTGTGTATTGCATTGCCATATCGCACCACATATCATCCATAGACTTTGCATTACCTCTGGCCCTAGGACGAGCGATGGCACTATCGAGGACGCCAATCAATCGTGTTGCATTTACAAACTTATCCATCACTTGACCTCCTCAGCTACCCGACGGATCGTCTCATCAATCTGTTCAAGCTCTGCCAGCAAAACATCCACTGTATCAGCATCACTTTCGGAAATATTCAAATTCTTAATCTTATGTAATGCCCATTCAAGGTTCGGATAATAGCCGACCGTAACCTCCTTTACGCCGGTGCCCATCTCACCAGTCTTTGGATTCTTGCCAGCTGGCCGCTGCTCAACAATAACGAGATTCCGCTCGTCACAATTTTTAATAATGTATTTACCAATTTGCACTCGCATCTCTTAGCCCTCCTTAAATATTTCTAGCGGCCTCAAACGCAGCCACGTCATTCATGAAATCATTGATATGTAAATACTTATCAGCCTTCTGCACAGTCTTTGGCTTGAACTCTCGGCACTTGCATCGCACCTCGTCACAAGTTGTGAAACATGGAATCTCATAGCGGCATTTCGTACAAACATGCTTCTTGTGGAACTCCGGCAAGCGGCCAGCTGCTTGGTAACTCTCATAAGTTACCTTTAAATCAATCCAGTAGGGGTTATCAAAATTCATTATACTTAACCTTCTTCCTTATCTTTTATAAGAACAATACCATTTAAATCCAGCACGAGGGATTCCAGAATTCGCAGGAACACGAATCATTCCATCTATAAAGAGCTGAAGAACCTCATCACTCAACTGCCTGTGCACAAAACGAAATGGTGGTTGAGAAGTATCATTGTAATATTCTGGATTTTCCTCCAATACCGCTCTACCTCTTCTGACGGCAGAAAGTGTTGGGATATTCTCACACATCGCATCATTTATCTCGTGAAAGCATTGCTGTTGCAATTTATATTCTGTCCGTGCAGCAGATCGCTTCAACGAGTTCGGCTCAATCGTAATATGGTACATCGGTCGTGCTAAGTCATATGTAAAAATTTCCTTGAACCTATTATCTAATTCTTCATAGAACTCATGAAGCCGTCCAGTTAGAAATACGTCTTGTTCACTCTGGCACACTCGACCAGATGACGTATAGAACTCATGAAGTACATTCGTATACATCTTCATATAAATGGCCTTTTGGTCTTCAGAAGGAATATGGTACTCTTCTGGATTATGGCTTATAAACACAGCGGGACAGTCTTCAAAAAATAGTTCCTTGTTTTTCGCCATAGATCTAAGCGCAGACTCAATGTACCCAACCATTGTAGATTTAGTACATTGTTGAAATGTCTCAGCATCCGCTGCTAAATTCTCTCTAAACTCATCCATTTGATCACGAGCAATACTTTCTAATGGTGTACCAACTATTTCAGCCCAGAAGGTATCATCGCCATGTAAATCTTCTGGATATTGATAAAAATTTTTGTTAGTCATTCCACATGCTCGTAATATTGCAGCTGGTGTCCAAAAGAACTCCATCCAACTACTGCCGTCACATTCTTTAAGTAAGTGGTAAGCAATCTGGTTCTGCAAACGCAAAGAGAATTTCCCTTTATTTCTTGTCGGCAGAGGAGGAAGCACCTCATTGTCTGGACGAATCTTTACAATAATAAAGCGCTTTCCTTCCTTTTTAAATTCAACAAAACGATTCAAATCTTCAAGGAAATGTTTTTTACTATTCCCACCCAACGGTTTTCCGTTTTTATTAAGGATGTTGAGATAAGTAGATAGCTCCAAGAAGTTTGAGAACTTCTGTCCATCACTTAATTTGTTTACCATATCCTGCGTAACATTATAATTATTTTGCTCCATATTGCCTCCAGTTCTAATTTAGTTGTACTGACGAGTCTGTATTATATATATGTATGAAGATACATAGTCGTCAGTACAAGTACAACTATCACAAAATATCTAATAATGGTTTACTCGACTTGAAGCTATGGCGCGTAAGCGGCATAGATTCAATTTGAGTAAACCTACGAGCGTCCGCAGACGCGAGATCCCTCTCCACCGTCGTAACGGTCCCTGTCCGGGAGGACTACTATAAACATCCTCTTGCTATCTTCTTTACAGTATCCTGTATTGTATAGCTATATACACTCATTATACCATGAGATTGCCAAAAGTTCAATAGCTACATAATACAGGATATGAGTATTTCTAGTGCCTATTATAATAAGGTATGTTTTGGAGAGTATTGTTCTCTATAAAGGACATTTAGATACTCTGTGTGTTCTGTGTAAGCTGCCAGAGGCTACAATTATGCTCTTATGAGGTGTCTGAAATCTCTGAGAATGTTGTTTGGATGCCAGATCAGTCCATTTATGACGATAGGGGAGTATAGATGGGTACAAATATGTACTTTATGCTCCGAAGAATGATTATTTTCTATACATTTAAGGTATACATCGGGAAAAACCGCATGAATCCTAGCTTTTTCGGATTTTATTGAGTTAAAAAGGAACAAAAACAATGGTAAAAAGGCACAAATAAAAAGAAAAACTAGCCAAAATATAACGAAAATACGTTAAATTCTAGCTAGTTACCGAATGAGCTACCGATTGAAAAATAGCGATTTTAAGCCATTTTTATGTATTTTGAGTGGAAAAATGAGTGATTTGTGGGTATGTATAGGAGAGGGTATAGGGGTGTATTTTGGGATGGTTTTGGCAGGGGAATGTACCCGGGTAGGGACAGGTTAAATGGTTAGATTGAGTTGATAGGATAGATAGAGGTTGTTGTGATTGAAAGAGAATGGTATTTTTGTGGAAATTGTTGTGCAGAATGTATAGAGAGTAAGAGAAGATGAAATTCATAATTGGTGATTATGAACAAGAAAGATGTACTGGGATCTCGGCCTGCTGCCTGGAATGTGCCAAAAATGAAAAGTATTCCCCCATGGGGAAAAGCCGCCTTTGTTCAAAAAGCGGTATTTGCTTTAATTGAATAAAGTGCCTGTTTTGTCACTTTCCAGGCCGGGAAATATTCCTATTTTTCCAGTATGTTTATAGTGCTGATTTTTGCCGGGAATTGAATTTGCAAATTAGTTGCATTTTCATTGTGTTCGATATCAAAATGATATCAAATGTTGCGTGTGCAACATTTTCGCTTAAAGCGTATTGACAAATCACGCTTAAAGCGTTAAAATAAGGCCAGTTCAAGCGAAACACGCCGAACACCGGAAAACATGATGGTTTTGGAAAACCGGAAAATTCCAATTTCTGATTTTTGACGTTTTCCCGCTTGAGCGGTTCAAAAATAGGGCTTGACAAAACGCTTAAAGCGTGATACAATACAGTCAAGCTCAAGGGCAAAAGCCCAAAAGCAAAACCAAAAACCCAATAGCACATTGACAAGTCAAGACTTCTAATTTTAGCCTGTTTGGTTTAATACTTGTTTAATTACAAGAAAAACCATGCAACAAAAGTCAAGATTAGAAGTCTACCATATCAACAAAACTTTCGGGCTTTGTTGATACGGTGCGACAAGTCACAATTTGCACCTTGAAAAACACTCTAAAGTAGAACGTTGTGAAACGCCGAAATTCCGTCAAATTGGCAAACAAGATGTTTTAGACGAAAGTCTTTCATTGGTTCCTAGGTGAACTATACCTAAGAGGATCAGCAAGGATGGTCAACAGTATGCACCTTGTATCAAAAGCGTACTGTACCACAACGACAGACAGTAGTTTGTCGCAAGTACGATCACACATACATTATAACATAACAAAGGAGATAATACTATGTCTAACCTGTCTAACGTCTGTCTGTCCATTCGTAAATCTTGCCGTGCAAGCTCTGAGAAAAAAGGCTATGCAAGCAATGGCAAGATGCTCATTTCCTACACCGTCAAGAACGGTCTGAACACGCTCAAGACATACCCTAAAAAAGTGCCTGAGTATCTTCTCATGGACGAAAAAGAGTACAACGCATACGGCAAGGCTGTCCAGTACGTCTACAACACGGCTTGCAATCTTAACAAGAGCAAGAGCAAGGGAGAAAGTGCGGCTATTATTAAGGTCTACACCGATAACTTCTATGAGTGCCTGAATGAGCTTGCAACCATCGTCTTTGGCGATACGTTCAAGATGGCGGAAGCGTCCGATCTGGGTGGAAAGATTTTGTCTATGGCGGAAGCATACCTTCCTAACATGGACGGCGATTATAACCCTAGCAACCTTCCTATCAACAAGTTCGTCAAGGCTCTTGAGCCTATGCTTGAGGCGGTAGCAGCTCAGACCGTCTACCTTGAGGACTATCAGCGGGATTATAACCTTGCTGAGAAGCGTTGCAAGGCACGTTTAGCAAAGGCAAATTCTCAGTTCTCCAACGCTCAGAATGCCCTTGATGATGCTCAGAAAGAGCTTGACAAGTGTAAGGCTCAGTGTGAGAAAGACGCAAGCGATAATACTATTAAAGATACCACCAAAGAGAAGCATAATAAGGCTATGCTGTCCGCTCAGACCGTCTACGACGAAAAGAAAGCCGTTGTTGATACCATCAAGAACACTATCAGCTCTTGGAATATCAAACTTGAGGAAGCACGCAAGACTTTTGAGGAAGCAGACAAGGCTTTCAAGGCAAACTCTAATAAAGTTGCCGCTTGAGTTAGTCACCGCTGACAGGCCGGGTAAAAGTCTGTCCCTGTCGGACGGTAGAAGTCCGTCCCCTGATGATGGCATGAGCCGAAACAGGATTCTAAGAAAGAGGTGAAGTATCTTGAAATCCTATCAGAATACGATGGGAGAAGTGCGTCAAAACACTTCTGGACACTCTATCATCTACAACGGCACAGAAGTTAAAGAGTTTGATCTTTACGGCACATTTGACGGCGTTGTGTTCGTCAGTCGTCCGTTTATCGCAATGAAAACAGGCTTTATGCCTATGTACGTCAAAACGTCTATGGGATGGACTTCTATCCATCCTTGCAAGATTGTTGACTTCCTTAAAGAAGCATACCACGCAAGAAGTATTTCCCTTTATAACTGGAATGCCTATCAGCAGAGCAAGAAAGAAAAGCGTCTTGCAATGGAAAAGGTCAAACAGAAGCAGAGTGAAACGACTTTTCTCAGAGCGTCACAAGCTAATGCAGAGGGTTCTTTGCGCTATCATAAGAGCAAGAAACGTCTTGATGACCGCTATAATGAGGCGGGCAAACCGGCTCGGAAAAAGCGGTCTCAGCGTGTTGTATTTGGCTCTAGTGAATACATCACAGTTTCTGGCTGGATCTACGGCAAAGAAGTCTTGATGAATAATCATAGCTTCCGCATGGATGAAAAAATGTCGTACTACATGGACGGCACTGGATGCTGTGCCCGTGATTTCGATAACAGAGATATGCGCCCTTTGAATGACGTATTTCCTGTGAAGTCTGGTAAGAAAGCAAGGTGATAATTTTGAGTTTGACAGCAATTCGTCAGAATGATATAATTGTACCATCAAGAAAAGGCGGTGCAATTATGGCAGAGCGTGATTATCACAAGGAATACGAACGTGATAAGAGTAAGAAAAAGAATGTTGGTGTACAGATTACACCTGACCTCTTTGATGCGTTCACAGCAAAAACAGAGCTAAATGGAACGACGAAAAACGCCGTTTTGAAAGCTTGTGCAGAAGCATACACTTATGGCAATCTCATCATTGATGAAAACGGAAAACCTAAGATTCTGAAATGATTTTATTGTAGAAATCTTTGTCATCTTTTTTGATTTTTTCTAAAATTAAATCAAAGTAATCTCCATATTCTAAAACAAAAGCAGCAAGCTCTCGTATGTCATCTGGCACAGTTCCTTTTGTCCCATCAAAATGAAAGCCTGTTGTTATGTAGTGATATGCGTCAGACAGATCATAAGAATTAGCATTTAGAAAAACTTGTGAATACTTTTTAGTACGACCTAATGCCCAACAACCACAGAGGCAATCTAAACAGATTTTGAAGTCATTATCCATATTATTTTTTTGAGAAGCATGAAAAATATTCAACTTTGCTTCTTCGACCTTTGCGAAAACATTCGTCATAAATTGAATTTTTTCTGATTCAAGATAGTGAATGGCTATACATTTGCTTCCCATAGCAAGGACTTCCTTTCAAATTATGATGTCTCTATTCTAGCAGAACCGAATACTCACGTCAACAAACACCTTATGACCTAAAACTCATAGGGTGTTATTTTTATGCCCTAAAATGAATATTTATTCAAATGATATGCAAAATATGCAAGTCGGAAACACAATAAAAGAGGAGTTCTATTATGGCAATTTTGGCTATTGAATCAGCTCTTGATGTTGCCATAACGTTTGGTGACACAGAGCTTGTGAAAATCTATCAGGAAGCCCTGGCAGAAGCCGGTGTTGAATACGTCAGTACCGCAAAATGCTGGATTGAATAAGAAAGGATGTTTGTTATGTTTGAAAGTATTATGTACAAGATCAGCCCGATTCTTCACAAGGCGTTTTTCGTCATGGCTATTGTGGCACTTTTTGACGCAATTTTCCTTTTCGTTTCTGGAGAAATTCTTGCTGGAATAATTGCATTGATTCTGTGCCCTGTTTACTTTGGTCTTGCGTATATCGCAAAGATCTTATACAGCGAACTTGAAAAAGATTTCTGAGAAAGGATGTCTGCTATGAAATCGCTTCTCATGTTTTTCGGCTACTCTGCCTATCAGGCAGGTTGTATTGCGCCTATGATGTGGGTTTTCGTTATTGGTGCTATCGCTATGGGAGTAGCAGAGTGGAAAGGGTGGTTGAACTGATGAACAGAGAAGATATTGATATTCTTGAAGTAGGCAATGCTTATACGGCGTTGTTTTACAAGAAGAATCACTATCAGCCCTATATTGTGGCGTGGCATTTTGACCCGGATACCTACACATGGGACCAGGGTCATTATTTTTGTGACCTGAAATCCGCAAAGAAATTCTTTGCAGAGCAGGAGAAAGAAAACGCGAACTGTCGGTATTGTGAGAATATCGACTGTCCGCACCGTGATGCACTCAGACGTTTGCCCCGTGAAAAGGGTGGTTTGGGTCTTTGCAAGAACTTTGAGTAAAGACCTGCTAATAAAAGTCAAGTCCCAAAACAAGAAAATTCGCTAACCGACCGCTGCCCATGACAAACAGTATTCAAATGCTGGTCAAAACACAGCGAGGGCGACGGAGGGGATAGCAAAGCAAGCCCAGCCAGCCCTCGCAAAATCAGGATAGCATTTGAATGCTTCGGTTTGTCAAGGGTTCGCTGCGCCAGCTAAGCGGTTCTTTGAATTCAGCTCAGGCTCAAGAGGAAATTACGACCAAAAACAAATATCCATGCTTATTTTGAGTGTTTGGAGTCCATTACAGCTTTCACTCTAGCATAATAGATTCGCAAGAACTTGTTGGCTGAAGCCATCATGTAAACTTTGTAGGGTTTTCCCTCAGAGCGCTTTTTGTTCATGAATTGAAAAACCGGCTCATCCTGAGGTTGTGTCTTCAAGATGACAGTCATAATCAGAAAGAGCGTCCTACGTAGAACAGCCGAACCCACTTTACTAATTCCGCTATCGTTGCCCACAATCTTGCCAGAATCATTTGGCTGCGGTTCAATTCCTGCAAATGCAATGAGTGATTTCTTGGATGAGAAACGACGGACATCTCCGATCTCAGCCATCAGTTGAGGACCGAGAGAAGGGCCGACGCCGTACATTTCCATCACAGTATCAAATTCCGGAAGCTGTTGAGAAAGGCGAAGCATCTCCTGCTGGAATGCAGCCACGGACTGAGATACGGCTTTCAGCTGAGCGACCTGTTGCTGAATAAGGAGTTTTGAGGTTGGGGATTTTGGAAGAGAAGCAGCATTGACTGCACAGGCATAGATCGTATCCGATTTTGAGCGAGTGAAATTATATCCGTGCTTCTGACACCACTTTAAATACTTTTTAGCAAAGGCATCAGAGGAAAGGCTTGAAACACACTCACTGTGCCAGAAGTCTCCAATGAAATCGACCCATTTTTCGCACCCGTTGCTCTTTGCGGGGCTTGAAAATAGCTTGTTTGCATCTGGAAAGGTCAGGTCAAGAGATGAGATCAGATTATTCTTCAGCATAGTACGAACTGCCACGGCTTGCTGGTACTGACGATAACAATTCTTCAAAGCCAGCCGGGTATCATCTTCGGGAAGATACTGTCGTAGCCGTGTCCACTTGTCGAGCGTATAGTTGGCGATTTTAACAGCGTCTTTTCTATCCGTTTTGACACGTCTTAAACTGTTGTTGTCATAGTCATGAATCAGAACAGGATTGACTACGGAAACGAATAAGCCCGCATCGTGTAAAACGAAAGCAACTGGTTTGTGGTAATTCCCGGTGGCTTCCATGACGACACGGGTCTCTCCGTCCAAAGCTTTGAGCTTCCCAGCCAGATCGTTCAGGCTTTGGGCGGTATGTAAAACTTCAAAGGGTTCGAGTACTACTTCTCCAAAGGGGCGCATGACGCAAACCATGCTCTTTCCTTTGGAAACGTCAATGCCTACAGCGTTCATAACGGTTCCTCCATTACTTTGTATTTGCAACCGGAATCCATCTTTTACTCGTTGCCGATTCAATCTATTGGGTGACACGAACGCTCCGCTTGGCGGGTGGCTCAACCTGCTTAAAACGAATGCTACAACAAGAGAGATGGTCAACTGTCTTTAGAACGGGCGTAGAAGCCCAGAGAATGATGCGTTAGCCGATTACTCTCTTATTGTAGCTTAGGTACGAGTTGGAATGGAATATGGCTGGCTGCCATATCCGGTTCCATGTTTATTGTAATAGGAGAATGAATATGGCAAAAATGAAACTCGATCCTGTTTATCCTGATATCGTTAATCGCTTTCAGTATGTGAAAAAGATTAACGCAGACGCTTGGCAGAAATATGTTAAGAGCGTCATTGCAGAGCATGAATATAACGACCTGTTGACCAGGATTGCGTGGGATTTGCTCAGGTATGTGTACACTTCTGGTACGATTTGTGGGTGGTACGATAAGTATAACGTACATGATTCGCATATCACAACGGCAGTCAAAAAGGCTTATGTTGAAGTCTTTGGAATGCCGTCAGAATAAAAGATATGTTTTAAGGAGAGTTTGATATGACCGCAAGAGAATATTGTAAGAGCCATCCTGTAACCGCTTATGATAGCAGCTACGGCAGATGTGGTGGTTTCCAGATTCATGGCGATATCGAATACGGCATTGACGATTACCTTTATGGTATGTCTGGTGCGCTATGTGAAGATGAGAAATATCATAGTTACCATCACTTGAAGATTGTCTATGCACCGTCTGGCAGAGCATACGTCAAGTGTTTCGGTAAACGAATCTATCTTGATGAGTGCATGAGAGTGTAAAGGAGAAACGACAATGAAAAAAGGTCAATGGTTCATGAATGATGAGACCGGTGTTATCACCAATATTCACCGGGAAGCTGTCGAATGGTATCGGCAGGGGGCAAATGTCTCAATCTGGATCAACGGTGTTATTGTTTGCCGTTGGGGTCACTGATAAGAAAAGGAGAGTACAAAAAATGAAACTTACTCAGAATAAGCTGTCCGTTATCCTGGCTACTATTGTGGCTGGTGTTTCCATTTTGGCAAACTGTATGACTGCTAATGCAGCAGGACCTGTGAAAACCGGTCTGAACGATCGTTATGTGCTGGCTGGCCGTGTGGATGAAATTGAGGTGTTTCGCAACGGAATCAAGACAATCCATGTGGTTGATGAGAATGGCGAGGAATGGCTGTATTCTTACGCAAGCATGGAAGAAACCCCGGCAGATGATCAGAATGTAACGTTGATTATGAACAGCAATGGAACAGAAATCATCTATGACGATACCATTGAGGACGTTTTGTGGGCACGGCCTGATGAAGTGAATGTAGATTGATGTTCACAAGATGTTCGCAAAAATAAAACGTATTAACGCACTAAAATGTGACGTTAATAAAATCTACATTTTAGTGCTTGACAAAATCGGTGGTATCCTGTATTCTATAGCTAGAAAAGGCAGTCCGTCATAGGACTTTTATTTTTACCGTATAGATATATAACACAGGATACGCAAGAAAAGGAGAGTCAACTACTATGGCTATGTACAAAACTAAAAAGGATGCAGCTTACGCATGGGTTCAGGAATTTAATGCGATTCCTCAGAGCGTTATTGAAAAGCTCGCCAAGGTCGATTTGGAAGAGAATGGCGAAGGTATTACTGAAATCACGCCGCCGTCTTGTGGTGATCGTGTATATATCTTTAGCGGTGATCACCATGGCGAAAATGGTGAGGTTCAGAGCTACAACGAAGATGACAACACTTACAAAATCTGTCTCGACGGTACTGGCGAGGAAGTTGATGTCAGAGAAGATGATTTTGAAGTCGAGCGTGACGACTTCTTTCCGATGTGGGGAACGATGTGGCAGTTTAGTGATGGTTGCGACAAATGGTGGCTTGAGAATCATCTTCAGGAAATGGCAGATTGCGGATTCCGTATCTATGAACAGGAAGATTTTGAGTATGTCTTTGGTATTGATGGTTGTGGCTACGACTTTTACGAATCTCATTGGATTCCGCTTTATGAAAAGCGTGGATTCCATTGGGATGATGAGACTGTAAAGGAGTTGGAAGAAAATGCGTAAGACGTTGCTTGAACGGCTTTTGGATGCCGGATATCCGAAAGCAGAAATTTATCATCATATGTCTGACCTTTATGTTTTTGTAACACCGTTGACTACAAAAATTATTTCTGAATGGTGTGATGAAAATGGGTATACGATGAACTTGCATTGTGCAAAATTCGTGGATCATATTACGGGGAACATGATGTACGACTGTGTTTTTCAGTATTATGAGGTGGAAGAAAATGACTGATATTCAGGAAAAGATGTGGGACGCGTTGGTTGGGATGTCTGGTGAGGATGTTGCAAGAGTATTTACAAATTTCTTTGGTAATCAGCTTTTGAGTGAGGATTTCTGTCAGTTTTTGGTGGATGAAGGTTACATGGAAAGCGAGGGCGAAGAAGAGTGATTATTGATTCCATTCTTGACCGCCGGGACGGCAGACACTACAGCGCACATGATTTCTATATTGAAGTCAGAAAGTATGAGCGTCTGGGCGTAGGCACTCACGGTGAGGATATTTCACTTGCAATGGATTACGGTGACAACAAGGATGTGCAGCGTGTCTTGTGTCAGTATATCCAGCGCAATGGCTACCCATCAGATATTGAGGACTACATAAGAAGTCAAATTTGGGTGGTATAAGCAGCAGATGCTAGGTGATTAGCGGTACTAGGGCAGACATAACCGCTACCAGAATGCGAAAGCACAAAATATTAAAAGGAGTGTTAGGTATGGCTTATATCGGTAAAAAGGACTTTCAGATGCTTGGAAAGATGTGGACACAGATGCGAGATCACAATGGATATGTACCTGAAAGTATGTTTCTTGAGTTTTCCGATGTAATGCATAGAGTTTCGATAAATAACGATAAGGTCACTGAAAGAACTGTTAAAAAGATATATGAAGCTAGAGAGAAAGATAAGAATTATGGTCGCCGTCAGCAGAGATTTGTAAAGGCTTATCGGTGGGCATACGCTTGTAAAGCAAAAGAGGCAGTGGAGATGTATAAGAAATATAGAGAAGAATCTCCTGAGAAGATTAACGAAGTTATTGATTATTATGACAAGTGTCAAGAACAGTGTCGTCTTAAAAACGAAGAGAGTGATATCTAAAAGGAGCGATTGATATGGAAACAATGTACGACCGCATTAAGCGAATGGATAAGCATGAGCTCGCTGAGTTTATCTATGTTGTTTATCAAGCTGGTGTTAAAGATGGTGAACAGAATCTTTGTGATTCTCCCGCTGGTTTTTTTGGTTGCGGTTACTTCCTTAATGACAATGCAAAAACGTGGATGCCGAATGATAAGCCCGAAGATCTTTATGATGCTTTTTATATCTAAATATTAAAAGGAGTGTTTGTTTATGAAAAGATTGGATATAACTGTGAACTGTATGGCGGTTTACAATAGCTTTATTGATGTCCCCGATGATATGGATATTGATGAAGCTATTAAATATGCAAAGGAACATCTTTCCGATGTTCCCATTCCTGAAGGTCTTGAATGGGTTCCTGATAGTGACGTGTTAGATGAAGAGAACTGTGAGTTTGAAGATATGGATTAACTAAAATCATGCTTTTATCGGAGGTAAAAAAATATGTATTGCTTGTCTGCTTACAACAAGGACGACGACGATTATCGAGATCTTTTTTGGACTTCAAAATTAGAAGAGTGCATTGAAATCGGATTGTCTCTTGTTCCTTGTCTCAGAAGAGATATTCTCAAAGATAAAGATGGTGCGTCTTATGATTGGTTTGAAATTTGGGATAATGACGAATTAAGAGTTAAAGTTATTGGTAGATGGAATTGTTAAAGACTTGGTGTGAGGTGTGCAAAATGTATACAGTGAAAGATTTTTATGATGCCTATTGCTGGATGTATGGCGTAACAAAAGAAGAAGCAAAGAGAGTTTTTAGAGAAATTAGTGACGATAGTGTTTACGAACTGATTTACGGTTACAAAAACCAAGTAAATCAGATATTTTACAATGATTGAGGTGATAAATATGACCGAAAAAGATAAGCGTATTTTAAAATATGCGATTGACAATTTGATTGCAAGAGAAAACAACTTGTGCGAAGGATTTTGCAAAAACAATCCCGCACATAGAGCAGAACGTGAGCGTGATCGGGATTTGATTATCTTTGGTATTCGTGATGTTTTGTGTGAAGTTGAGCGTCTTGAAGAACAAGAGAAAGAGATGCTGAAGAAAGTCAAACATGAAGTGGTTCAGTTTTGATTGGAGTGATAGAAAATGGATACTAACATAAACCATCTTAACAGTAGAAAAGAATATATGGAGCTTGTTTGTCACAATTCTGATCCGTTTGATTTTTGGGAAGAAGTGCGAAAATTTCACAAGGAACGTGAGCAGGAGGAAAAAGAACATGACCAACACTGAAAAGAATATCGTTCTCGCAGCTCTTTCTTCTTATCGGCGCAAGCTGATGGATCAGAGCATTAGTTTTCTAAAAGCTGGCAATCACGAGGATGCAAAGCAGTCAACGATGGAAGCGGCCAACGTGAATGCGTTAGTGATTAAGTTTACAAGAGAAAAGGAGTTTGCAATATGACTAATCCCTGCCGTTACTGTGTGGCACCGGAGCGTTATCCTGGTTGCCACGACCATTGCGAAAAGCTGAAAGCTCATCGTGAAAGTGACGAGTATAAGAGATTGTGTGAATACAAAGAAAAGTATTTCAGAAACAATATGCCGAAAAATACGGTAGCAATCTATTATGATATGCGTCGTAAGAAGCATAAAGGTTTACATATGATGGGCTATAAAGGAATGGGTGTTTAATATGGACGAGAATGTTTTCAATAACATAATGAATTTTTTCGATGAATGGGAAGACACGTTAAATCATAGTATCGACACTATCATTAAAATAACAAGTGGGAAACCTGAATTAAACAACTGTAAAGAAATAGTTCTTGATAAAATTACGGCGCAGAAAAAATTTCTCTGGGAGCTAGAAAAATCTTTCTATAATAGATTTCAAAAGAGCAAATGAGGTAATAATATGAGAGAATTTGAAGGCTTTATTTTTCCTAACGGAAGAATTGTAGCGATTCCTGAAGAGGAATATATGGCAGCTATCGAAGCAGGAAAAGAAATTCTTGTGTTTTGTGGTGGATGGGCTGGTGGATACGCTAGAGCGTTTGGTGCAGATAAGGAACAGGATATTTATGAGCCTAATAAAACTTGTTACATGACCTATTCGTATGATGTCATGGATAAGACCTTTACGCCAGAAGATATGAAGCGGTTCGCTAAAGTGATTGTCACAGATGGTATCCGTGTGTACATGAAAACAGGTGAGTCGGCCAGTGATTATTATTCTGGAACATTCTGTGACTGTTGTACGAAAGACAGGCTCGAAGAACATTACCCTGACACTTGTAGCAACGATATCGAACAATACGATTTCAGTGATTGCCAGACAGTTGATTTTGATATGACGGTTCGTATGCTGGGTGCAGATGATAAAGATTATGAAGGTATGGTAAAGATGCTCAAGGGGATTTTGAGGTGATAAAATGTGGGATTTAGTTGAAAATGAATATTCTAAAAAATATGGGATTGGGTGCGCAACCTTTTTTCGTGACAAACAATTAAAAACAGCAATGGTTATGTATAAATATAATGGCCGTAGCGTTATGTTTTGCTATTCCGAGTACGATAATAAGATTCTATCTGACGGTGATAAAGACGAAATTGAGATGACAATCAAAAAGAAACTCAACTTTTGGAAGGATTAACTATGTGGGATTTAATGGGTAACAATTATTCAGAAGTATACGGTATTGGATATGCTTTACTGAATGGAATTTCAGCTGGATTTTATGTGAGTGTCATGTACAAGGATCTTGGAGATGAAATTTACTTCTATTATCTTGATAATGCTCCTTACGGAGAACTCGATGATAATACCAAAAATAAAATTGAAGATATTATCCGTGATGACCTTAACAAGCGTCATATTTTTGGGGAGGACTGATCATGTGGGATCTGAGGGAAGTTCACGCTTGTTTTGATGGTGAAGGCTGGGTTTGGAATGAATCTTTTCATCACAAGAATGTGTTCGTAGGAGAGAATGAAGATCCGAAAGAAATCTTTTGGCAGGAATGTCAGATGTTCTTTCTTCAGGATTATCTAAACAAGTGTGAAATCGTGGATGATGGCGATATTCTGGAACTTCAATTGAAAGGTTCTGGTGAGCCGGTTCTTGCTATGGTGATTGCAGAGTAAAGGAGAATGAGTTATGAAAATTCACCCTAAATATATTGATGTTTTGGAATCGCTGGATTGGCGCGTATGTGACTATACAGGTGATGGCAGAGTTGAAATTGAAAATTATTCTCCAGCAGGAGAGGACTTAATCGTTTGTGTGGAGGTTGAAAATTTTCCTGAATCAGTTTATGAGTATGCCTGTGATTTTGATGCTGATGAGCACGCAGAGATGTGGGTGGGGCATCGTGGTAAAGGCGGTTGTCCTTCTAGTGTCAGAGAACTTATTGACGACGCTGATGCTATTAAAGAAATGTTGAAAGAATTAGCTAATAGACTTATGGAGGTGGAATAAATTATGACTCGTTTTTATCTTAATGCGGGTGCTCTTGGCTGTTGGATGCACCAGAATAAAGCACAACACACTGGTGCTTATGTCGAAGGTGTTTTGGTTGATAGTTTTGTTGTTGAAACAAAGCGTGGTGTTGCAGCTATCTATGAACACGCTCTGAATGAGTGGACCAGTAACTATTATGTTGAGTTCACCGATTATAAGAACGGTTTTAAGAACGGAGAGGTCGATAAGATTTGGTCTGATTGGTACGCTTTTGAAGAAAAGGCTAGTGCATAAGAGGTGAATGTCTATGAATGATGTTGAAAAGATTATCAATGCCTTGAAGGACGAATATTCTTATTGCCAAGATATTGCTTACACTGCACTAAAAGAAAGCGATGAAGAGAGAATGACATGGTATTATGGCAAAGCAAACGGAATTAAAAAGTCTATTGAAATAATCGAAAAAATGAAGAATTACGGAATCATTTTGTAAAAGGGAGATTTTAGATATGAAAAACCTGTATTGCTACGACAATGAAATCATAAAGTGGATCTACGGTGATAATCTGTATTGCTTGCATATCCAGCACGATGATGAAGCAGATAATAATCCTCGTTGGTGGGATGACCATGATTCCACAATGGCCTGTTTCCATTCTCGATACAATCTGGGTGATAAGATTGATGAAAAAACACCGGAAGAGTTTTGGAATGACCTGGTTTACAAGTATTGTTCTGATGAAGAAATTCTGGATGCACTTCTAAATATGAAGTTGGAAGATACTTGTGTTGTTGTCGATGAAAATTATATCGATGAAAAACGCTATGCAATCTGTGATATTGGAATTCTATCTGATAAAAAAGTTTCGGAAAATCCGATGTGTGTTGGATTGAAATATAACGAAATCATTACATATGTTCGTGGAGATTTTTCTATTAAAGATTGTCAGATCCTTCTCGAAAAACATATTGCATGGCTTCCACTCTGGTTACATGACCACTCTGGCTTGTCTATGGATTGCGACACACGGTTTAGAGGTTCATGGGACGATAGCAATGTTGGCTGGATTGTAATCGCTATTACAGATGGTTCTGATGAAACCAAAAACGAAGCGGAACGAATCATGCGTGATGAAGTTGAGATTTACAGCGATTATCTTTCTGGTGAAAACTACGGCTATACACTTTATCGAGAAGAACACGGAGAGTGGAAAGAAATCGATAGGGCATTTGGATTTATCGGTACTGATGTGTTTGAAAATGGTATTGCATACAGCGCTGGATGTGGTCTCGAAACAGCATTAAAGGAAGATCGGTGTAATATCGGTGAAGCAGAGAAAGTTGTTACTGTTACTTATAACTTTGATAACATTTAAGGAGGCATGGATCATGAAGAAACTTACAGCGGAAGAGTTTGCCGAAAAGGTTATGGAGAACGGCACTGAAATTGATTACAGTGAATGTTCTTCTAAGGATCGCGGTTGCGAGGTCTGGGAAATCTATGCGCATATCAATGAAAATGGCGAAGTAGTCCATGGAAATGGAATCGGAATCGAAAGTATCTGGACGTACCTAGAACTTGAAAATGAAGAACAGAGCAAGGCGTTTATGAACGGTGAGCTGGATGATATGGAAAAGAAAGTTATTATTGATGATCTTTACCCTGAATATCTTAAAATTTTGGAAAACCTATAATAATTTTATTTTATGAGAGGAAATGGATAAAAATATGATGGAAAAAATTAAACTTCTGAAGCGTGAGCTTTTTATGGATGGATTTGATACAATTGAAAACTTTGTTGGTTATAAACTGAATGAAGACGAGGATGATGATGTTATTGAACGCCGAGTGGATATTGCAATCGATTCGATGTCGGAAGATGAGTTGAATATTTGGTTTGTAAAGTATAATATCGTTTAAATTTTCGGATGAAAATATTCTCAATGAGGTGTAAAAGCATGAAGATGAATATTGACATTGATATTGAACGTGTTGGAAAGGGTTTATTTAACGTCTATATCAGCGATAATGGAAATTCTGGTGCGGAATACAAAAATGTAAATTGTGATCAGATCGGTGAGTATGTAGCAGATTTGATTGATTGTCTGGAAGAAAGTTATGAGGTTTAAAGTATGAGTTACAACGGTGGGCCTTGTTGGTCATGCATTGAGAAGTCTTGTAAGAACTGTCCATGTGCTGTCGCAGAGTCTTTTGATAGCACATATCTTACTGCACAATGGATGTTAAAACTAAGAGAAAATAAAGATGATTGTGACAAATTTGTTGAACGTCTTTGGAAGGAGAACACTGATTTTGCATGGGTTGAAAACGAACGTGGAGAATTAGTTCTTGATCAGAAGTGGAGAGGCTTTCCCGTTGACAATTTCACACAGGATGAATGGTTTCATTGGGTAGATGAGTTCCATAGTAAAGGCGTTGGCTGGATTTACGAGAATGTGAGTGTGTAAAAGGAAGAATATTATGTGGTGCGTTATTGAGTGTAGTTGTGATGGTGAAATTTTTGAGCCTGATTTTTTCGATAGCAAAGAAGAAGCAGCAGAATTTATTAAGGATGATGCAACTGAATGCTATAGAAATATTTGTGATCTGCCAGAAGCAAATATTAATATTAGAAATGATGGCCTATCTGCTTCTGTAAATACAGATGAATACAGCTGGGTTTGGAAAGCGTTTGATATTTCTGACAAACTGATGTAAAAGGAGAGTTTTATTATGAAATATGACACTCAAGCGATGGCCGAGGTCCTTTGTAAAACAGCAGGCGTTGAATATAGCTCTGATTTGGAAAAATTGCTATACCATTTAGATGTTCAAGCACAAAATCCTTACAATGCAGATTTTCGGCGTACAGGTTTGGCTATCATTGTAAAAGTGTGTGAGGAGTTGGAAAAACGATAATGTATTACCATCTTGAATACTCTGTCAGACACTTTATGTACGGCGATACATATAGAGGACATGAAATATATCCAACAAAAGAACTGCGTGATGCAGAGATTGACTGGATGAAAACGTGTTACAGCAGACCGACCGAGCTTGTCTATGCAACGTATGAAACCGAAACGCTTGGTGAAGAGAAGATAATAATATAAAGGAGAAAAACGAATGATTAACGTTAATGAACATGATTTCAAAATCAAAATTCATAATGGTTGGTTGATTGCCACGGGGTCGGCAGACAAAGAATGCTATCCGGGTATGCTGATTTTTTACTCTAAAGACGGAAAGACATTTTCGTGGTACGATTTAATTACGGTTATTGAGCAAGATGCAGTAAATGATAAGATTCAAACCGACCTGTATAAGAAAGGCTGCGAAGATTGTTGTCATGTTTTTGATTACGAGGATGGAGAATTGATGGAGTGAACGTTATGATGAAAAGTTTCTTCAATAAAAATTTTTTTAAATTTAAAACAAAGTCTGGGTACATTGTTATTTTGACTTCAATGGATAAAAATGGGCACATGACTGCATTTGCATTTAACTCAGTCGATGGAAAAACCTTTCATCCGTGGGATTTGATTAAGGTTTTTGATAACGAGGACGAACGTATGGCAGATTTTAATTATGACGACATGAGGTGAGAGTTATGACTGCACATGAAATTGCAAGAGATTTTATTCGCAAGATGAACCCATGTAGATGGAATGGACGTGGATACAAACCGGATACATTTAATGATAAAGATCAGATTAAATATCATGTAGATGGTCACTCCGAAATTGATGTGGATGTTTATTATGAATATGATGCTGGCGATAATAGTTGGTGGCATTTTTGTGATGCACGTGATAATGCTTCTGGCGATAAAATTCTTGGTGTGTGTAATCCTAATGTTTGGTCTATTGATGCAATTGAAGAATCTGTTAAATTTTTATTTAGCAAAATGAATATTGAAATTAAATAAAATCGAGGTCTTAAGAAATGGGAAAAGATATAACTGTTATTTATTGCGATACATGGGGTAAAGGACAAGAGTGTATAATATGTAAAACTATGACAAGTGCTTTGAATCTTGTTGATGCGGATATCGAAGTAACAATGTTTGACTTACTCTGCGAAGGTTACGAGCCAAAGCTTATTTATGGCGGTTTTCATATCGCTAAAGTTTATGTTCCTGATACATCTATTTGTGCTTGGTGGGATATTAAATAAGGAGGATATTAAAATGGAATTGTGTAACGAGATTTGGTGTGTTATTGAATGCAGTGACGTAGGTGAAGTTTTTGAGCCGGAATTTTTCAAGAGTGAGGAAGAAGTAATGAATTACATAAGGCAAGATGCTGAAGAATGCCGTGCTACATATTCCGATTATCCTGATTTCGACGTGTTCTTTGACGAGGAAGGTCTGTGCGCAACGGTTGGAAACTCTGAGATGAGTTGGACGTGGCGTGGATTTCAGGAGAGCCGTAAAATTGAGAATCTGTGTGAGGAGTAATAGATATGGATGTCAATGATATTAAGATGTTTGAGCAGATGATGGTTGATAGCGCATTTATTGATGCCGTTGATTATGATTCAAAGGTTGCTGCACGAGCTGTGGAAGCACGCAAGATGAAAATGAAGGGTGTGTGCTCCTTTAATGAATATATTGGTTATTTGCAGAGCATTACCGGCAATGCAAAGTTGTTTTGGAAGTATCAGTTTTGAGGTGACGATTATGAGTGAATTTGAAAATCATGTTTTCGATGTTTGGAATCGTTTTGTAAGAAATATGCCTTGTTGTCCAGAAGATGGTTGTGATCGTTGGTGTGATGGTGAGAATATTCTATGCAAAACATATGAAGATGCACAGAAGGTTGCTGATTATATTGATGAAAAGGCTGGACGAGCAATATCTGCTACCGGTTTTTATGATCCAGAAGAAGATAAGAGAATGGGATGTGTAGATAAGTATACTGGATGGTATTATGTCACGATTTGATAAAACAGTTCTTCTAGGAGGGAATAATATGATCGATAATAAAACTATGCTTTGCGCAATTGCAGGCAAACATAATATGGAAGTTCTTGAAGGGGCACTTGATACAGTCAATGAATTTTTGGATTCTGGTGCTGTTATTTATGTGAAAGTAAAAGGAAAAGATTGTTTTGTAAAACTCGAAAAAATTGAAACCAGAGTGATGATCATGCCGTTTATTTAAAAACATAAAGGAGTAAAACAAAATGACTACTAACAATTCTATGACCGTAATAACCTCTAAGCCTTTTGGCGCACTGAATGTGGATGTATACGAGGATGGTAAGCATCAGTATTACATGACCCGTGAACAGATTGGCACAGCACTGGAATATAGTGATCCAAGAATTGCTATTTACAAAATTCATCAGCGCAATGCAGACCGCCTTGATCCGTTGAGCTCCGTAACCAAATTGGTTACTCAGGTCGGAAATCATACAGAAGAACGTGAATTGTTTTGTTACAATCTGCGTGGCGTGATGGAGATTTGCCGCTTTAGTCGTCAGCCAAAGGCAGATGCGTTCATGGATTTCTGCTGGGACATCATGGAGTCCTTGATGCGTGGTGACACCGTTCTGGCTACGCCTCAGATGGATGCTGCACTGAGTAAGGAGTTCATTGATGTAAGACTTCACGCTCTATTTGATAGTATGAAGAATCTTCAGAGTGAGCTTGATTCTACCCGGAAGAATCTTAGTGACCAGATTGAGGAAGCTCGTGCCACTAGCAATGAAGCACTGAATGTGATTAGCAGCGTATCTCAGTGTGTCCATCAGATTAAGGACAAGCAGATGGATAACGCGATTCGCGCTAAGAATTATACTCCTCGCAATGTTTTTCAGGACGAAATGAGTGAATGGCGTAAAGATTTGTATAGCAAGATTGGTGTGATTGCAAATACCAAAGGTTACACAAATAAGGAAACGCTTCACAAGGTTTATGAATATCTGAATCGTAATTATGGTTTCGTTTTGGAAGATGCTCGGGCAAAGTATATTAAGAGAACGAATCGTAGTGGGAAAATCTCTACGATTGATATTATCGAAGAGGACTCCACTTGGAAATCCGTTATGGGCGCTGTTGTTGCAGATATGTACGCGGCATCTATTGAACGTCTGCATCAGAACCAGAGTGAACTTCGTCCTGTTTTGAAGACCATTGAAGCAGTTCCTGAGGTAAATGTGAACGATGCTCCCGTGGTTGAGGTGGAAGCCAAGGAAGTTGTTAATGAGAAGCCTAAGAAACAGAGTGAGACGGCGAAGATTCTTTTCCCGATCATGATGCCTCTGGCGGAAAAACTTGGTGACAAGCCACAATATAAGCACACTTATACACTAATCTATGAGTGTATTGGTTATAAGAAGATGAATAATTTGTTTATTGCTTATGAGAAAGCTCATAGTAAAGCACCAAATCCGAAGACGAAGGTGTTTATCGAAAACGAAAAGAATCTTGCACTGTTTAAAAAGGCTGTAAAGCAGCTGATGAAAGAACAGGAGAATGAGTAAGAGACTGTTATTGAGTAACTTGACACTCGTCAGTTTACTTCCAAAGTTCGTAATGATCTATTCGAAAAGAACTGAGGTACATAAAAATGAAGGTCTATATTTTACATGAATGTATTGATTCTAGCGATTTTTACGCTGAAGATAATGTGATTATGGTCACAAAGGATAGAATCAAAGCAATTGATAAAATGGTATTCCTGTTTAATGAAAGCAAGAATGATTTACAACCGGTGAGTGATGATGAAACATGGTGCGAAGCTGCGGAAGCATCTGTTGTTTGTAGTGGTGAAAATTATTATCGTCACCACTGGAAGATTGATGAATTTGAGGTATAAGAACATGATGAAATATGGAAATATAACGTGCAAACGATGTGGTGTCACGTGGTATGGGCCAAAGTGTGGAAAGCTTTATTGCGATAATTGCAGAAAGATTGTGGATAGAGAAAAGGATATTAGATGTAAAAATAAAAAGAAACATAAGCCGACATTTATTGAAATTGCAAAAATGGCAGACGCAGAAGGATTGTCCTATGGTAAATATTGTTTAAAATATGGAATTTAAAGGAGATGCAAATATGAACGCAGTACCTGAGAAAAACGAAAATAACGCAGTTGAGTTTAATCCGCCAAAGGTCGATCCTACTCCTAAAGTGAAACATAACCAGGCAAAGAACTATAATATTAAACGCCAGGAAGCTTGTAATGGAACGGTGCAACCTATTAAAGATGTAGAGGATATTAAACGAATTTCGGAATATTTTTGGAATCGTGGGATGTACCGTGATTGGTGTTTGTTTAATGTTGGTGTATGTACTGGTTTTCGTGCAAGCGATTTGCTTCGTTTTAAGGTTTCAGATGTTACAACACAGAGGGTAAATGGAAAGTTGCAAGTAAATGCAAATGCAAAGATACGAATGAAGGAAAAGAAGACTGGAAAATACCGTATTGTTTTTCTTCCAGAATCTGCTTTGGAAGTGATTTCTACTTATATTGATAAAGTAAGACTCCATTATAACGATTGGCTTTTCCCGTCATGTAAAGGTAGCTCTCGCAATTCACTGAGGAGCACAGGCGGGACATCAATTAGTAAAAAGACTGGAATTATGTATACACACGAGGCAAATCCAAAGGTAGCCGGGGAGCCGCTTGATGTGGATAGTTTTGGACGAATTATGAAAAAGGTTCAAAAGGATATGGCTCTTCCATATAATCTTGGAACACATAGTTGCCGTAAGACATTCGGTTATCAGTTTATGGTACAGCACCGTGATGATGTTATGGCTCTGGCATGGCTTCAACACGCTTTGAATCATAGTAGTCAGGCAATCACTCTTCATTATATTGGTCTTGATTCAGAAGTGGATGAGAGATATTACTCTGGAATCAATTATGGTGTGAATACTCATAGTGAGAATTCTTGAGGTGTATGATGGCTGATACTTATATTAAAATCTGGGATACTTATGAGAGCTACTTTGAACCCCTTAGTGCTGCCGAGGTGGGGCGTCTGGTACTGGCGATGATGAAATATAAATCGTATGGAACGGAGCCTGAACTCAACGGAAATGAGCGGTATGTGTGGCCTGCTGTGAAGAGAGATTTGGATAAAGATGCTGAATACATCGAAGGCAAGAGGATTTCTGGTAAAGCTGGTGGCTCATCAAGCAAGCGTAAGCAAAACGAAGCAAACGCAAGCAAAGCAAAGCTAGAAAAAGAAAAAGAGAAAGAAAAAGATAAGATATCGTCTTCGTCTTGTGATGAGACGACAACGACGAAACCTATCGAGGATGTTTTCCGAGAGAATATCGGGAATCTTGGTGCTACTGGTCAAAAGGCTTTAGCAGAATATGTCGAACGCATGGGTGACGAACTTGTGCTTGCTGTGATTGGTAAGTGTTCTGATCTCGGCGGTAGCACATGGGCTTATGTGCGAAAAGCTCTGGATGAAGCAGAATCTCTTGGTTGCAAGACTGCTGATGATTATCGCCGGGCTTGTCCGATAGGGAGTGGTCGTAATACAAGAGTGGATAGACAAGTTCCTAGTGGAAACGATTGGTTGAAAAATGCAACAAAGCGTCGTCCGCTGGTTAAAAGAGAACTAGAAACAGCGTGAATTGAGGTATAAATTATGGGACTGTTACTTGGTTTGGGTCTGATTGGTGCAGCATTTTGTATTGATGCAGTGAAGCAAGCGCCGTTTGATAGGGCGTATCGTCGTTTGGAAAATGAGTGGGGAACTTGTACATCGGAAGAGAGTAAGCGGTGTGATGCTCTGAAGTATGCCGTGCAGAACGGTTTATGTTTTGAGAACGAAAAGAAGCCTGTGATTGAGTGGCAGAAGCTGAGAGATCTTCAGTGGAAGTATCAGCTGGCTGGTATCTCTTGGCCAAGAGAATCTGCGATTCGAGATGTGTGTCGTTTGGCAGCTCGTGACCGTGGATTTGAGTACAAGGGGTATCTGCGTAATACATTGACTTTTGGTTATATCACTGATCCGAAAAATATTTGCAAGCTTGGTATCGTAGATTGAGAGGAGGTTTGAAAATGAATAACACTCGTAGAAAAGCTATTAAGCAGACCATTGACCGTTTTGATTCCATCCGTAAGAAGCTGGACGAGCTTGTATCTGAGGTTGAAAGTGTAAAATCCGATGTTGAGGATATCCAGTGGGAAGAAGAAGAGTATCGTGATAATATGCCGGAGAACCTGCAGGGGAGTGAACGGTATGATAAAGCAGATGAAGCTTGCACAAACCTGTCTGATGCTGTGGACGCTCTGGAAGATATGATTGGTGCGTTGGATTTTGATTTTGGTGATGTGACTACATCTCTGGAGGAAGCGATGGAATGATTAAGACCACAAACCCATTAAAGAGAAGTGCATGGGCTGTGTTCTTGTACAGGGGCAAGCAAGTTTGTTCGTATCTTTTGCGTAATAGCAATCTTGGGGATAAGGAACGCATGGTAGAGCTGCTGGCACGAAGGTACATGACAGAGCCTGAGAACATTGTTGTAGATATTGAATTCAGAGATTGAGGTGATAAAGAATGACTGCGTTTATGATGTTTGTTTTGAATGTAGCACTGATAATAACAGTGAACAATAATCCGTTTGTGTTTTGATGAAAAAAGGAGATTGGTCTTATGAAAAAGTATGAAGTGGTTTGGACGGAACTTGAAGATGGGAGTCTTAGATGTGATGCGAATAACAATGGGTTCAGTGGTATGGAAATCTTATGTCTTCTTGAAGTGAAAAGAGATGATGTAAAGGCACAGATGTATAACAATACGAAGTTTACGAGGTCTATTCTTGACATGAATGGTATTCGAGAGAAAATTACCAATAAAACCTAAATTCTTTGGAGGGAAAATGAAATGATTATTACTATGTATCGAAGAAAATGGAAGTTCTCGGTGATGAGTGCAGAAGATGCGGAAAACTTTATCCGACAGCCGCATTTCGAACGGATTCGGTTTATCTCAATTACTGAAGCTAATGGCCATCACATTGATTTTCATAAGTGTGAATGTAACATCACATTCCTTCCATTGAAGTTTGATGATTGCACTACTAATCTGGAAGGTACATGTATTACGGATATTCAAGCTAGGAATATTGTGAAATTTGTCTTGGATAACCACGAAGCAGATAAGACCGATTGGTTCTGCGTAAATTGTGCTGCTGGCGTATCGAGATCTGCAGCCGTGTGTGCTGCTATTATGAGAATTCTGTGTAATGACGATATGCCGGTATTCACCAACAGTCATTTTTGTCCAAATATGACAGTGTACCGTGAAGTACTCAATGCTTGGATTAATCGCCTATCCGATGAGAACGATATGATTTCGACTGAGGTATGGAATGCTGTGAACCAGGATATGTAAAACAAAGGAGTGAAAAAATGACAAACACGAAAGAAAAAGAACTGCGGGCTGGTGTTATGAAAGTTGTCAGCTGGTTGGATAATAATTGGCGTTGGATTCATACCAATGATTTTGGAGATGAAGAAAAGGCAATGGATTCAGTTGAGATTTACCATACAGTCTTGAATACGATTGAGATGCTTGGTGGTGATTGGCAGCGTGACGAGAATGGAAAGCATCGGGTGTTTATCGTTGGAGTTGGTGGAAAGGCAGAAGAATAAAGGTGGTGGACAACAATGAAGATTGATTTGACTCTCAATGAAGCACGAGTTATACAAGATGCGCTTGATGCGACGAGCTTGTGTCGGTCTGGATGCTATATTGGTTACAAGAGTGACGATGAGGATTTGTGTTTCAGACTTGATAAGAACGGAAACTATCGCTGTAGGCTGATGCGTGAAATCGATTCTATCAATGGCAAGATCGAAAATGCAATACACAATGGTCGATAAAATCCGGGTTCTTGTGGATATTTAACAAAAGGATGTGTAGATCGATGATATAACTATTGATGACGTAGGATTATTAGTAAAATTTTGGAAAATAAAATTGTTTTATTGAAAATTACATTCATGTGGTGTATGATTTAAGCAACCTCAACACAAGATGTTTAAGCCAAAAGAAATGTGAGGTTAATATAATGTGGATTATGATAATATCGTTTATTGCATTTTACTTTATACTGCTTGTTCCTTTTGGGATTTTTGTAATGGGCCTACTGAAAGTGACGTCTATTGCAGACGATCAGAGTGAGCGGCTGGAAATGGAACATGGAGGGATGGTCAAAATGGATAATTTGAAATCGTGTCCGTTCTGCGGTGGAGAAGTTGCCATTGCCGAAACAGGAACTGATGCAAAGAAGTGGATGTTTATTTCGAGATCGCATGGCGAAAACAAATGCACTTGCCGTGTTTTTATGGAGAGTGGGGAGTATTGGTTTGATTGCTCCGAAAAGGATAAAGAAAGAATTAAAGCCGACCTTATCGAAGCATGGAACAAACGAATTTATAAAAGTTAAGTTCTAGGAGGGTTTTATATGCTGATATTTGAAAAGAATCTGTTTTATGACTGCACCAAAAAGGAGCTCGAAAAGATTTCAGAGGCCATCAAAGAAGACCAAAGCAATGGAGTGCTCACTTTTGGAATGGAGGCTATGAAAGTTCAGATTGAGCGAATCCGAGAACATTTCAGTGTTCCGGGGAAAGCATTTGATCGTGTATCTGCTTACAATCTTGCTAAAGAAGAATTATATGATGAAATTGCCGAACGATATTTTCAAATTTGATAAAAACTAGGATTCGGGAGGACTATATGCAAGTTGGAGATAGAGTTTACGCTGAAGATTGGTGCGAAGGCATTATCGATGAAATCGACGGAGATACTGCCATTGTTGAGTTTACTACTTTTTGCGGAGGTGGCAGGCTCTCATTTTTATTGAAAGAACTTCAGTTAATCGAGTCTGATAAAAACTAAGATTTAGAAGGAGATAATAATGGGCGTATTAGTAGACCGGGAAACGGCAAAGAAAGTCGAAAGAATCTTTGAACATCCAAACGAAATTTACTCTGTATATCTCAAATCGTCTGACGAAGCAGTCTGGCTCCAAGGAAAAGTTGAACTATACAAATATTTAAGAAGCTTGTAAAACCAAGTTCTACGGAGGAAATACATTATGAAAAAGTTCGTTGCTCTTTTTGAAGGTTGGAATGATAAACACGACCATGAATGTATGTGCTATGTTATTGATGTGGATGATGACTTTGAAAGCATTTTGAGTGTTGAAGAACAGGCAGAGAAGATGGCTCGAAACGAGTATCCTCATCTGAAAAGTTTTGAGACGCTTTACATCAAAGAACTGCTTAACAGATAAAACTAATCTTTTATAGGAGATGACTTCGGTGATACTAACATTAGGTATCGACAATTTTGATAAAGACAAATTTGAAATTCCTCATAATTCAGAAAAATCACAGTTCTTGAATAAGCCGGTAGGAGGTTTGTGGGGTTCAACTTTTACTCCAAATTACAATTATGTAAGTGATTGGGCGATGTTTGTTTTTGAAAACGATTTTGCCACTTCTATATACCGCAGTGGAATCGTATACAAACTAAATTCTAACGCCAGAGTTTTAGATATTGATACTCGTTATGATTTCGTCAAACTGTTGAAGAACTTTGGGTGCCTTTCGCTTCCTGGATGTGCTTTAATTTGCAGTCAAAACAAACGATTTATAGATTGGGACAAGATTGTTAAGCTTTATGACGCAGTTCATTTTAGTCGAGAAACGGTTATGTCTTGTCGTTTTATAATGAATGAGGAACGATTAGATAATGGCGAAGTGTTTACTGTGTCCAATTTATACTCGTATGATTGCGAGAGCTGGGTAGTGTGCAACCCCGATGTGATTGATATGACATCGATTCGCAAGATCGAAATGGATGGCGAAGGCCGATTGGTGAAAAGCTAACTAAAAGGAGATGGCTACAACGAAGCGAAGGGTAAAAAGAGATAAGTTTAAGCGTGCAAAACAGTACATTGACAATAATCTGGGTCAAACTGAATTTTTGGCTTTGTGTTATGACTTGTATGATTTTGAGCATGGCGTAAATAATAAGCCGAGTGGTCCATTTAATAAGACTCTGGATGTTCTTGGAATGTGGGATGAAACAGACTCTGTGGCCGCAGCAATCATGGACTCTGCACACAAGATGTTTGGAAAAATGGTGTTTATGCTGCTGGAAGACAATGTGACGGAATATCTGGATTATGATGCGGATTGTTTGTACCGTAATTGATAAAACCAATATTTTAGGAGTGATATTATGAAAACTTTTGATGTTTTAAAAGTTGGACAGACTATTATGGCCGAAGACGGGGACACAATGAAAGTTATTGATTATGATTTTTATGGGACAGGGCAGAATATCATGTGCTTCATGTCGGATCGTTGTGTATATCCATCAACTGAGTTTAATGCAGGCGATTGGGAGATTGAAAGTTGAGAGGAGGTTTTATTTATCACTAATAAGTTGTTAACAAATCGTGAGCAAAGCGTTGCTATTGTGTGTATAATGTGCCTGCTGGCAGGGAATTTAGTAATAAAAGCGTTACCGAATACTGAAGTTGGAGGCACATATACATATTATAATGATCAATCAGTTCATAATGTTACGCAGGCAACAAAAGAAGATGAGAACGATGAACCTACAATTTTTGTAAAGGAAATCGTTGAGACGAAGGTGGTGAACTTTAGCCAGGGTAAACATGAACTCACTGATGATGAGCGTGCTCTTGCAGAGCAGATTGTTGCTTGTGAAGCAGGTGCTGACAGTTTGGAAGGCCAGATGGCCGTTGCTCAATGTCTTTATGATTCCGCTGTACTTGATGGTCTAACCATCCAGCAGGTCTTTAAGAAGTATGGTTATAGTTCCTTATATAATAGGAAGGTTACGGCAGAGAATGAGCTGGCTGTCTCTATGGTGTTTGACTATGGTGCTAAAATTTCAAACAAACCTATTCAATGGTTTGTAACCCCGACTGCAGCTCCCGGCAGTTGGCACGAGCGTGGAGCAACCTTTGCTGGACAATTTGGCGCACATAGGTTCTATTATGATTCGAAGTTGGTTGTGGATGATGCTGAGTGAATGGCATCATCTAAAATTTTGATAAATAATACAACAAAAAGATGTGTAATATATTGACTAAAACAAAAGGCTGTGTATAATATATCTTGAAAGTTGTTTGTGTGAGCGGAAGGCGGTTATTCTTGATGAGCGATAGAAAGGTTTTGAAAGTTATACGGGTTGATGATTTTTTAAAGTACATAAGAAAAAAGCGAGTGTGGGTCTGCTTTGTTTGTAATGGTGTGGATATTCACATGATCTGCAAAAAGATTGACGACATTGGCGTAGAGACGGGTGGGATTGTTAATGGCGTGGGGTTCTTCGGAAATGAGAGTCACATCGAGTTGCGACAAAAATGCCATGAAGTAAGGAGAATTGAACTTAGGTCTGGCTGTGCAGAGAAAGCGTATGAGATGATCTTCGATAATACCAGTGTGTTCGTATCAGAGAATCCTGAGTTGTACGGGCACTAAAAATATTTTCAAAAACCTCTTGACTTCTGTAATTGTATCCTGTATAATGTAGCTATGGAACGGAGCTACATCATTGTAGAGGAGAATGACTATGGATAACAATATTGACCCAAAGGTCGGAGAGGTTTGGTTGGTTGATCTATCCAATGCGACAGGTCATCAGCAGCGCGGCATTCGACCGTTCGTTGTGACAAGTAACAACAAGCGTAACCTCTTCAGCCCAACAATCAAGGGGAATCCGTTATCTTCAAGAACGTATAAGCGTTCTCCGGTTCATGTTCTACTCTCAAAGGAAGACTGTGAGTTCCTAGAGGTTGATAGTATCGTTCTCTGCGAAGAGACTGATACACTTAACAAAGGACAGTTCATCAAGAAACTTGGTGTCTTGTCGGAGTGTCAGATGAATATGATCGCAATGGCAAGATGCAAGGATGAACCGTTTTTGCTCGCAGCGTTCCTGAGTGGCGTACAACATACTATAGATTTTCAGAATTTTGCCGCATTTGCTTGATTTGTTCTCAGGTTTAATGGTACACTACATAATAAGAAGGAGTGTGCCACTATGCTTACTGAAGAAAAAATCAAAGCTTTTGCCGAAAAGTATTCTGATAGAAGCGGTGAGTTTGTTATATCGACACTGCGTCACGTTATGGACTATGAGGCTGAACATGGGTATGAGTTGTTTGACTTTACAAAAGATGATTTTGTAAAGATGTTTGCTAAATACAATTGGGTGAACTCAAGTCGGTCGTTCAGAAATGTAAAGTCGATAATTACAGGGTACATCAAAAGTGAGGATCGAGCGAGCATGTATGACTTAGCTGAATTCTCGGAAAGCGATGTGAGTTCAGACAATATGTACGAGGACAAGTATTTTGCGTCAGTTGATGAGTTTGTTGATTTCTTGGATAAGTATGAAGAACCATATCAGATTCGTATGAATGTGATTGCTGCGCTGTACTGGATTGGCCTTACTTCTGAAGAAGTTTCTAATCTGACGATTAACGATGTTGACTTTGAATCACGTACTGTTTTGAATAAGACCGGTGTTGACGCGAGATTGATGAATATCATCAAGCAGTGTTATGAAATGAAACAATACGATGCTCCAAATATGGGTGGATACAGAACGTTTTATGTCATAAATGGTGATTACATCCTTCGCAAAACAGAGGATAGAACTGGTGCAGACAGTGATTCAAGAATGTCTACAAACACAATTCATAGTTATTTCACGCGCTTGAATGATATTCTCGAAAGAAGATATCATTCAAAGGCTTTAGATCGAAGACATCTGACCAGAAACGGCGAGTATGTCAAGGTTTATAACTACTGTAAAACTCATCCAGAATTTAATCTTGCAGAACTTAGTTTCGGAAATGGTAAAGATCCTCTTGCGGACATTATCGGAAGAAAGTGCAGCAAGGTTGCCTACATTAGTTTCCGGCAAGGATACAAGGGCTGGATCGAATACTTCCACAAAAATTAAAAACAGGGGGCTTCGGCCCCTTGATTTTAACATTGTAACTATATAACACAGGATACATAAAATACTATTTGAATGGAGAATGATAACAATGTCTGATTTCAAGAAATTTCGTGCACTGCTGCAAGACCACTTCAATGAGATGGTGAAGGGCGAAAACCCTCTGTTTATCACCGATGCAGACGAGGATGAACTGTACAATCTGTATCTCGACAGCTTCCCGGCTGGCACGAATGAGTTGTTCCGTAAACGGCGCGAGTATGACTGTTCCTGCTGCCGCCGTTTCGTGAAGAATATCGGCAAGCTAGTAGCGTTTGATGATGGAAAAATGATTACTGTGTGGGATTTTGATGCAAAGTCTGTCAAGTATCAGCCTGTTGTGGACGCCCTGGATGCTTATGTGAAGAGCCGCACTATTGTGAATCCGTACTTTGTCAGTCGCAATATGATTGGTTCTGGCGATATGTTCGGCACCGAGATGAACTACGAGTACGATGAAAATCACAAGGATGTGCATACTTGGGACCATTTCGCAGTCAAGATTCCGCAGCGTTTCATTGTGCGGCCTGATGACGTTGCTACCAAGATGGCTCAGTGGCGTGATTCCGCAAACGTATATAAGCGTTCTCTGGAAGAACTGACCATGGATGCTGTTGATACTGTTCTGGAGCTGATTGCACAGAATAGTCTGTATCGTGGTAAGGAATTTGAAAACGCCGTCAAGGTATTCAAGACTAACAAAATCGAATACGACAATACTCCGACTGAGAACAAGGCCGCATATGTTTGGTTGGCACCGGCGTGGAGCGATATAGGACAGCTTCGTATCCGTAACACCGCTATCGGTACTTTGCTGGTAAATCTGAGTGAGGGTATGAACGTGGATGCAGCCGTTACTGCTTTCGAGAAAGTTGTTGCTCCTGCAAACTATAAGCGTCCCAAGGCGATTTTTACCAAGAAGATGTTGGAAGATGCAAAGAAGACTGTCACCGAACTTGGCTATATGAGCAGTCTGGGTCGTCGGTTCGCCACTCTGGATGATGTTACTATCAACAACATCATGTTCTGCAACCGTGATGCTGCCCCTCGTGTGATGGGCGCTGTGAATCCGTTTGAGGCAATGGCTAAGACTGTTGCGATTGATCCGAAGAAGTTTGGCCGTGCAGAAGAAATCGGTATCGATAAATTCATCAGGGATGTTCTTCCGACTGCGACTGGCTTAGAACTGTTCATGGAGAATCGTTTTGAGAAGAATATGATGTCTTTGATTGCACCGCAGGATAAGAGTGCGCCGAGCATGTTCAAGTGGCCTAATGGTTTCAGTTGGGCGTATACAGGTAATATGGCAGACAGCGATATTCGCGAAAACGTTAAGGCTGCTGGCGGCAAGGTGGATGGTGTGCTGCGTTTCTCGATCCAGTGGAACGATGTGTCGGGTGAATGGGATGAAAACGATGAGGATGCTCATTGCATTGAACCTGATAAGAATCATATCTATTATGGCGATAAGTGGAATCCTCGTACTGATGGCCGCCTAGATGTTGATATCCGTTGTCCTAATCAGGGGAAAGCTGCGGTCGAGAATATCACCTGGCCTGACATCAAAAAGATGAAGGAGGGCGAGTACAGCTTCTATGTAAACTGCTACGCTAATCGTGGTGGTAAAACTGGTTTCCGTGCTGAAATCGAATTTGATGGCAACATCTACTCGTTTAACTATGATAAGCCGCTGCATCAGGGTCAGAATGTCGCCGTGGCAAAAGTCACGCTGAAGGATGGCAAATTCTCTATCAAGGAGCTGCTGCCCAGTTCTACTAGCACCCGCGAGATCTGGGGTGTAAATTCCAATCAGTTCGTGCCTGTGTCTGTTGTGATGTACTCTCCGAACTACTGGGATGAACAGACTGGTAATGGCAACCGTCACTACTTCTTCATGCTCAAGGATTGTGTTAACCCTGAAAAGCCCAATGGCTTCTACAATGAATTCCTGAAGGCGGAACTGTTACAGCATAAGCGAGTATTTGAGGCTCTTGGTTCTCAGATGGCAGTTCAGTCGGTAGATGACCAGCTGTCCGGCGTTGGGTTCTCTGAGACGAAACATGATTCCTTTGTTGTCAAGGTTCAGGGCGCTACTGAGCGGGTTCTGAAAGTTGTTATTTAAGAGGAGAAATTATTATGGAAAAGAATCTGTTTGAAATTGCAACCCGTAATCGCTATCGCTTCAACTATAAGGGTATTATGACTGTTGAAGATCTGTGGGATCTGAGTGTCGAGGCACTAGATGCGATTTTTAAGACCCTGAATCGTCAGAAGAAGACCGCAGACGAAGACTCCTTGCTGGCTGTTAAGAGTGCCGAAGATACCGAACTGGCAAACAAGATTGAGCTGGTCAAGTATATCGTGTCTGTCAAGCTGGCTGAATCTGAGGCTCGTGTGGATGCAGCCGAGAAGAAGGCGCAGCGCGATAAGATTATGAAGATTGTGGCAAAGAAGAAGGACAAGGAGCTGGAAGATATGGACGTAGACCAGCTGATGAAGAAGCTGGAAGAGTTGAACTAAAATAGACATTTTATCGTGATTTTCGTTAAAATAATTAACGAGTTATCGTGATGTTTTCTTCCTCCGAAAATGCCCTGCGCGGGGCTGACAGCCGGGAAAGACCGGCAATATGGGGATATGGTGAAATTGGCAGCCACGCTTGATTCAAACTCAAGTGTCGAAAGACGTATCGGTTCAAATCCGATTATCCCTACCATGAAGATCAGTTGTTCTGGCTAGATCGGGGATTGGCCGTTCATTGGCAAACGACAAGCATCACACCGGTAAATGATGCCGAGCCAAATAGGAAGGGGAATAAGGTGTAAGCCGAGTAGCTGTCGGACGAATACCCTTCAGGTAGCCAGTAAACCGGAATGTAAAACAAATGTTGGCTGTTTCTGATCTTCTATATAAGCTACCGTGGTGGAATGGCAGACACCGGAGACTTAAAATCTCCTGTCGGCAACGACGTGCCCGTTCAAGTCGGGTCGGTAGCACTGATATCCGGGTGTAGCTCAGTTGGAAGAGCGCGTGCTTTGGGAGCATGAGGCCGCAGGATCGTGACCTGTCACTCGGACCAACCCGAAAGGGCATGTAGAATTTTTCATTCACATTATTCCCAGCTCTCTGGAAACGGAGCAGTGTGACGTAGTAAGCTGGGTATATGATGCGCCATCGCCAAGCGGTAAGGCAGAGGACTTTGACTCCTCCATCACAGGTTCGACCCCTGTTGGCGCAATTTATGCGGATATGGTGGAATGGCAGACACGCCAGACTTAGGATCTGGTGCTTCGGCGTGTGGGTTCGATGCCCACTATCCGCACCACGATCATAGAATGGTTGCGTACCGTTTTGTTGATCTCCTTTGACTGCCACTATTATTCCCAGCTCGCCAGTGATGGTGCAGTAGTGCTTTGTAAGCTGGGTGATTGTGCAGCTATGGTGTTAGTGGTTAGCATATCTGCCTTCCAAGCAGATAGGGCGGGTTCGAGTCCCGTTGGTTGCTCCAATCTCGTATGGGTAGGATTTTTAGCAGTCAAATCCGGCTGCGCCTGTGCGAGATACCACCCCGAAAGGGGTTAACGAAATTTTCTATGTCAATTATTCTCGGCTCACTTGAAAGAGTGCAGTTGACCTTTGTAAGCCGAGTATCCCAGCCTAGTGATGCCAGTTGCCAGGTTGGTTCTTATGCGACTGTAGTTCAATTGGCAGAGCGTCAGATTTCCAATCTGAATATTGCGGGATCGTGCCCCGTCAGTCGCTCCACACGCAGCCCCTTACGCTGCACCGGTTGCTCAGAGCCGAAAGAAACCTATATGTTACGACATGGTTGCCAAGAGTGATCATATTGGAACGCGACGTAGCTTGGATAGTGAGAATTAAATTCTGAGGTATACGGCTGGATAGCTTAATGGTAAAAGCGCTCGGAAACGCCGAGAGATAAGGTTCGATTCCTTCACTGGCATCACGCCGATGAAAGTCGGCGTTTGCATGGGATAGTAGCTCAGTTGGTCAGAGCTGGCGGCTCATAACCGCTTGGTCGCGAGTTCAAATCTTGCCTGTCCCACCAGCCCGATAGGGCATACATAAAATCTGCTAGAATTTTTGTTTTATAAGCGAAAAAATAATAGACGCATCAACGTCATATTATTTTTTCGCTCATTTTCGGAGATTTAGCTATGTAACACAGGATACTAAAAGGAGGTGGTTTGGTGAAACATTATGGAAGTATTTGCGAGATTGATGGTTCTAAGATTGAGCCTGTCTCGTGTATTACTGGTGGTTCACCTTGTTAGCCAAGACCTTTCTATTGCCGGTAAGCGGGCAGGTTTGGCTGGAGAACGGTCTGGTCTATTTATGGAAATGATTCGTGTGATAAAGGAAATGAGGGATGCCACCAATGGAGAATGTCCAAAATTTGCAATCTGGGAAAATGTTAGAGGAGCACTTTCCTCAAACAACGGAGAAGACTTCCGATGTGTCTTGGAAGAATTTGCACACATCGTCGAAGCAGACGCTACAATTCCTAAACCTTCGGGAAAAGGCGGAAAATGGTCTAAATCCGGCGCAATTTCCGGTAATGGATGGTCTTTGGCATGGAGACTCTTCGATGCTCAATATTGGGGAGTGCCCCAACGTCGTCAAAGAATCGCGCTTGTCATGGATTTTAGAGGACAACGTGCCGCAGAAATACTATTTGAGCGCACGGGCGTGCCAGGGAATCCTGACGAGAGCATCCCGACGTGGCAAAGCTTTGCCAGAATTACTGAAGAATGCACTGCTAAAGATGATCGAGTGGTGGGAGAAAAAAGCTTTTGTATTGTCGGAAACATGATTGACAGAGAAACCAACATGAACGGGACTGGTGTAAAAGAAGATACTGCTTTTACTATAAACACTATTGACCGTAATGCTGTTGCCTACACTTTAAAGATTCGTTCAGGATGCGAAGGTGGTGGCAAAGGCGCACTGGTACAGACCGAGAAGAGTGCAACGCTTTCTACATTGCAAGATCAAACGTTAATTTGTTTGGCAGACAACACCTCTTTACATAATTCAAAACAAAAGATTTGTGTCTTGAATGATCAGGGCGGTAGTGTAATGAATGTTTCTTACGATATTGTAGGAACAATAAGAGCACAAGAGCATGGTCATCAACCAATTGTATTTGAGAGCCATAGTCAAGATGCTCGATACACCCAGCAAGGTAATACAAGTCCGGCTTGTACGGCTCAATGGGGAACTGGTGGCAATAATATGCCGCTTGTTGCTGAAAAGAAAGCCTTTGCAATGCAACGCATTGGTGAATACAAGGAAAGTGAACAAGTTAGTACGATGAAATCTCGTGACTACAAGGATGCTACTGACTTGATTGTAGAGAAGGAAACGAAGAATCTGCAATGGATTGTTCGCCGCCTGACTCCTGTTGAGTGTGAACGATTACAGGGTTTTCCTGATGGATGGACCGATATTGGCGAGTGGTTTGATGAGAATGGTAAAAAGCACAAACCTGCCGATTCTCCTCGTTACAAAGCACTCGGAAACTCGATTGCGTTGCCTCAGTGGTATTGGATTTTCCAGAAAATGAAGCCGTATATCTGTGAAAATCCTACGCTTGGCAGTCTTTTCGATGGAATCGGTGGCTTTCCGCTTGTCTTTGAAAGTACGTATGGTTATGGTACTGCTATCTGGGGATCTGAAATTGAACCGTTTTGCGTTGCGGTGACAAAGAAGCATTTTCCAGAAGACTAAATCTCATAAAAGGCTAATTCAAACAAGAGGTGACGTGATGAACAGCAAAATTCCTATCAATGTAACTATCGACCACGGTTCCTTGAGCCTTCCGGCAAGTCCTATCTTTCAGAAGGAGAGGAACACGTATCTTTGTCCGTTTTGTGTGACGAAGCTGGAAAAGTTCGAGTGTGAATGTTCTGATTGTCATCGCAAGATGAATTGGAGTAGGTTTACCGAAAAGAATGAGGAGATGTTTAGTTGAATATAGATTTCTTCCAACGACGCAAAACCCAGCTTGAAGATACACTTCTTTTGAAAAATCAGGCAGTCGAGATGCTTGATTATCTAAAGACACACTGCATCAGCAGTGACCAGTATTGTGCCATTCGAGATTATATTGAAGAAGCTGCGAAGATTCTGGAGAGTGACCTCGAATACGCAAACAACAAGCTGCAGTCCGCATTCAGACCTAAGTATAGTCGGAACAACAGACTGACTCGTGCTCAATCTAAGATGTTCCGTGATAGAGAATATTAAAAATGGGGTGATGCCGTATGAATACATGTAAGAAAATATGCAACTGGTGTGGTCGTGAAATCAAGCCAATAGGTAGCGAGCATGGAATCAGTTTTGAGCATCAATATTCTTATGGTAGCCAACTTGATGGTTCATGTTTGAGTTTTGATCTGTGTCCTGAATGTTCAGAACGGCTCCCAGTAGTGCTCGGTGCGATGTTTTTACATAATCCCTTAAAGGATGATTTCTAACGGTAAACGCCGTATGAAATATAAGTCATCAATAAGCCAGACGGAGGATAATACATAGAATGAACAGTGCATGAATTGATTTAAGACAGCAGAAAGAAACATAAGTGATTATCAGTGAAACAAAATTACATAAAGGAGACTTGATATGGCAGATAGAATTTTTAATCTTCCTCAGACCCGTGGTTCTTTTGAGATGGCTGGTAAGGTCACCGGCACCCAGCGTAGCAACTTCTATAACGAGAAGGAGACTAAGAGTGGTGTTATGCGCCGTGTCCTGAGCTTTGGCATTCAGACTTCCAATGAAAACACTTTCTATGTTGATCTGGCTGGTATGCCTCGTGATAAGGTTTACTTCTTCCGCCGTGCCGATAAGGACAAGGGCATCGAGAAGGATAAGAAGGAAGTCGCTTGGAAGGATCGTCTGACTTATGTTGCACCGGAAGGCTATGATATGATTGGCGTTAAGGTCGGTGTTACCAAGAAGACGAATGAGTCTGGTAAGGCTATCAATGATAACAAGACTCTGACCGATTTCGATGCGGCCAAGGAGATTTCTGAGAACCTGCATGACGGTGATAACGTGTATGTCCGTGGTAACATCGAGTACAGCACTTACAACGAAAAGCACCAGATCCGATTCGTTCCTACTCAGGTGTCTCTGAGTTCTAAGGAAATTGACTTTGATGCAGAGGGTTTCGAGGAGCTGGCTCTGTTTACTCAGACCATTGTTTACACTGGTTGCCGCAAGAGCGATGAGTGCGATGAGGTAGTTGTCGATGCGAAGATCGTAAACTATAACACCATCGAGGATGCAGAGTTCTTCATTGATTATAAGGCAAACGCTCAGAATAAGGTCCTAGCTGATTCTATTCGTAAGCGTCTGAAGCCCTATACCAGTTTTGAGTGCTTTGGCCCTATCGTTAATCAGCAGAAGGTTGATGAAGTTGAGACCGAGAATATCTGGGGTGGCCCCAACAAGATGAAGCGCCAGAGCACTCCGGCGGTTCGCAAGCTGTATATTGAGGGTGTTAACCCTGATTCCTTTGATCCGAACCCCGGCGAGAAGGATGCGGAGCCTACTTACACTGAGGACAATATTTCCGAGGCACGGGCAAAGATTGCTGCCAATACTCAGGCTAAGAAGGACTTCGACGGCAAGGCTGCTGAGAACGACACTTCTTGGTGGGGTGGTTCTAATAAGTCCACTGCAACTCCTGCAGATGAGGAAGAGGACGACTGGGGCTAATTTATTTTAGCCGTTAGCTATATTAAACAGGATACATAAGGAGTTTAGTTATGCAGAATACTCTTGAGTATACCGCCTATAATGGCATGAAATTTTACATTGTCTACATCGAAGCACTTGAAAAGGAACCTGAAGAAGACTCTCCGATGATGTCTATTGTGTTTACTACGCATCCTGAGATTATTGCAGAAGCTAAAGCTGACGCAGAATGCAATGGTGGTGCTGTTCCGGTAGGGTGCAAAGACCTTCTAGTTGATAGTGTGGATAACATCACCCGTCAGTTAGATTATGTTGCTCATGCAGTTGAAACGGGTGATCCGTGGTATGAGTGTTTGAAAGTTTAATAAAAGAAAAGATTTAGAGAGGAATTTACATATATGGCTATGATTCGTAAGGCATCTGCTGTTCGTAAGAAGCTTCATATGCTGATTTATGGCGAACAGGGAACTGGTAAGTCTCGTACTGCTATGCAGCTGTGCTATTTGAAGAATGCAGACGGTAAGCCATTCCGTGTTCTGTATTTGGATACCGAGAATGGTTCTATTGATAATTACACCGAGGAGCTGGAAGCCAATGGTGTGAATCCTGATAATCTGCTGATTGTTTACACACAGTCTCTAGCAGAGGTTCAGGATTATATCAAGATGGTTACCAACGATGAGGATATTGAGGATGAGAATGGAGATGTTTATCTGGATGCAGATGGCAAGCCGTTCCGTGCAGACGCTCTGGTTGTTGACTCCGCTTCCATCCTCAAGATGACTGCTACCCAGGGCCTCACCGCCTTTTCGCAGAAGCGTGCCAAGGTTAAGGCTGCATCTCAGGGTCTGACCGGTGATGAAAAGGCAGTTAAGATTGAGGGTGCTGGCATGGAGCTCAAGGATTTCAATACCCTGAACTTCAAGGGTCAGTCTCTGATTTTGGATCTGAATGCATCTGGTGTGAACTACATCGTTGTTTGCCGAGAGAAGGACGAGAAGCATACTAAGGTTGTGAATGGTTCTATCGTAAGTGAGCCTACTGGTCGTAAGATTCCTGATGGGTTTGCTGGTCAGGAGTACAACGTTGATACTGAGTTCCGCCTGTATTTTCAGGATGGTCAGCAGCTCGCTTTCTTCGATAAGGATCGTACCGGTATGCATAAGGGCGGTGAGGTCGTTGAGGATCTGACCCTGCTTGAGTATCAGGATATTATCTCTAGTAGCGCAAAGAATCGGGAGAACGTCATCAAAAACGGCTTAAACGATGCTGTTAAGACTGAGGTTAAGCTGAGTATGCGTGACCTTGGTATCGAAAACGATGAGCCGGATGATGTTCCGGCAGATAAGAGTTCCGATAGTAAAGAGCCTTCTATGGATGACATCAAGGCAAAGCTGAATGACCTGATTGCTTCCGCTTCTCCTATGAAGAAGAGTGCCGCACAGAAGGCTGTTAAGGCGGCTGGCCTGTCTACCGCATTCCGTTCTATGACTGATATTGAGGAACTGAAGAAGGTTGCCGCAGTCATGGAGAAGGAACTGGCATAATGGAACTAACCCGTAAATGCAAGATTTGCGGGAAGAACATTTTCATCGAGCGAGACCGTAGCACGTTTTTCTATGACAAGACTGGTTTTTATCATAAGGATTGTTTTGTAGAAAAAAAGAAAAATCAAAAACGCCCTTGGACAGATGACCTACTAAGGGCATTTTTTGACAAAGTGAATGACACTACGGATAAAAAGGTCGATGATCTTCTTTCCAAAAAGAGAGAGCAAGACCACAATCGTGAGCTTGCACATATCAAACAGGAAGAGAAAAAGATTCTTTTCGACCATATTCGAGATATATACGCCCCGGCGGTTGTTCCTGGCAACTTCTACTCGAAACTTACACAGTTGATTTCCGGTAATTATTACAAATATAGAGGTTCTATTCCTCCGCTAGAACTTTACGATATGTGGGTTCTAGCGAAACCCCGACTAGATAAAATAATTGCCGAGAAAGAAGCAAAGGGCTGTGATATGAGTCAGCGATGGAATTACGACTTGGCTGTTTTATTGGCTCAATACCCTAGTTATCTCGAACGAAAAGAAAGACTTGCTTCGATTCGCAGTGAAAGCGAAGACAAAACGAAGGAAAATCTGACTGAAACGGTACTGAAACGGATGAAAACAGCACCGAAACAGAGTAAAAACGAGAATGAAATTGATATAAATGCAATTCTCGATGAGATATAAAAGAGGGAGGTGGATGAGTGGAACTCATTTCAAATATCCCGAACGAAATTCTATTTGTTGGCGCAATTTACAAGCATCCTGACTATTTGGTCGAGTATGGGCATTATGTCAAGAGCAAGTACGATTTTGCCGATGAAGCAACAAATTTTTTCTACGATGCAGCGTTGATTATTTACGAAACTCGGACTCAAGAATTTAATAAAACGTCTGTTTTAACGTTTATGGCTGAAGACGAGTCCAGATTGTCCCAGTATAAGCGGCTGAAGGGCTGGTCAACCATTGAATACTACATGAGCCTTGCGAATGACGATGATGTTAAGGGATATTTCAATATCCTGAAGAAATATTCGCTACTTCGTGAGTATCAGAGAAACGGTTTTAACATTGAAGGAATCTTGAAGCATCGACAGTTTGAAATGTTTGGTGCTCAGGACATTTACAAATTGATTCGTGGCAAGGCCGACAAGATCAATACAGTTATTATCACAAACGATGATGCTGAGATTTTGAATAATGGTCTGCTGCCAATGGTCAATGAACGTCTGAGCGTTCCTGATATGGGCTTGCCGTTCCAGTATCCTATCATGAATGATTTGTTCCGAGGATTGAAGCTTGGCACTGTGATGTTCAATGGTATGCCATCTAACGCTGGTAAGACTAGATACATGATGGCGATTGTTGCATACGTTACATTGGTTCAAAAGCAGAAAGCTCTTCTGCTTTTGAATGAGATGGATCTTGAGTCAGTCAGGTATTGCTTACTGGTCACCGCTATCAATAATCCCGAATTCCAAGAGTTGCATGGTCATCGTTTCCATAAGGATGAGCGAGAGATTACTCTTGGAATGTACCGGGATGCAAATGGAAACTTCATCTTCCGAAAGCAAAACGAAGACGGGGAATACATAGAAAGCATTGATGAGTTCACCGCTCGTGTCTATGAGGAAAGCGAAGAGTATCGTAACGTACTTGATGTTTGTCAGTGGATTGAGAGCGAATCACAAGGCTTGATTATCGCAAAGGATGTCTCTGCTGATTATAGTGACAAGTCCCTACGATTTGAAATCCAGAAGGCAGCTCTCACTCAGGGAGTTAAGTATGTGTTCTATGATACTCTAAAGAACGATATTGCATCTATTGGTGAATGGGCAGCGTTCAAGGTCACGGCCACCGAGCTTGAAGAGATTGCGAAAAATCTAAAGATCTTTATCTACGGTAGTATCCAGTTGGCTGAAAATGCCCATGAGTATCTTCCTGATGAGCTGAATTCAAACAACATTGCTGAGTCAAAAATGATCAAGCATGTTGCTTGGACGATGGTTCTGTTTAAGGAGATTCCAAAAGATAAGTTCGTGAAGTATCAATATATCTCTCATGACCCTGAGTGGGGTGGTGATTGTGCTCATCGGCTAAATCCAGATAAACGGTATTATGTTGGAAACATCGACAAGAACCGTTTTGGTGAGAAAAAGAAAATCATGTTTGAAGTGAATTTGAACCAGAATGTCTGGAAAGAGGTCGGTGTCTGCACCAGAAAGTAAGGAACTACAATGGTAAATATCGCAGATCTGAAAAATTACATTCTTGAAGAACAGCAGATTGAACCGATTTTAGAGGAACTTGGTTGCCATCATATCAGTCATAAAGCTGGTTATTACCAGTGTGCAAACCCAGATGGTGACAATAGAACGGCACTCTGTATTTACGAGAATGAAAATCTTACTGCGGTAGATTACACACGAGATATTGCTAATGGAAAGACCAGTTATGATTTGATTTCTGTCGTCCAGTTCTTTCTGGAACTGTCTTTCCCAAAAGCCATTAAGCAAATCTGCGAATGGGTTGGTCTTGACTACTATCACAACTTCGAGGAAGACCTTCCTAAAAGTATGTTGATTCTAAAAGAGCTCATTGCCATGCAAAATGAAGGTGAAGAACACGAGGATGACCGTCCGATAATCCCAATCTCCGAAGCCATCCTCGGTTATTACAAACCTTATGTGAACCAGATTTTTGCTGACGATGGGATATCTTATGAGACACAGCAGGAGTTTGAGATTGGCTTTGATGAACTGACAAATAGAATCACGATTCCAATCAGAGATGAAATTGGTACTCTGGTTGGTGTAAAGGGAAGATACTTTGGCAAGCCGCCTGAAGGCGAGATGAAGTACAAGTATATTGAACCGTGTGCCAGAAACCGTATTCTGTATGGCCTGTACAAAACAGAGCCTTATATCAAGAATGAAGGTCTGGTATATGTTGGTGAAGCTGAAAAGTCTGTCATGCAGATGTGGAACATGGATGTCTGCAACTGTGTGGCGACTGGCGGTAAGAAGGTTTCACAAAATCAAATTGAAATTTTGACACGTCTTTGCGTTGATATTTGTTTTGTCTTTGATAAAGACGTTCAGCTTAGTGAGCTTATGGTTCTCGCCAATCGATTCGTTGATGGCGTAAGTGTGTATGCTGTAGTAGATGATAAAGGGATTCTGGATGAAAAGGAAGCCCCGACTGATAATCCTGAAAAATTTAAGGCATTGATCGAGAACTGTGTTAGGAGAATTAAATGAATGTAAAACTCTGGAATGGGAGTAGGAACGACCTATCAGACCCGATTGGAACGATTATGGAGAATAGAGGGATTGAGGATTATAAGACCTACATGAATCTGGATGATTCTTGCTTAAATTCTCCGTGGGAACTGGACAACATGGAAGATGCTGTCAGGCTGTTGAACAAACACATCTGGAATAAGTCTATTATCTCTATCCTTGTAGACTGTGATGTGGATGGTTTCACAAGTGCCTCAATGATGTTTCAGTATTTGAAGACGATTGGTTATTTTGGAAAAATCAATGTTCTGCATCATAGTGGCAAGGAGCATGGACTCTCTAAAGAAATTGAGGTTCCACCTGAAACCACTCTGCTGATTATTCCTGACGCTGGCAGTAACGATGTTGAGCAATGCAAGGAACTTCGTGATAAGGGCATCGATATTCTGATTCTTGACCATCATATCTGTGATAGAGAGAATCCTTACGCAGTAATCGTCAATAATCAGAATGGTACATATCCTAACAAGGAACTTTCTGGCGCTGGCGTGGCGTATAAATTCCTTCAGGCTGTTGATGAATATAATTGGACTGACGTTGCAGATAGGTATCTTGATCTGGTGGCTGTTGGAAACATCGGTGATGTCATGGATATGCACTCGCATGAGACGAAGCGCCTTTGCACGAAAGGTCTGGCACGTATTGTGAATCCGATGATTTGTGCCTTAGTTGAAGCAAATAGCTTCAATATTAAGGGTGATCCTACTATCAATGATGTTCAGTTCTACATTGTTCCGATGATGAACGCACTGATTCGTGTTGGTTCGTCTGAACAAAAGAAGCGGATGTTCCGTGCAATGGTCGGTGAAAAACAGACTTTCCAGTACACTCCGACTCGTGGTAAGAATGCTGGTGTCACGATTGATGAAACTCTTGCGCAGCATGTGGCTCGTGAGTGTTCCTCTTGCAAGTATCAGCAGAATAAAATCAAAGACAAGGCTGTTGGAGAGCTCCAGAACTGGATTTCTAAATATGGAGCTGATAAAAGTAAGATTCTATTTTGTAATTCCACTGGCATTCTGGACAGTAATCTAACTGGTGTTGTGGCAATTAAGTTGGCTGAAATGTATGCGAAACCGTGTGTGCTACTCCGAGAGATGACTTATTCTGAAGAAGAACCGGACGAGAATCATGAGTATTTTGGTGGTTCAATGAGAAATCCTGACGGTTCTCCGATTGAAAGCCTAAAGGAATTCTTGATGAGCACAGGAGATTTTGAATCGGTTCTTGGTCACGACAATGCTGCTGGTGTGAAAATCAAGAAAGAAAACGTGCCAAAGGCTATTGCAGACTGTGATGAGCTGCTTAAAGATGTCACGATGAGCAAGGCAATCGTGGTTGACTTTGATTTTGATTACAATAAATTGAACGTTGCATTGCCGAAAACGATGTACGAGATGCACAAGGTCTGGGCGCAGGGTATTTCTGAGCCGTATTTCTACATTAGAAACATTCCGCTTGTTCATAGTGGATGTGCTCCGATGGGCAAAAATGGTAATATGTGGAAGTATTCAGATGAAGAAAAAGGCATCGATTTTGTGTGCTTTGCGGATAATGACCGGATGCTTGGTTGGATCAATAATGACTTCTATGGTGGTCAGGAAGAGAAATACGTCAATGCGGTATGCCGGTTGTCTTTGAATCAGTATGGAAATAAGGTGACTCCGCAAGCACAGATTATTGATTTTGAGGTGATTTGATATGGGAAATTGGAAACGTGCTATCGCCATCGACTTTGATGGAACTCTCTGTGAGAATAATTATCCTGATATTGGTGAGCCAAACTGGAATGTCATTTATCAAGCAATTCAGGAACAGAAGCACGGTGCTGGTCTGATTCTCTGGACTTGCCGTGAAGGAAAGCTTTTGTATGATGCAATGGAGGCTTGCTTTGATTGGGGTATTCAGTTTGATGCAATCAATGAGAGTCTTCCTGAGTGGAAAGAGCATTTTGGTACTGCTCCTAGAAAGGTTGGAGCTGATGAATATTGGGATGATAAGGCCAGAACTGTAAAGAATGGAGAGTTGGTTAACAATGACTAATGCGAATAATTACGATTTATCATTAAATCTATTGGATGGTGCATATCAATCACTCGCGAATGCTCTTAAAAACTTGGAATTGCTTCGAGAAGGAACTGTGTTTAATCAGGTTTTGAATGATGGTGCTCATATTATTGAACCGGATGAATTGACTCATATTCTTGATAAATTTGCAGAGCAGCATCCAGATTGGGAGATTTGTATCGAAACTGACCACGGATCGGTTAGTGAGAAATTTAAGATGGATCATGTTTTCTATGAAGGTATGGGAGATATGATTGTTCTTGATTTTGAATGAAAAATGGAAAAACGACGATATAGATATTACAAAATTGATTACCGTACATATAATTATACGCTCAAGAAATATCACAACTTACACAGAGAAATCTACGCTGAAAATGCAAGAGATGCAGTTAAAATGCTAAAAAGCAAAGAGTGTAATCGTGAGTTTGAGATTGTTAAAGTCTACTTTGTTGATATTTTCGGTGATAGAAACGATAGGTTTTATCCACGAACTTATGTGATTGATAAAGAAGATTTTGAGTGAGGTGAGTATATGGTTTACATTACAGGCGATATTCATGGTGATTTTAATCGTTTTTTAGAATTGGAAAAGTTTTGCCATAAACACAATCTTGGAAGGAATGACTGGATTGTCTGCCTTGGCGATGTCGGTTTGAACTACTACGGCAAGGATGACCCTCGTGAATGGAGTATCAAGACTATCGCCGCAGATATTCCTGCAAATCTGTTTTGTATTCATGGCAACCACGAGCGCCGCCCGTCTCGTAAGGATGGTTACAAACTAAGGAAGATTTGTGGTGATATTTGCGGAAGAGTGTGGTATGACCCGCAGTATCCAAACCAGTATTTTGCTATTGATGGTGAGGTTTACCAGATTCTTTCTGGCATAGAGATGTTGAATTGTCTTGTTTGTGGTGGAGCTTATTCTGTGGATAAGTATTATCGGTTGGAGTGGGGATATAATTGGTTTCCAGATGAACAGCCGAATGAAAAAATAAAAAAGAAAGTTGCGCAACAGGTAAACGATAGTAATATCGATGTTGTGTTAAGTCACACTTGTCCGACACGCTACGTTCCTACAGAGTTGTTTCTTAGTTGTGTTGATCAAAGCACTGTTGATAGTTCTACGGAAGAGTTTCTTGATGATATTCTTGATATTCTGGAAGAGACTCATATTGGTAAGCCGTTCTGGTATTTTGGTCACTTCCATGGAAATAAATACACTGACAATTATGTGATGCTTTTTGATGATGTTATTAAATTTGGAGATAAGGTGAATACGGATGAGTGAATATCATGTGAGCTGTGGTATGTTTGGTATTTACGCAGGAACTGTTAAAAAGAATGGAACAGAGTGGAAAGATAAAACTCGTGTCACAGATGAAGCTATCGAGGCAGTTCGTGATTGGCTTCTTTCTGAAGCTCAGTTCAACAATAGAACTTTTGGTGGATACACATGGACAACAAAGGACGGTAAGACTGTAACTTTGAGAGTGTCTATCGAAGATAAGGAGCAGACAGATGATTAAAGATAAAAATTTACGAGTGCTTGATTATATTGACGGAAATGAAATCCTTATTCAGATGGGAGAGGAAAGTTCAGAACTGTCAAAGGCTGCAATAAAGTTTTATCGTGCAATTGACATGAAGAATCCAACGCCGGTAAGCATCAATGAAGCTTATGAAAATCTTGTAGAAGAATTCGGTGATGTACTGAATTGTATCTACGCATATTTTGATGATGACGCGGAAAAAATTTGGAGTTTTACTGTAGAGGCAGACAAGATTGCTGATGAGAAGCGTAAGCGTTGGATTAAGCGCCTGAAGGAACGTAATCAGTTTTAATGGTGGAAGGAGAATAGATGTCAGATAATTTTGTAAATCTTCATGTACATACAGCGCAGGGTTCGTTACTTGACTCTATTCTTACCGTCAAGGAACTTGTAAACTTTGCCAAAGAAAACGGCCAGAAAGCAATAGCGGTTACAGACCACGGAAAAATGCACTCTTTTGTTGACCAAGTTAAGGCTTGCAAGGAAGCAGGCATTAAGCCAATCATCGGCTGTGAGGTCTACGAAGTAGATAATCAGAGCGAAAAAGCTGATACGAAAGACTATAAACAACCTCGTTATCATCTTGTTCTGCTGGCAAAAAACGAGACCGGTTTGAAAAATCTGTTCAAGGTTGTTTCAAATGCTTGCGTTGATGGCATGTATAAAAAGCCTCGAACTTCTTTGAACATCATTGAACAGAACGAGTGGGGTAAAGGTATCATCTGTCTTACGGCCTGTCAAGTTGGTCGAATGAGTAGATTGCTTGTTGATGGAAACGAGACTGAAGCATGGCAGTTATGGAACAAATTGAAATGGATCTTTGATGACGTGTTTATGGAAGTTCAGTCTCATGATACGCCAGATCAGGCTGAAGCTAATGCCAAAATTGCAGCTTTTATCAAAAAGTACAATCTTCCGTATACCATTACAACCGATGCTCATATGCTTTCCAAGGAAGATGTTGATGCACATTCAGTTTTTGTAGAAATTGGAGAAGGACGAGAAGTTGGAGAAAGTTATGTTGACTGTTATCTTCAGACCGAAGACGATGTGCTGAGAACACTTTCAAAGCAGTTTGATGAAGACTTCATCCGAGAAGGCTGCTCAATGTCTGTGAAGATTGCAGATATGGTTGACGATATTGATATTGGTCTTGGTCAGCCAAACCAGATGCCCGAAGTGAAAATTGAAGGTGAATTTGATTCGCATCTGGATTACCTGCGTTACCTCGTTTATTCTACTTTTGATGAAAAATTCGGATGGATGAGTAAAGAAGAACAGCAAGCCCGGCGGGACAGAATTGAGATGGAGCTTGACGTTTTAGAATATGTTGACTACATCGACTATTTCATCATGCTGTATATGCTTTGTAAGGTGGCCGATGAACGAGGTGTCCCTCGTGGCTATTCTCGTGGTTCTGGTGCAAACTGTCTATGTCTATTTATGCTAAACGTTACGCAGATTGATTCTGTTCGTTGGGATCTTGACTTCTCTCGTTTTGCAAATAAAGGTCGTAAGAGTCTCGCAGACTTCGACTTTGATATTAGCCGTCGTCGTCGCAAAGAACTTGTTTCTATTGCAGAAGAGCTTTTTGGAAAAGAGAGTGTAGCACCAATCGCAACTTTTAATTCTCTGTCTACCAAGGTTGCCATTAAGGATATTGGCAAGGTACTGAACGAAGATCCAGAATGCCCATATTATATGCAGATTCCGTATGAATTGCGAAATGAAGTTGCTAAGTTGATTCCGACCGTGAAAACATTGGATGATCTCGGAGAAGAAGTTGAGAAGGAAGTTCTATTGAAGGACATTCTTGGAAAGAGCGAGCAACTTTCTAATGTGTATGATAAGTTCCCTCTGTGGTTTAAGTACGTTATGCGGCTTGAAGGTTTACCGAAGAGTATGGGTCGCCATGCTGCAGGAACTTTGATTACACCTAAGCCTGTTATTGAATATTGTCCTCTCTGTATGGATAGAGAAGGTAATCAGATGTGTCAGCTTGAAATGCACAATGCTATGGATGACCTGTCTCTAGTTAAGATGGATTTTCTTGGTCTTGAAAATTTGGACACGATTGATGACACATTAAAGATGGCTCATCTTACTTGGAAAGATGTCGATATCAACCATCTTGATCTGAATGACAAGGCAGTCTACGACGCAGTTTATAAGTCTGGACACACAATTGGTATTTTTCAGATGGAGTCTGCTGAGGCTCGAAAGATGTGTGTTGAAGCAAAATGTGACAACGCTGAGGATATCATTGTTGTGAATGCAGCAAACCGCCCTGGTACTAAGGACAGTTTCCCGACGTATTGCTCCAATAAGCTTCATCCAGAGACTATCAAACTACTTCATCCTGACATCAAACAGCTTTTTGCTAAGACTCAGTATATTCTTCTCTATCAGGAACAGGCTCTGGCAGTATTTCGTTATGCAGGATTCCCTGAAACTGAAGTTGACAATGCTCGTCGTGCCATTGGTAAGAAAAAGAAAGATGTTATGGCATCCTTGGAGGTCCAGTTTAGAGATGGTCTTCACAAGAAAGGATGGAACGATTATCAGATTTCTGAAATGTGGGCATTGATCTTGAAACAAGCTTCTTATTCCTTCAACCGGGGCCACGCAGTTGCTTATGGGCTTCTTTCTTACCTGACAGCATACCTGAAGACTCATTATACTGAGTATTTCATGGCTGCGTGTATGATTACTAAAGAAGATGATTCTGGCAAAATGGGTGTGTTTATCAATGAATGTGATCGTTTACATATTCGGGTCCTTCCTCCAAGTGTTAACAAGTCTGATATGGAATTTAAGGCCGATGCGGAAAAGCACACAATTCTGTTTGGTTTGAAAGCCATTAAGGGAATGGGTGAGAGTGTCGCATCAGGGGTGATTGCAGACCGTCCATATTCTGGATTGGCAGACTTTATTCAGAGAGCAAACGGTGGCAAGATTGGAACTTCAAACGTTGTCAAGTTGATTAAGGCGGGAGCTATCCCGACAAAAGACAAGAGAAAAATCTTAATCACTTTTGCAAATATGGTTTTTGAGAACGAGTATAAAGAGAAGGGTTTTCATGAGATGGCATCTCTCCCCAAGATCTCTATTCTCAAAGACGAATACGGAATTGACACAGATTCTATTAAAGACAAACCTACCAGACTCGCCTTATATAATAAGGTAAGAAGGGAGCGCTGGGAAGCGGACACATGGAATCGAAAAAAAGAAAAAGACAAAAAGCGGAATGCCTTTATGCAGGCGTTAGCTGAAAAGTATATGCAAGACGAGCACATGTGGGAATTTGAAACTCTTTCAATGTTCTTGACTAGCAATCCCATTAAGGATGCTTGCACCTATATTGATGCTGGTCTTGATACTGTAGAGGATGGCGGTAAGGCAACTGCTATTTGTGTCATCGTAGATATCCAAAAAAAGAAGGATAAACGTGGCAACCAGTTTGCGTACTTACATGTTTACACGACAGGTGGTATTGTCGAAATGATTTGTTGGGCATCTCAGTATGCACGATATTCAAGTCTGATTTCAAAGGGTAGCGATCTTGCAATCCTTTGCAAGAGAAAAGAAAATTCGTACATTGTTGAGAAGATGAAGCCTTATAAGCAGTGGCTGCAAGATAGAGAGATAGCGTAAGAGGGTTATAAAGTGGCAGATAAGAAATTTAATGAAAATATGATTCGTTGCTACATCAGGATAAAACGAGTCTTTTATCCGAAAGATGGGAAGGAGGTGGAGCCCGGCGGCTTCGCCACTTTCTCTGCCGAGGTTGTAAAAGTCAAGCAGGGGAGCCCCATCATGAGCCGATACGGTGACCTCCGACTGAAAGGTAACGTCCCTAGTCTTGATATGGATAAAACTTATTCATTCTGTGGTGAGTATGTTCATCATGAAAAGTTTGGTGACCAGTATAAAATCGTCTATATGAACGAGTTCCAAGAGATTACTGACCCAGAAGAACAGAAAAGCTTTCTCAATTTTATCTTGACAGAACATCAGTTTGAGATGCTTTACGAAGCATTTGATAATCCGTATGAGATCATCAAGAACGGTGATATCAAGTCTCTTTGCACTGTTAGTGGTATCACGGAAGGTCGCGCACAGAAAATTATCGATGCCTTTGAAAATAATATTGATAACAGCGAAGCATACACGAAGCTGATTGAATATGGCTTGACTCCCAGTGCAATCGGGAAACTTGTTCATCAATATCACGGTGCAGACACTCTGGTTAGGAAGATTGAAGAAAACCCTTATGTTCTGATTGACGATGTATATGGTATTGGATGGAAGAAAGCTGACGCTCTTGCATTGAATATGGGATTGAAGCCAAACTCTCAGTTCCGAATTGAAGCTTACGTTATGCATTTTCTTGCCGACCGTGCTGAAGAAGGTAACTCTATTATCCCGGCAAACCAGACAATCAATAGCTGTATCAAGGAACTTGAATTGGACGAGGGAGATCAAGAGGTCATCAAGAGGGCACTTTTTCATCTGCATGATATACGTGAAACACTTTGGTGGAGCGATGACCGTCAGGAATTTGCTTTAACTAGAGTGTGGAATCTGGAAGATAGTATTGCGAAGGAAATCAAGCGTCTGGCGGATGCTCCTGTTGAGCTGATTGGTCGAAATATGGATGCAGCAATCAATGAGGCTGAAAATGCGCTTGGCATCGAGTATACCGAAGAGCAGAGAGATGCCATTAAAAAGGTGTGCTCTAGCAACGTCTGTATCTTAACAGGCTACGGCGGAACTGGCAAAAGTACCGTTGTCGCTGGTGTCTTAAAAGTTCTTCGTGGTAAGTCTTTTGCACAGACTGCACTCTCTGGCCGTGCTGCCGCTCGTATGCAGGAGATTACTGGTCAGGATGGAAAGACGATTCATCGTCTCCTTGGATATGACATCGAGAACGGTGGGTTTGTTCACGATAAGGACAATCCTCTGGATGAGGACATCATCATTCTGGATGAGACCTCCATGGTTGGCGCTCAATTGTTTTACGATTTGATTCAGGCTATCGAGACCGGAAAGCGATTCATCATGATTGGTGATGACGGACAGCTTGAGAGCATCGGTATGTGTAACATTTTCAAGGATATGCTTGCATCTAAGGTTGTTCCTGTGGCTCGTTTGACTAAGATCCATCGTCAGGCAGCAAAGTCTGCAATTATCACGGAGAGCATTAAGGTTCGTAATGCTACGCAATTGGTGCCTTATGGCTGGGCTGGTAGTGAGATTCGTGGTGATCTTCGTGATTTGGAGCTTGATATCTATAAAGACGCAAGTGAGTCATTCAACCACATCATCAATCAGTACCGTACCTTATATAATAAGGTAGGGAATGATAGTGCGAAGATTCAGATTGTACTTCCACAGAAACTGCGTGGTAGTATCTGTACTTATGAAGTCAATAATGCTATTCAGGAAATTGTGAATCCGAGTCGTGGTCAAGCAGAAGCAAAGGTCACAATCTATGGTGATGGCAAGGATAGGGTGTATACTCTGCGTGAGGGTGATCAGGTCATCATCAACAAGAACAACTATGAGCTTCACACATACAATCTCAAGACAAAGAAAAAAGAAGAGAAGTGTCCGGTGTTCAACGGAAACCGTGGCATTATCCGAAAGATTGAGAGTAGTTTTATCCTGGTTGATTTTGACCAGTGGGGAACGATTTTCATTCCTCATTACTTTGGTGGGAATAACATTTGGGCAACGCTTGAACTTGCTTATGCTTTAAGTTGTCATAAGTTGCAGGGCAGTGAGGCTCCGTATGTGATTGTTGGCATGGACAACTCTGCGTACCTGATGCTGACGAGAGAATGGCTCTATACGGCCATCACTCGTGCCAAGAAGTATTGTGTGATTTGCGCCGAAACTCATGCTCTTGATCGGGCTGTAAAGACTTCGAGAGTTCCATATAAACGGACGTTCTTGAAGGAATTTTTACGGAAAGAATTTGCAGAAAAGCATTGACAATTATGTGTGTGTCCTGTATAATATAGTTATAAAAAGTCTCCATCCCGGAGACTTAAAATTCTCTCTTTAACTATATAATACAGGATACGGGAAAGAAATGGCTTGCTCGTAACGACAAGCCTTTCTTTATTAGCTATAACTATATAACACAGGATACGCAAGGAGGCTTTATGACAGATAAAGAGCTCATAGGTAAGCTTGATGCGATGGTTAAGGCATTGCAGAAAGCAAAGAAGAAGGCGGACAAGACCCGCATTTTGCTGGATGCACGTAAGGATTTTGGAGATGAAGCTGATGAACTGATGGCGTTTTTCCGATTCCTGCTCGACCCGGCAATTGTTACTGGACTGTCTGATGCAAAGATCAACAAGAAGGTAACTGTAAGGCCGGATATCGACGTTCAGTATCTCGGCTGTGGATACCTTTATATTATGGGTGCTGGTCACAATACAGGATCTGACGCATCCATAGCAACAATCCAGAACTATTTACATAAAAATCCTGAGCACAAAGAGTTTCTGAAGCGACTGTTTACTAAGAACCTGCCGATCGGAATTGAGGCAGCTACCATCAATAAGGTGTACGGCGAAGAAATTATTCCTGTCTGGGAGGTTCAGCAGGGATACCCGATTGACAAGGTAAAGCTGAAGGATGGTATTTGGTTCAGTTTAAGCCAGAAGATGAATGGAAATAGGGGCACCATGTATAAAGGCGAGCTCATCTCTCGGCAGGCTCAGAAGTTTAAAGGACTCGACCATATAAAGAATGACCTGCTTTCTCTATACGATGGAGACGACTCAAGGCGAGATGCGTGGGTGTTTGATGGTGAGCTGATCTACAAGAACCCAGAAAGAATGTCGGACGGAGAGGCTTTTCGTTATGGCACTGGCCTACTTAATTCTGACAACAAGGACAAGACTGGAATCAAATTTGTGATTTTTGATGTGATTCCTGTTGTAGAGTTCGACCGTGGAAAGTGCACTATCCCATATAAAATTCGCCGTATTGGGTTAAATTGTCTTCGCGCAGAGATTACTCGTAAGCACCTTGAAAATATTGAGATTGTGCCGATGGTCTATGAGGGCACTGACCAGAGTGTGATTTCGAAGTGGCTTGATTACGCGGTCGAGCACGATTGGGAAGGTCTTATGTTGAACACGGATGTCCCTTATCGCCGGGCTCGTCACAACGGATGCCTCAAAATCAAGCGATTCTATACTGTTGATCTTCGTATTACTGCAATTGAAGAGGGTCAGAACCGTCTGGCTGGTACGATGGGCGCTTTGGTTGTTGATTACAAGGGTAACGAGCTTCGTGTTGGTTCCGGTTTTGATGATGTTACGAGAGCTGCCGTATGGGAAAATCCTGACAATTACATTGGCAAGATTGTGGAGTGTAAGTACAAAGAGGTCACGATGGACAAAAAGACCGGCCTTGAGTCTCTTCAATTCCCGACGTTTGTACGATTTCGAGACGATAAGAACGAAGTGAGTTACGGCTAAAGGAGCAGATATGAAAACTTATTATGCAGTGACCCAAGGTGAATATTCGGATTATCGGATTATTACTATCACTGAAGATAAAGAAAAAGCAGAAAGAATCGCTGCGGCCTACGACGGTGATGTCGAAGAGTATGAGGATAGTATTATAAATCCGATTGGGATCTGGAAGGTTTATCACTACGAAAAAAATGGGGATTGGATCGTATGCCATTCTGACAGAGACATCGAAGATATTAAAGACGGGGAGTGGAAACCTGATTATTTTGAGGACACTCTTTTCAATGAGGGTATGACATGGACTATTTATGTGACCGCTGAAAACAAAGAGGTTGCTCAGAAGATTGCTTATGATAAGTATGCTCAGTGGAAAGCTGAACGGGAGGGGCTGACTTAAAATGCTACTTTTAACGCAAGGCGGAGAAATTATAAATCTTGATCGCATGGCAATCATTGATACCGCAAGCCTTAATGTTTATGCAAGGCAGGGCATGGGTGAGCGTGGAATTATCCTTGGTAGTTATAACTCTGAGAGTAGATGCTACGATGTTGTCGCACATATTTTTGATTGCTATCGGAAAAATGAGAAAGCATACATAATGCCAAAATGAATGATTTTAAAAAACTAGCTATCCCAAAGAAAGAACGACTTGAAGTTCAACTTACGGATGGCACAGAAGAACACAATATATTGTACATAATCACATCTCTAGCCACTATTAAAGGTGCTGAGATTTTTAAAAATTTTCGTTTGTATTCTGTAGGCTCCGCCGGGGAGCTCAACTTATTAGAGAAGCGAGACGGCGATCCCTACTTTGATAAGCTGAAAGGAACAGAATATGAGTAATTCAATGAATCGAGAAGACCGGCGCAGAGAGCAGCGTAAGGCACGAATCCTTGCCCGGCGAATCAAGAAGGCTGGTGGTCCCGACTTTCTGGCTGGAATGCCAGTTGAAGAGTGGGAACCGAAGATTGGTGATGAGGTCACTATTAAGGTAAAGAGGATTCAGGGCAAGAAGGATTTCTTTAAGATGAGTCCTCAGTATCAGGATTTTATCAATAGCCTTGAAGACGGAAAGCCTTATAAGATTACTAGCACCGGCATGAAGGGTCAGGTTTACGGCATTGACGCACATCCTTATTTCCAGATTTGGAAGGGTGATATGGAGCCCTATAAGGAGTCCTAATGAGGATGTACTTCAGGACGGATTATTATGCCGATGTTGGCATAGATGAAGTCGTTCGGCTTCAAAGAGGAACTACATACGAAGTAGTTTCAGAAACTGAATTTTTTTATTTTATCGTAATTGATAATAAATCATTCAGAAAAATGCTAAACATGGTCATGATTCCAAAAGAAGACCTTGAAGATGATGTATATGTCGTGACGGGCAAGAGCGAAAAACTTGAGGAAGACTAACTATTAAAAGTCAAGCCCTAAAATGAAAAAATCCGCCAACCATCCGCTGCCCATGACAAACATCATTCAAATGCTGGCCTTGGAGTAGCGAGGGTGACGGAGAGAACAGCAAAGCAAGCCCAGCCAACCCTCGCAAAAACAGAA